GTCAATCCTTAATAAGGACGACATTCTGGGTAAATTAGAGTCTGAAAAAGATTTAAGTTACTTTGTAGCAAAAGCAATATTTTGGGCTGAAAAGGCTGTTGCGCCAGTTCCGACCCCGACCCGATAATCAGTTTCATATTTTTAAAAAAAAGGAATCAGGATATCTTGGTTCCTTTTTTTGTTAGATTACCTGTGCCGCAGATGTTTTTCTCCTCCTGCATCAGCTTTAGTGTTTCATTCTCATATCGATATCATGTGAATATTATTCTGGCCTTCAAACCGTTTTGTCTGGTTTCTTGAATAGCTCGACACATTGAAGGTGATTTTTCAGCGTTTTTTACGAGTTTAAATTTCTCTTCATCTTTGGGATTATAGGGATTGTAAAGAGGGTTTATGCGTCCATGAAACTCGTTTTCTCCTATAGAGCAGGTGTGCCAGAAAGGAGACCAGCCTGTATCCGAAGACCATATTCCCGCTTCCAATCTAAATGACGACAAAATAGCACCAGCGTACCCCGCCGCAATGAATTTTAGTCCTTCTTTCATTTTAAAGGCACGTCTATAAGACCAGTTGGCACCGCTTGAGTTGTACTCTTGGTCCCAGTGCAGCTTGTATTCCACAATGATGAACTCCCACAGCTCTCCTTTTGGTTTCCTATATACCTCAGCTGGGTTTGTCAGATTCCAGAACCAAGGGCGGTTGCTGCGGCCTTCGCTTCCCCATTTCTTTTTTTCGATTCCTCTTCTTTTAAACAAAGAGAATCCTTGGGCCTCTAAATACTCTCTTACCTCAATAGGGTCTTGTGATATTTTAAATTTCATAATGGTCGAAAAAATCTTTTATCTGTTGGTATTAGCAGCCGATACGGCCCGAATCCGCCAGTCCATAGCTCCCACCCTTCTCCTTGGGCATCTGGTCGCACCTGGCCAAACTCCACTCGGAGAACGCTTGGACCCACTGCGAATGTCGCTGTCAGCACCAAAAAAAACTATCGTTCAGCAAGCAAGGTAAATTGTATCCTGCTTTGCCCCATTCTAATTTACCGTAAGCAATATCACCGTCTCTATTGAGCACAAACTCTTTAATTGGCTTCGCATATATGACAATCTCTATTGGCACTTCTCCATTTTGGAGCCTTGTGAAGCAATCGTAACAAACAAACTCGCCTTTGTACCCATTGATGTCCAAAAAACAATTATCTGTGGATTCCCACTCATCCGTCTTGGGGTTGAACACAGAAAAATCGTTGACTACTTGAACTGGGTCTCGGTTGGTTTTTAGTCGCATTTTTTGATATTTAAGCGGCTGAACAAAAACAAACAATTAAAGGACTTTTTGTCTGGATAGAATTTTACATCAAACACATTTTTGTCGTGACTTCCTGGCTGAGTTATAGGCAGCAAAAACATCGTATCTCTGACTTCCCCAGATAGGCTTTGAAATGCTTTCATGAATGGTTCCTTTAGTCTCACACCAAAATCAATTTGAAAGCGTGGTCAGCTTTATTTTGGTTGAGTTTTTCTATACTAGCCACTCCTATCCATCGTTGATGCTCAGCTCTGCTCCCAGAACTGCTCTGGGTTCTAAAAAACCTTTTTTTTCCTTCTTCGAGAAGAGATATATCAAACAGGCTGACTCTTCCTGGGACCAAGTCGAACAAAGATTTGTAATCAATCTCCTGTATACACTTGAATCCACACGCAAGCATGTGCCCAGGCAGGTCTTTATGGGTTGTTTTTAATTGCATAACCAATATACGTGGGGAATCTAAATTGGTTTCATTTTCTTCTCTTGGGTATTTTTCCACTTGCAAACCATTGCAAAGAAAACACGTGGTTAAGATTCAGTCTTGGTCTTCCGCGCCAGTCTTTACCGACCACATTCCTATGCACTCGGTATCTGTGTTGTTTGTCATCCAATTTCAGTTGCTCAGGTGTTCCTTTTTTGTGGAAAACTGCCATACTTGAGCCACCTACCACCATCACTTCCAAACCGTTTCTAACCAGCGCCGTATACACGGTATTCTTATTGATTCCTTTCTTTGCTTTCATTGCCTATGATAGCAAGAAAGTTTCTAAAAATCAAGCTCTTGGTGTGAGTTTAAAACGATAATCCATACGGTCAATATGGTATCGGCCAAATAGGTTTTGAATCTCATAACTGGACCCACTCAGGCTCCAGGTTGGCGCGAAGAGCCAAGAGGGGATTGGTTTTATAACGCATTCCTCAAATATAATGAAAAACGGAGGTTTGGGAACCACAACTATAGAAAAGATTCAAAAAAAATTTGCGTGAACCGACTTTTTTTTGAATGTTAATATTGTTTTTAATTCTTCTGGGTTTTTTTTAACAGCATGCCTAGTGGGCGTAGTGGGCGGAGTGCACATCTTTGGTGAGACCGTAATCCACCATAACAATCTCTGTGTCTCCATCTCTTTGCACGATTCCCCAGCTAGATAACCTCTGCAAGTCTCTTGTGGGTACTGCAAAGTTTCCGATGTAATCGAATACTCCGTAGGTGAATTCGTTCTCCCACATATCTTCATAAATCGAGGGGTCCAAATCAGACTCGTTGTGGTATTCTCCTTTTCTACCATTTACTTTGAATCCATAATCATGCAAGGCTTTCTGGAAATCTGTCCAAAGGTAGCCTGTGATTGCTTTGAATTTTTTCTCGGTGAGTCTGGAAGCTAATTCCATTTCCACCCAAGTAAATTCACGACTGTGTTCTTTGATGTTCGCAGTGAGACCATATGTCTGTAAGGAGGAGTCTTCTGCCGCTGTGACTTCTGCTTCGTTTTGCGCCAGACCCTTTACGTTTCTAGCGAGTTTCAAAACCAGCTCGTCATCTATTTGATACACAATCCTTGAGGAACCGCTTGATATTCTCTTCAATCTGGCTTGGGAATAGTTTATCCTTGCGTTAAACGAACGCAGCATTTTGAACTCGTCCATATTGAACGATGCTGGGTAGTCTTCCTCGATGAATTGCTCCCAGAGGATATTGCGGATGTATTTACGAATGTGCACATATCTAAATAGGGTGGATTGTTTTAAATCACAGAATGATAAAAGGGGGCGTCCCAGGAGCGAACATTGCCCTAAGGGGCTGTGACAGGTGTTTCCGTGCCCAACATTAGCCAGAATGGGGTCAGTCTTTAGTCGCCTATTTTAGTTCTAAACTAAACAGCAGGGCCTCGCCTGCTAAATTTCCCTCACGGCCCATTTGTCGGGCTATAAACTCAATAGAGTCACTAATCGTGTGATAGGTTATGTCTAAGGTTTTTGATTCTAAAAACAAGTTTCCTGCGGAGTCCTCGAATGAGTCTATTTTATGTTCGAACTTGTCTTTCAGCGCCAAATGCACTTCGAACATTAACTTTTGCCTGAAAAAATCTTTTGGGTCGGGTGGGTTTGGGAGTTTCAAACGCATGGGCGCAGAGTTATTTTGCCATCACTAAATGGCCCCACAGTAAAGCCTTTCGGGTCCCAAGCAATGATTAAATCGCCGTTGTGTATGCTTAAAAAAAGCTTATCTAGCTGTACCCAGGAAAGCATAAAATTGGAATCGGTCACACCAGGAAGGTTGGCTAGGTCGACAAGGCGCATAGGTTTCTTTAGCTTCATTTGAATACGAGTTTCATGTGCTCCGAAGGCATTATTCCTGTGATGTACGATTGTATGATTTGTGTTTATTAGATTCATTGTAAAACATGGGTAGAGTTTCTGAAAAGGTTTCAGCATTTATTTAAAGCCCTTCCACACTAGAGTGATTAATGTGTTTTGCGCGGTACGTCTTTGCCGCGCATTCTTATTATTTTTGAGTATAAAATTTTGATTTGTAATATGGATAAAAAGTTTATCATTCTTTGCTTGAGAAATTATTTCATATCCCCACAACATTAGAGATGTGAAACCACTCCCCCAACGAGGTGTGCTTCTCAGACTGCAGAGACGCAAACGTTTTTGTATCCCCAGCGGGGTTATATCGACATTGGCTTTGAACCGCATAGTTTTATTAGAAAAATTGGGTCTTCATTTGGAAATTCTTTTGTATGTGGAACTGCTTTTGCGATATACCAAAGAGGAGCTCTAACGCTTTCTACACACATCACCCATCCAGAATCCGTCCCATTCCAACGAGAAGCATATTTGGACATTTCAGAATATCTATTGCTTTCTGCATAAATCCGAACAGGAACTTTTAGTCTCATTTACACGTTAATTGAACGAGAAAACTAGACTTACTTCTGGTTTCTCTGTTTTTTAAATGCACCACTTTCTTTTCACTTCTTGCATTTAACAATGAGACAGACGCGGATATCTTGTTTATGGTTAGAGGAAATTTCCAATACTCACTAACTCCATAACGGTCGTCTTTTTTTCCCAAAATTTCTTCCAAACTTTTCTCTACGTCAATAAACCCTTTCATTATATTTGCTATTAAACTTTTTATATCCTGGGTATTATACGTAGAGTAAGTAAAAAAGTTTCATCGTCTAATAAAATCTGGACATTCAATCCCTTTCGGGGGTTCTGTTTGTATTTATCCCAATGCTAGCTTCACTGTTTTAGCTTTAGTTGAATATGGTATTGGCTCTGGTCCATAAGCGCTAAGAAAATCCAGTTATTATCAGCTCTTATATCTAATCTAGCACCATCGTTGCTCAACAGCACCCCTGTTGTCTCGCAACTGCTCACTAAAAACATATAATCCCTTAGTTTATACGTCTCATGCCTGAAGTGATTAGCTTGTTTAGCTAGCTCCTCAAATGTATTTTCTGACTTCAGATTCATCTTAAAAAACTTAAAATATCTTTGATTTTACTAGGAGCTGATTCAGGAGCTTGTGCAGAAATTTGAAGTGGCATGATATCTATAGAGTTGTTTAACTTAGGCTCTGGGCCTCTAGGCGATAATAAGAAAGTTACAACATTATTGTGTTGATTTACGTGTCCCCATGTTGAGCTGAAGAAGTGGAATTGGTTGCATGCAACCAATTCCACTTCTGCATGTTTAGGGCCTTCTAAGGGTTTAACTAAAAAGAAGTGCGTTCCTGATTTGTGCCAAAAATACCTACTTCTTTCATCAAAAACCCGATACTCTTTTAGGGTTTCAAAATGCTCTATAATATCATCATAAAAGACTAGTTTGGATAGAGCTGAATGTTGTTTTGTAAAATTCATGTAAAATTATTTATGCCTCAAGATAGGCGTATTAGGAACGTTTAATAGATAGCCAACTAAAAAGAGGGATTGTTTCACGTTGAAGTCTGAATCCAGAATAACAGGGCAATACACAATTTTCATCTTCATGTACCTAGTATCTCTAGTTGCTTTTTTAAGTTCAATTCTAAAATTGCCAGAGTAATGATAGAAGATTGATACGGGGGCTTTTCTTTCAAGTTGAAAACTAGAGTGATGGCGCAGGTTTTTAATATAGTCTTCATAGAAAACTGATATGAAACATTTGCTAATGCTTTTGTTAAGTTTCACTATTTAGATGCTGAGGGGTTTTCAACTTCAGAGCGAAGGGCCATGTCTTTAATGTACGCGTCAAACTTCATTGCCCACCCAGATACTTCTTCCATGTCGACTTTTGCCGAAGCTAGGGTTTCTTTTTTATCTGAACTATAAAAACCTCCATCGATGGAATAATGATAAATCAAACTAGAGGGGGAACACGAGCTATCTGCAACTAGACATTTCTGGTATGAATTTGGCTCGAAGTTTTTATAATAAATGCAGTAGCAGAATATCTCTTCTTCTGCCTTTACAATTATTCGCTCAACTTTATTATGTTGATAAATATTATTGGTAGAGACCGAGTAAAAAATGTCTCCTGTTGGCATGTTTGTAAAACACGGCATAGGATACTCTAGGCTTGTTTGTGCTTGTAGTCCAATTGCAAAAAAACCTAGCAATAGCGTAGTAATAATATTTTTCATGTTTTATCGATTATATTCGTAAACAAAGATATGCTTTTTCTCTCATGCTAACATGGATGCTGGAAACACTGGGCTCGTGTTATACTTAATTTTTTTACCAAACTCCTCGACTTTTACGGAAAACCACACGTAGTGAATATCGCCTTTTAACACATTAGAGCCAACAATTGATTTTTTGTTTTCGTCTCCAGGAACGGCTAGCATAAAGACACCGTCATGAGTTTTAGTGCACATCCATTCGGGGCGATAAAGCTGATTAGATTCATTATTAAACCCAGCTCTAGACAGTCCATTTTTAAAGTCTTCCCACGTTAAAACTTTCTTTATTTTTTTTGTTAAAATTTTCATTTTGTCTCTACATGTGTTATACAAGCTCCTTCTGTTGTGTATTTTGTTGGAAACGCCGAATATACAAAAAAACTCTGTGATGGTTCAATAATCCAGATATTTTCATAAACATATTCGAAAGCAATAACACTATCGGGGGGGTTGTTTATGTCGATTCTTCTGTAGTCAATAATGGTTTTTATGCTGTGAGTTTTTTTGTTATGAAAGAATGTATTCCCTTGTTGTTTCCAAGAATAATCTATCTTAACTTTTTCTATTTGTTTAATGCAAATAGGCTCGCTAAAGTTAAAAATAGTCTCTTGAAGAAAGAAGGGCGCAATCCCAACAAAAGCCGTTATAAAAAACGTTGTAACACTTAACGGGTGGTCAGTTCCTGATTTTGCTACTTTAGCAGTAAAAATAAAAATAGAAACTGAAAAAATAAATAAAATTAGATGAAAGAGATAGTAATTCATTTTTTTAATTTTTAGTTTTTAACTCGATTTCCTCAACTATTTTTAAACCACGACTAATTTCCTCGGTCATGCATAAGGAAAAAATATAATCATCATCGTAATAAGCTTCAATAAATCCCCATATTGGGGTTCGCACTTTTTTATATATACTGACTCCGCCTTTAACAGCTGCTGAATCACTATAATAGCCTTGCATCGACTGGCATGTCTCGACCATCAAAGTTTATTGTGTATTGATTAAGTCCATATACGTATCCAGGATAAACCTTGTCAACCACCTTTAGGCTCCTAACGACTTCGTACTTAGGAGTTTTTTTCTCCATCTTAAAGATATAAAGTACTAAGATGCTGATAATCGCAGGGGCAATGAGTACAAGTATAAATTTATTTATGTATTTAATGCCCTCATTGCTATTAAACGTAAAACAGCTAGCGATAAATGCCCCAATCACTATTGCTGCTCCAAGGCCAATTAATTCAATTACTATCTCTTTCATCTAGGTCATCTTTGGTTCTGACGCTTTTGATTATCTCGTCTAAGGTCCCAGTAAATATTTCGTTTATTTTTTTCTTAGCAACAAACAAAGCTCCCTCTTCTCCATCGGTAGGATGAAGTAAATCTCGTTTCTGCTCTGCAATTTTTTGTTCTTTGCTGTATTTGTTGTGGAGTATTAGAGCAAGTATGCTAACGGCTATGATAATTGAAGAACCTAAAATCACTGGTTCGGAGGAAACCGCAATAAGCATTGCAAAAAATACAGATATGATAATCACCACCATCGCAACTAAAGATATTGACTTTACCATCTTTGTTTGCTCTGCATTAATTATCGCCCTAACATACTCTTCTAATCTATTTTTCATGCCAGTATTGATTTAAAAACCTCATAATTACTTCCATGTGAGTTGTGGTCATTAATTATTGGAAACACCACTTCATCAAATAGCGTTGCGTAGCTTTCATCCATCAAAACCTCTTTAAACATTCTAGCCATGTCTTCAGGGTTATTTTTAAATACTCCACACCCCCAAGCTCCAAGTATCATACACTTGACATCAAAGTTTTTTGCAGAAATAAGCATCGCTCTTATTTTCGCTTTTGTGATGGTTTCATATCCTGAAGGCTTTCCCTCGATGCAATCTACCCAACTCTCAGCTAAGGGGTCGTAGTATGATTTGCTATTTAAGTTGATAGCGGGAACCGACACAACATCAGATGTTACCCACGGGATATTTTTATAGTGAAAATCTTTCACGAAAGTTACATCGTTGGAATAAAGGAATTCTCCTGACTGAAGAGGATACATTGGCTTCAGCATGGTTTTAAAGAGGTTTGAACAGCGAAACAAAGCTTCCTCTTGAGCCTGGGCTCCATTTTCAACTCCACCTCCAGGCTTTCTGTAGGAGGCCATGTTTAAGGCGCAGGAGCGTTTGTTGTTTTCTGAGGCCTCAATAATTGCTGATACGGTGTCTGTATTCTCAACTCTAATCACTGAGTTTTTTAAAACATCAAGACCAACAACTCTAGTTTCAGCTAGACATGGAACACCGTTAAACTGATTCTTTGTGTCTTTGTAAACCGATATTAGTTCTGAATTATTTTTCACTTTACTTCAATTGTTTTCATTTCTCTTGAAATAAGAAGAATGTCTTCTGATTGTCGATACTCGAACTTATTGCCCCACCAATCTGCGCTGAAAAGCCCCCACACCTGAGGTTTGAATACTTGATAAACCATGCAAGAATCGTAATCGCTGTTTTTCTGCACCATTCTTTCGTCAAAAAAATCTATAAACACTTCTGCTGATTTCCAGTTCGAATCATGTTTAAAGAAATAAGCTTGTTGAGACTTGCTCCATTCCAGAGGGAGTTTTTCGACAAGTTCAAACTGTTGCGAATTATAATTCGCAACAGCACTCCAACGAGATGATAGTGCTACAAAAGTAAAAAGCGATGTTACAGCTAGTAACCAGCCAGCGATAATTATTATTTTTCTATTTGTAGAATTGAACCCAATTTTCATGCCGATAATCACACAAAAAGTAAGCACTAATAAGGGTATAAAGATATCTATCATTTTTATATTTTTAATTACGCTCTATGTTGATTGCGCATTCAATTAGTATACGTTTGATTGCTAAAAAGGTTTCAATAAATATCGTAAGACTCCCCTGGTTTTAAAGCTTTTAAAATCAATTCTTTTTCACTGCTTCTTCGAGCATTTAAGGTTAACTCAAGCAAGTCGTTTCCAGTTCCAGATTGAGCTGTTCTAGAGATGTATGTAATACGAAAGAGGTCATCATTTATCCCTACATAATCTCCTTGTTTTATTTTTCTGGATATTTCTTTATCGCAATTGCAGCACGCCACTATTGGCAAACTGTCTGGACGCATGGAGAACTTAGTGATTTGAGCTTTTCCTTTGGATTCAAAAAAGTTTTCCTGGGGAGTGCTGTCGAGTGCTTCTTGAATCTTGTCTTGGGTGTCGCGCTCTCGACACTTTATCTCATGTGTTAAATGCTGGTAAGGTTTGTCATTTAAAAGAGCATCATCAACCTGTTGTTCAGTTACTTCTTTCTGAGTGTTATTGTATTCGGTTTCAATATTTTTCTTTATTTGCATGGCTAAGTCTCCGCCTAATGAGCCTTTAATTGATTTCAAAGTCACAGCGACAGCATCTGCCGCAGCTATTTCTACTCTTAAAGCGTTTCCGTTCTTAAAGACTGACTCAATCTCTCTTCGCACGCGTCTTCTAATCATTCCAATACAGTTGTGAACATGAGACGCATCCATATTTATAAGCTTAATAAGCGCCCCATCTGCGGTCTTCCAGGTGTGGTCTCGACCCTCATCTGCTGTCTCTTTTTTGTTCATCTATTTTGGCGTTTTTACTTTATTCTTTTCTTTAAATTTAGAGTACGCATTCACTCCCATCTCAGTAGCTGCTTTTCCAACAGTGAAAGCTATGTCTGACTTTTCTTTGATGTCTTTAACTTTTTGGTAAGGTCGAGAGACCATCCAGAAACTAAACCATCCGTATGCCACAGCTATGAAGAAAGCTAGTTTGATAACTCCCCAAGCAAGAGGGAACACAATCAACCCTTCCATGCCTATGACTGCCATGACGCTGCTGTAGACTCCGTAACCGAACAACGCTGTCATGATTCCGAACACCCACATCCCTACTTTATAGGTTATACCGAGAACTCTGAATACTCCTCGAAGAAACCAGGAGATACCATTACCCACTGCTTTAAGAGTTTTTATTGAGAACAGAAATCTGAAGAAATCTTTTATTCCTCCCCAAATTGCTTTACCTGTTGACTTTTTGGGTTGTGAAGTGTTTGTCATGTCAATGATTTTCGTTATCTGTGGAGTCTTTTCTTGCAATAAATCCTCCTGCAGGGTTTATATCCAGCATTATTTTGTCGTTAACGGCTTGAAGAGAGTCAATCAAGAAAATGTTTTGTCGCTTTTTTAAGACTATGTAGCTGTCTGTGCCCCAAGACATTTTTGCTCCTATTGTTTCATAGTGGTAGATAAACAATGTGTCGTCTTTTGCTACAAACTCGGAGGTTAGTTGGGAAACCTTAGTGTATGCTTCGTTTTTAAATACGTACAATTTGTTGTTTTCAGAGCGAAACTCCACAGGAAAAGTTTCTATCCGCATGATTGGGCGTTTTTTTATTTCAACCTTTTTTGAAGCTGAGTGTATGCACTCAGCTACGCCGACTATTCCTATTAAAAAGGAAACAACTGGTATAAACTTCCACATTGATTTAAACGAGGAAGGAAAAGGATTATCTGAAAAATAAATAATAGCTCCCACTATTATTAGAATAGTGGATATAATCAAAACAGCAGGGCCGTATAGAATTTCTTCTGTTATTTTTTCGAGTATCATTTTATTTCTACTTTTATTGATTGGTTGATTCTTGCATCTGCTCCATGAACAAAGTGAGTTTTGGGCTCATTAGATAAAATTAATCCCCACTGACTTATGTAAGTTTTTTCATAGACACTGACATATGGAATGTCTTTGATTCTGTCTTTTGAGATGTAGTCTCCAACCTGCTCAGGGCAGGCGTCTCTAAGCCTGATGGGTTGACCTAAATGGTTGATGTAGTATTCCGAATCTGCTTGATTCCATGTAATTTTAAGTTCTCCGCTTAGTTTATATCTGGCGCTGGACTCTAGCATTGGGTGCACAAATATGCTCATCAGGCCCAGTAATAATATTGAGCCCAAAGATACAACCGCACAAATAATTGATTTCTTCTTAGATTTATCTTCAAAAAAAGAATAAATCAAGGAAGATAATAGAATCATAATAAGCAGGACAAATGGGATGTAATAATTCATTCTAGGTTTTTATAACAATATACGGTGATAAACGAAAAAAGTTTCTTCGCTTGAGTGTATGCTTTTATGAGAATTTAAAGTTGGCGAAATTGCCCACATCTGTCAGGATGCGTAAATTCATAGGTTTTCCGCAGATGTCGTAGAAGACTGCTGCCCCATAACTTTTTCCGTCTTTGTACTGGCGTTCCTCTAAGAGTCTGCCATTTGAAAAAGTTTGCACGGTTCCGTGAAATTTACCGTGGTCATTCATTGGGATTTTAGCCCTTATTTGGTCTCCAACAGAGTCCCACTCGTTTTCGGTGGTGCTATATTGGTTTGGCATAACATTGATAATCGGGAATGCGTTTTTTTTAAATATCATCGGAGGCGAATTAGATGCCAAAGCGGTATGAAAACTAAGGGCCAAACGACTACACCGCCCACGGCTATTGTGGATGATATAACTATTTTTAGAAGAATTTCTCCGTCTGGGGTTTCTGAGTGCACTCTAGCACTTTTTTTTATAATGTCCTGGACTGATAGGTACTTTTCAGGCTTGTTCTTGCTCATTCTGTCGAAGAACTTAAAAAAAACAAAACTAACAACCACTCCAACAATCAACCATAAAAGCAATGGCTTAATCAATTGGGTTCATCATCTTTGTTGTAAGCATTTTTCTCGCCAGTATACTTACCATCTTCGTCAGTAAACTTTTTAAAAATCTCACTAAATTCTCTAGAAATTCCTCTTGCTCCTTTTTCAGTGTATTTCTTGCTGTCTTTCAAGATATCTCCGATTTTGTCTCCAGCTTTAACTGCAACTCTACCCAGTCTTCGTGCGGCCACCCCACCCATCTGATTGTTACACCAGTCTGTGATATCGACTTTGGCATCATCGGATGTGTTTTCAAATATGGATTTAATAATTCCAATTCTAGTCTCTTCGGGCATATCAGAAGTCATTTTAGAAATGATTTCTATTTTTGCTTTTTTCTCTTGTGAATCCATTTAGGCTCTTTTTTGAGAATATACGTAGAATTTAGCTTTTTGTTTCGCTTAAAGTAAATTTCTTTTCAAAGTCTTTTTTGTCTCTCGTGTATAATTCTCCATCCTTCAAAGACTTATAGTTAACACACTTTTGCCACGCGCCGCATTCTGGGTTTTTCATTTTGCCTTCAGATATTACCTCATAGGAGTTGCCTTTGTAGTGTCTAATTTCAGGCTTCACTTCAGGACTTAACATCTCCATTACCGCATCTATTGCATCGTAAAGATTTGTCTGCTCATTAACCGCTGTTGTAATTCTAGAGGCTGTGTCACGTATTGATTCCATTAATATATAAGTTGGTACGCTGCAAAAATAGTTATTATAAGTTTTAATCAAAACTATAATTGCTTATCTTTGTTGATGGAGTGAAGATATAGATATTTGGAGCTATTTGCGAAACGTGCAAGCAAGAGACACGGAGAGGATAGATTTACTTTTAAAAAATAAAAAAATGCAAAATATTATATTATTAGGGATGCCAGGCTCAGGAAAAGGAACAATGGGTAAGATGCTTGTTGAAGAGTTTGGGTTTATACATTTATCTACTGGAGACCTAATTAGAGCTGAGCAGGAAAAGAAAAGCAAAATAGGTCTACTGGCTGACAGACTAATCGACCAGGGAAATTTTCTTCCAGACCAAGTTGTTATTCAAATGTTCCAGAAGTTTATTTATGACAACCCAACAAGTATAGGGTATGTTTTTGATGGGTACCCAAGAACAAAAGACCAGGCCAAGAATCTTCACGCGTTTCTACTGAAATCTAAAATGCCTTTGACTGCTGCTGTGTACTTAGAATTAGAGAAAATGGAGGCGGTAGAGCGAATTTTAAAGCGAGCAAAGATAGAAGGCCGAAAAGACGATAAGAAGCCTGTTATTGAAAATCGAGTTGAATTATATAAAAAAATGACTTTGCCTTTAGTGAAGTTTTTTGACGACATGAAAAAGCTCGTTCGAGTTGATTCAAGCGGGACGGCTGCTGAACATTACATAAAGCTTAAAACTGCGTTGGGAATATGAAAAGAACATGCTCAATGATAATGGCTTGCGGCTATAATGGCGAGCTTGGGTTTTTAAACGATTTACTTTGGGAGCTTCCAAGAGATATGAAGCACTTTGTTAAGACCACAAGAGGGGCAAATGTGTTCATGGGCAGAAAGACATACGAAAGTCTGCCAAAAGAGCTTGCAGCGCTTCCTGGTAGGTCTAATTTTGTTATCTCATCTAATCCTGGCAAAGTAAAACAGGAGTATGATTCAAGAGCATTAGAAAATATTGCTCAGCTAAAAAGCGAGCAGAGTCAAAAAGTTAAGCATTTATTTAATGCAGAGCGTTCTTTAGAAAGAGCGATTACAAAAGCTGTCTCAGAAGCAGATAACCCTGATTATTTCGACAAGAAAAACATTATCATTGGAGGAGGAAGTGTTTATGAGTACGCTCTAAGCAAGAGTCTTGTAAAAACTATACACAGGACTGTCGTCCATGATAGCTTTCATAAGGCAGATGTAAGGCTGTTAAACATGAACTTGGAAGACTATGGGTTTGTAATAGCTAAAAGCCAGCACTTCGCACCAGACGACGAAAATAAAATTGGAATGAGCATTGAGGAATGGATTCACAGCTCTCTATAATAATGTAATATCAATACATTGAGTGTGAACGTTGGAGACATAAGAAGCACTGACTTATTCAGTGATTTAGACATCCCGTTGATAAGTGAGCAAAATCTGCTTAGGAAGCATAAAAAAGGTTTTACGCTAATTTTTCAAGCTCTTCGTATACGGTTTTTATTTCAGACATTGCATGTGGAAGTCGAGACTCAACGCTTGCAAGTTGAGCCTTATCGACTTCATCCAAAGTCTCTTCTTTCGCTTTATACTCAAAAAATGCCTTGATTATAGAAAAAGGCATTCTAAGTCGCTCTATAGGATTGAATCCAGCTTGGTTTTCATAATATTTAAGAAGCTCTCTAATGAATCCAGGGCTCCATTTTGAGTCTTCTTCTGAGAACTGGTAGGCACTATCATAGACCTTCTTCAGCTTGCTTACTATTGATTCCAATTGCTCATCGTTGCTTGATTTTTGGATGGCTGATGCTGTTTCTATTTTCTCCTCTTTTGTGAGGTGATATTCTGTATATATATCAAGAGTTGCTGCCATTTGCTTGTTTGATAATAACAGTGCTTGAATTATTTCTTTTGGATTTTCCATTTATCTTAATAATAACAGGATTAAAAGTACTCCTCCTCCAATTATGGCGGACCACTTCATAAATTTTTGCCTTCTAATTTCTTTTTTTTGCAAAGTTATCATAGAGTCTTTGGTGTCCATTAATCCTTGATTATTGTTGGCCCGTTCCAGCTCTGCTTCATAGCTTAGCATTGCAGCTTCATAATTTTGAATCAACCTGAGGTTGGTAGCTTCTAACTCGCTTACTGTTCTGACGTTTAAAGAATCAGTTTCTTCAAGCTCTCTAATAGTGATTAGCGCTGTTGAGTCTATAGCAGCGGAGCTTGATATCCCTATTAATTGATTATACGTTAGCACATATGCTGTCTTGTTAAACAGGACGACTTTATAGGGAAACGACTCAGAAGGGTCAATGTGAATTGTTACTGGTATTTTACCATTCACAAGTGTGTCTAAGGTGTATTGTGACTTAGCCGTGAAGCTTAGTAGCACAACAACTATCATAATTATCTGTTTCATTCTTTTATTCCTCTTGACTTAAGAAAATTTCTCACCCAATCCAGGAGCTCATCTTCTCCCATGTCTTCGAATTGTTCGTCTATGGCTCTCATTTCCTCTTTGAGTTCTTCTACTTTTTTACGACGCTCGTATGTCTGTTTTTTAAGTTTACCAATCTCCTCTATATTTGCAATGATTTCAGCATTATTGTTTTCGATGATACCCATATAGTTTGCAATTTTTGACTCAAGCTCTTTGTTGGCATCTTCCACTTCTCTCATTTCTGTTTTGTGCTGTTTCTTTAGAAGACTCAGCTCCAAAGCATTCGAACCTGGTTTGCTTGTGTTGAAAAGCAAAAACGCTCCAACCATAACCACCAGGAGTAGAATCAAGATTGTCTTGAGGTCTATTCCCTTTAGGAATGCTTTTAAAAAATCAAATGCTGTCATCGTGTTAAAATAAAAAGGTTATTAATCCAGTCTCCACCAGTTGTACTGTTGAGCTGTTTTTCTTGTATGACAATTTGCACAAACTGGTTCACATTTCTTTATTTCTTCCATTACTTTTTTCCATTTATAGCTCTTTATCATATAGGAGATATCATGTTTTTTAATTTTAAGTAGGGACTAAAATTAAAACCAAGAATTTGCCGTCCTGCCGCTATTCTCTCGCGCACCTAACCGTGTTTTTGTAAATAACTTTTAATTATTCCCAGTCGATAAGACGTCTGGATTCCATCAAAAGTTGGTTTACGTGTTCCGCATCAATACTATCTGGCAAGTCGCAGTCAGCAAAGGCTTGTCGCATCTTGTCGATTCCCGCTTCGGCTTGGGTTAGAATTTCTTCCAAATCCACTTCCCCTTTTCGGATAGAAATAAGGTATTCAGCGTTTGGCCGTTTGATATTGATTGTCTTTTGTTCTGCAATCTCTACAGCTTCATCAATAAGCCTCATGCAGTGAAGCATGTTTTTCCCATCAATCTTTTGACCATGATTTTTAAGGTCAACGTATCTTTGGGTGTTGCGTTCTTTCAACCAAACTTCATACGATTTGTAATCAGTTGAGTGTTGCATGAACCCATCCTTGTTGTAGTGAACCATTGTAGCTGGGATTTCTCCCTTGGGCACACTGCTTAATTTCAAAGCATAGTTCTTCCCTTCTATTCCTCGATAAACCAAATCTGGGTTCTCGGAATAGTACATATTGTATCCGTCTCTGAAGTGAGGAAGATTAACCAGGCCGCACTTGTCTGGGTCCATTCCCATAGAACTTAGGTATTCCAACAGTGGAATTGATTTACCGCCATCATATGCATAGCAGAAGTCAATCAAAGACTTCTTTGAGACTCTATCTCGTTCCCAGTTCATCTTTTTCTCTAAGCCACGCGCTTTTTTGATTTGTTGGATTGCATATCCAGCAAAGCTATGACGACATGCTTTTGTTAGAAAAGCATCTCGATTATCAATAAGATGTTGGAATGCAGGGTGTACGTGTTTCACACAGTCCTCAGGCATCCACAGCAATTCAATCACTGTAGGATTTGCCGATTGGGCTAGTTGTACGAATCTTTTAAGCTCAAAGTACTCTTCGTCTTTGCTCACTCGCTTTTGCTCTCGATACCCAAAACTCATTAAGTCTTCTGGGTGCTGAGCATAAACTCCCTTCATATCAACATCGGAGCCCTCAACAGCTGTGCCGTAGGCTTGACTACCAATAATTGTTTCGAATAAGAGTTGCTCTCTTGAGTTCATTTTGCTGTGCTTTATATACACTCACAGCAAATATAATCATAATTCTTATTAAATCAAACTCTGCTTTGGAGGTAAATTATTTAGCGCTCCCTCTTGTATCAATCGCTGATTTTGGAGGCAGGCCTAGCGGTCCTTTTTTAGATTGCAATGGGCATTCACAGAACGCTACTCCCTTTTTGTATTCCAACAGTGTAATTGAGGTTACCGATAAATTGTGTTCCATAACTTCTTTGGCAAAACTGTTTTTAGATTTGACATTCATCTTGTGTTCAATTGCAGCTCTCACCACTCCTTGACAAGTTTGGCATGTGCTCATTTTTACTTTTACATCTTCTGTACTCATTCTGCTACTTTTTCTTCAAGCCATAAAAAGTCATGGCTCACTTTTGTTTAATTTAGTGTTTGGAGAAAAGGGCAGTATCCGTCTGCGCATCCATTGTGAAACCAACATGAGGTGTGGTTCTCAACGTTTTTGCATTCTTCATCAAAGTCCGAGCAGCGTTTTGCTGTTGATGCTGGAGCTTGAGTTGGGTATTTAAGTTCTTTTGGCATCGGGCGTAATGTATTTAACAACATAAGCCTCCGATGGGCTGGGAACTTCTAGGCCCCTCAAATATCCTTTGATAGTAGATTCTGGTACCTTGTATTCTCTATCGCTGTTTTGCTGTAATAGTGTTTTGTAATCTGGCTCAATGTAGACAATCTTCACTTTGTATTTGTAAGTGACAGCCATGTCTATCAACTTGCCTCTGTCGTTCCTTGTGATGTTTGTGGCATCCCAAATAAAGGGCGTGCTTTTTCTCAAGTAAGTCTTGGCAAGTTCTTTTACGTGCTGAAGCATCTGGCCTTCCGCCTTCTTATCTCCACGCTTTATTTTCCTTTCCCTTCGAATGGCATCCATAGACACAACAGGAGCACTCCCGTGTCTATCTTTGATGTAGGTTGATTTTCCAGCCCCAGGCAAACCGCAGAGGATTGTGACCTCGCCTACGTAGTCATCGTATGGCTCGTAGTCTGGGTATGTTTTGTCTTCATCGTAGAAGTATAGGAATTGTCCGAGTTCGCTTTTGAATTCATACGGCTCGTCCCACACGCTATGGTCCTTACATATCTCTTCAAATATTTCAATCCTCAATAAAAGACTGTCTAGGTCTGCGCAGCTTCTTCCTATTGCATCTGCTTTGGCAAACATCCCTAACCATCGGTTTTTGATGTGAAGGCTAGAATCTATTACTGTCTTTGTTGGGTCTTTTTTATCCATTGCCCAAAGCGGGACTCCGTGCCACCTAACCATCTTGCATATCTTCTCTCGAATCTCAAATGGGCAGTCGAATTCTCTGTAAAGAATGTCTCTGGCGGTGTATTCGCCTTTCTTGGCGTGTCTTGGGGCCCCAACAACCTCTCTTTTCTCTTCTTCGCTCCACTCTCTGATAGTGGTGCTACGCTTTTCAACGTCGTGAAGTAAGGCTGACGCAAATAGGATATGTCGGTCTTGTTCTGATTCCAGATGGAACTCAGGAAGACGCAGGAGTGCTTGCGTAACCATTCTAGTGTGGATGTTCACATTCCCTTCGGCATGCCAAATAGAGTCTTGTTCCACATCCACCATGTCTTTTACCCACGGGAATGCAGCAGTGATTTCGTCCCACTTGAGGTCGTCTGCGTTATCGGTATAGAATGGAAATTTAAACATTGCTTTTTAACAGGAACGAAGAAGGCTAGAGCCTTGCTTTGTTTTCCCTTTGGTTTCTTCTGTAAATTGAGCGGACAACATTGTCCTAATTTCTTTGGTCGATGGCTCCCCTAGGGCTCCAAAGTTGAGTGATAAGAAATCCCTTATCGTCTCTATGAAAACGCTTGTCTCGGTTACAAGCTCCAAATGCTTCTTTATCAAAGCGGTTTGGTTGGCTGTCAGTGAATTGGATTCACTAATTTCAAAAAACCCTTGCAACCAATATTCAAAATTCTCTGCTTTCATTCTAATGTACGTTTAGATTATACTTTGGTTTCATCGTGAGAATGGCCACAAGCCAGTCTTTTCTTTCTCTTGGCGCTCTCCAGCTATCTTTTCCCACTTTTTATTCTTTATCAACACCATAGTGTTGATATCGTCAAATGATAGACCGAATTCTTTCGCAATAAGAATCGCATCCGTCAAGATTCCTGCTGTGCTGGAACAGCCTATGCGGTCTGGAGATAGTTCTGTAGTTTTTTTGAAGACCGATATCAACAGCTCAGAGAGAGTCCTGTTGTGTTTCATTGGGATGTTGATGTGCTCTAGAACTTTTTCACAATCTTGTGTTTTTATACTAGATGAGTCTAGCCATGAATAAACGCATTGAACTACGTCTGCTAATTCTTCATGGACGCGGGCGTTTAGCTCCTCTTCAGTTTCTTTAGCCACTTTTCTCCCCAGTCTCTTATTGACCAACTGAGCTAGTTCACCCATCTCCTCCAAGACTTTGCATAATCTTAATTCAGGCGTAACAGGGTCCAGAGTGTTAATTCTGCGAACGTCTAAGAAAGCTTCTTTGTATAATTTCGTATTCATGCAAAGGTAGTTTAAAGTTTAAACATAAAGTTTTTTTATAAAACAACAATCAGAATCCATACCAGACCATTTTGCTATTTTCCCAATCGAATGTCTTAAAAATGCGGACCAGTTCAAATATAGAATATTCGTACCTCCAACTCGAAACAATCTCGTCTTTATCTTCATCTTCATCTAGACTGTATGGGGGATTGCCTTTTTCCCACTCCCCAATAATGAGCCCGATGTGTATGGTTGTGGCTTGCGTATCTCTGATTAAAAGGCTTTTGTAATACGCTAAGATTTTAGCTCTATGCCACTCAATAATTTCCAGATATCCTTCTTTAGATATTAGATGAAAATCGCAATCCTCGTATATGTTTTCGTTGTTTGTGTAAAATTTCTCCAAGTGCTTTTCAATGCCAAGCTCGCGGTATTTTCCAAAACAATGGAGCTTTTTAAATTCCTCCAGGTCCCGCGCCGAGAAGAAGTCTTCCCCGTATAGTTTTTCAGACTCTTCTTGTGTGAGGTCTTTTCCTTCTTCGTATTTCTCATTGGGAATGCTCCCTATGTAATTTCTATATCCCATTATTCAGCTTTTTTAATAACTTGACTATCTCTTTTGAGGAGACTTCTTTTGCGCCAGATAACAATGCGGAATCAAATTCCTTTCCCGATTTTATATCGTAGTGTGGCCTGCCTTTTCCTTTTTTGTTTTCATACCGACTTCTAGATATGGTTAAGAATTTTGCAAACAGATGCAGCTTCTCTGGGTTCTCACAAATCATGTGTGACCACTTCCCACTCTTTGTCTCATACTTTCTGGGCGTATCGATGTATATATCAGAATCCAACAATTTGTACAGGTATTCCTTTTTTTTTGGCTCTTTGGATTGTGTCTGCTGTCCCGCTGGAACCATTTGTGAACGCAATGATGAAATTAGAGTTGTCCACTATGGTTTGGTTCCGACTGAACCCCGCCAGAGCGTTGTATGGCTTGCCAAATTTGTTGTATTTAATCTTGCAAGGTTCGGTTGTTAAGTCATCCCAGTCGGGCTCAAATTCATCGAACGGGATTCCTTTTTCCTTTGCATAATCTATACCAAGTGTATCGGCACCAGCTGCCCCACCAGACACGATGTGGCCAATATTGTATTGACTCAAAATGCCTGAAAGCAACTGGTAATCTAGGAACTCCCTAGACCCTACCACGCCAAATCTTAATCTTCCACTTTGTTGCTTATTGCTGTTCACTGTAATCTCTTTATCCTGGCCAAGGGCACGTGCCCTCAAGCCCACATTCTTCGCAGCCTATCCCACCCCAAGTTTTCATTTGATTTCCTTCGCAGGTTTTGCAGGTGGATGTTTTCTTAATCCACTCACGTAGTTCATCCAGCTCCTTTTTTGCCCGTTTTCTGCCTCCTTCTGCAACGTCCATATCGAGTCTTACGCTCTCAATCTCGTGGCCAGTGCCTCGGCAGGCTGCGCACCTCCATTTTTCATCTTTAAACTTGGAGGCTTCATCATTAAGTATCGAATATCCTTTTCCTTTGCATCTAGTGCATGCAAACTTCCCGTCTTCTGTTAGCAGTTCTTCTGACATCGTTGTTATCTAAATTCAGATACGCTGCACACTGGGATAGAGTCCATTTTATGTCTATTCGCATTGTGTCTTTGCTCGAATATCTCCAAAACCTCTATTTGACGCTCACTTAGGTGTGCTCTTGCGTTTCCAGCAGGTTCATCATCCAAGTAGGCCATTGCCCACTCTAGTTCGTCGTATGCGGCTCCAATCTGGTCCTCGTCGCTTCTTGTATCATCCCAGAGACCATCAGAAGGAACTGCGTTGAGGATGTTCTCAGAAACCCCCATCACTCTAGCCATCTCTCTAACTTCGCTTTTGAGCAAGTCAGCGATTGGGGACAAATCAACTTGACCATCCCCTCCGACCGTGAAGAAGCCAACGCCAAAATCTTCAACTTTATTTCCAGTTCCGCAAACCAGCCCACTTAATCTGTTTGAATAGTAATACAATCCAATCATTCTAAGCCGACTTCTAACGTTTGCTAAAGCAAGTTCATCAGTGGATTCATCAACTTCAAAAGGAATCTGAGAAGCACCTCTTTCAAAGTCTGAGACCATTGTGTCGAAAGTGGGAGTGAGTTCAAGTTTTATAGAGTCTACGTCGTCATAGTTTTTTTTAAGCCAAGTAATTTGTTCGTTAGCTCTTGATACATGTTCATCATTTTGATGAATTGGCATCCTTACACAAAAAAGAGGATAATTTGTTTCTGCGCAAAGAGCGGATGCTAACGCTGAGTCCACACCGCCAGATACGCCAAGTATCCATATTTTTTGACCACTCTTTTCCATGTAATCATTCATCCATTGGACGATATGATTCTTGGCGCTTTTGATATCAAGAGTGCTATTGGTTTTGACCGCAGTTTCCATAGTGTGATTCCTTTTTACGAATATACGCAAACAAGCTACTAAAGTTACGATGATGGTGTCTTTTTTTCAAACTATTTACTAAAAAAATACACCATGAGCAAAGTGAGTATTTATGAATTAATTGACCCCTTGACGCAAAAACCGAGATATGTGGGGAAAACAAAAAATAGATTATCGAAGAGAATTTAAGAACTCCTTATTTTCATGGTGCGCCATGTCTCATTTTTTCACAAAGTCGTATGCACCGTGCTCTTCAATGTAATCTACAACAGATTTTGGTGCCATGTCATCGATAGAGTTCCCATCGCGTATTGCATCTCTTATTGCTGTGGAAGATGCTTCCGTTGTAATGGCATCTAGATAGTAAGAGTTGCTGTGCAAGATTTCATTTGTAGCAGGCTTGTGTTTTCCGTCTCTCGGAAATACCCAAAACTTAAACGTCTTGTGAATCCATTTCCCACTTCTCCAAATTTGAATCTTGTGGTGAGTATCTGTTCCACACACAATAAACAGCTGGGCATCAGGGTTATCTTCCTGCAGCTCTTGTAGAGTGTGGTGAGTGAAGCTTGGTTTTGTTTCCTGGAAGAACTCGACGTTGGTCGCATGAACATTTGGGTTTCCCAATTCTTCGATTGCTTTTTCAACCATATCCCAACGATGGTTCTCCAGAGCCAATAAGCCCTTCTTCCATTTGTGTGGGTTGTGTGGTGAAACACAAAACCATAATTCATCCAACGAGACACCATCTGACTTAGCTTCAACAGAAGCAACTCCAACGTGGATATGTCCAGATGTTATAGGATTAAAACTTCCAAAAAAGATTCCGATGTTTCCTGTTTTGCCTACTGGTTTTATTTTATTCATGGATAACTTGTGGTTCTGGGATTGTGCATTTTCTCTCGTCAATTTCTTTTTTAATCCTCTTTCTTACGATGTGATGAATTTTCTTGCTTGTTCCATCTTCATTAACTCTGACAAACGTTGTTGTGGCAGTTCCAACTGGAGATACATCGCCATTTTCCACATCTACTTTAAAGATATCCATTTCAAGAGTGATAGATGTGTTTCCGATGTTGATTACCTCTCCAAAGAAATGAATTACATCACCAGCATTCACCTTTGATATAAATCCAGTTTCTGTGTGAACAGTTCTAAGGAGCTTAGTTTCAGATTTCTCCATAAGATGCATAGCTGCGGCTTTATCCACCCACGCCATCATCTCTCCTCCGAAAAGGGCGTCTCCGAAACCAAGTTCTTTCTGGAGACATAGCTGCTTCCAGATTCTTGTTTTAGTGTAGTCTTCAGGGAGTTTTCCTTGCGGTATTTTTCGTCTCTCTCTCATGTTATAATTGGTTTTTGTTGTGGAATTTTAAGAGTCAACTTAGCAAGCTTAATCTCATGCTTATCCCCTATCTCTTTACCGACACCATCGGCTATCTTAATCACGTATACCCAATCGCTATATCGATTCACAGACATACTTGTCATTTTCATGACTTGATTCATTGGTTTCACTTCTGGGATATCACAAGTAAACCATGTTCCTATTCCTAAAGAAAAAGAAATTTTTAAATTCTTTGAGTGGTCTCGCATCTCTTCGCACAGCTTCATTGAGTTAATTCCATCGCTGTAAACATAATTCTTCGATGTCGGGTCTATTCCGAGTTCTTTGTATTTGTTGTAGAACTTTAGAGTCCACGCTTTCCAGTCTCCACTGTCTTGACGAGCGCCGTCGTAAAGGCGTCCGTAATAAGTGTCAAATGACGCAAGGAAAGAATCTGTTGTGAATGTGTCTGGTAAGACGATTCCCATTCGCCCCTGGTATACGCTGTTCCAATTCTCCATCGCACGGTAATTCGCCATCTTGTAGCCATAAACACCTGCGTGAAACTGATGCCATTCGTGACCAGTTGTGCCAATCATTTTGAGATTGTGCTTCATCGCAATGTGCATGTTTGAGGTTCCGATAAAAGCATTACCAATTGCACGGCTTAAAGCTTTAGTGACTTGTTCGTGAATTTGGTAGCTATGTCGTCTGCGGCTTCCGAAGTCAACGTGAGGGATAACTTTCATGTTTAGGTGAGTCCCTTTCTCTGCTGCAACAGTTGTTGCCTTTTGGACATTAATATCATCTAGCCCGTTTCCAGTCATTTCGTGAAACAATTCAGAAACAGTAGATAGGACAGGAATTTCCCATCGCATTGCGCTTACGGTTGGACCCTCAGCTTTTATGCGAAGTGTATTTTCTTTTTCGTCGTGAAATATTTGTAGCTCTGCTGGATTGTACCTAAAATTGATTAGGTAATCGATTGCCGCCAAAGGCAAGTGAGGAGCATTGTCAAGAAGGTATTTCTCTGCGTTATCTGGAGCTCGAAGCTCTCCGTATTGGTTGAAAAGATACTGGAGCGCTGCGCCAAATCCTTTTGGCCACTGAACATCGCTTCTAAGAGTGTATTCAAAACTGCAACGTGAATCAGGGAACTTCATCATGTATGCCCATTGCATATTAATTTTGTAAAAATCGCAGTCAAATGTGCTCTGCGTATACTTTCCTTGATTAATCTTTGGTTTCATATGCTAAGATTTGTGGTTATACAAATGTACGCATATTCGCCCAAAAAGTTACGTTTTATCGGTTGTTAATCATTTTCACTATTTCATCCTCGTCTATGCTTTTAAGACTGGTGTATTCGTGTTTTGGTTGGTCTTGAGAAGATATACACTCAATAACTTTGAGGTATTCTCCTTTTGTCACACCAAGCTTTACGTAAGAAGGCATTTGCCTATCCCCACCTGCCATGAATATAAGGTTCTTATCATTGAGTTGAACGATATCCCAGTTTTCATAATCCAGGGATTCAGTTTCTCCTTCTTTATTTTTGGCGAATGTCTTTCCAGAGTATTCGATTTCATAGAAGTCGATTTCCTGCACAATCTCCTTTCCGTCGTCATCTTCGTCTTTTTCACAGAAGTTAGAATTAAACAAAGCTTTTAACAAGCCTGAGTCAACGAACTCTACTTGCTCGGTGTGTTTTGCTACTGAATCCTTTATCTCTTCTATGTTGGAGATGGAATCAAAGACAAATTTTACTACTTTTCCGCTTCGCTTGACTGCTTCAACGACATCTTGAAGAGATTTGATTCCTTCTGGTTTTGTACCAGTTTCAACCTCAAGCTGCTTCAATAGTGAGTCCACTTGAGACTCAAGACTGTATTTATTCATGATTTGCTGTTGTTGCGCAATATACGGTGAAACGAAAAAAAGGTTACAAAAAAGGAAAGACCTAGTCAGACTAGGCCTCACCTTTAATTCAGTACCTCGTTGGCGACTCCTGGCATGTTTGCCTCGTCTCCCCACGCTGTTACGTTGAGCCATCCGCCGTTTACTTTGGCCTGGATGATTGGGTCATCATCTCTAAACCATTTATCGACAGCTGGTGCTTCAACTCGAAATCCTTCTGGGACAACTCTAAACTTTTGGTCAATCTCAAACCCTTCAAGCTTTAGCATGTGCTTTGGCGCGATGATTTTGAGTTCAATCTTGTGTTCGGTCATTCCCTTTTGCAGGCGAGCGACAGCTTCAATTAGAACTGGGTGCATACCCAAGCTTTCTTTGGCAATGGCGCCTTCTTTTTTAGCGAATCCCATAACATCTGAGTTATTTATAAATTTGTGTGCGTGTAGCACTTTAAATGCAGACAAGAACATTTCTGCGTACTTGTCTAGTACTTTCTTGTTAAGCTTTCCGCCTTCGTGCTCCAAAATACCCGTCATTCCCTCAGTGGACCGACTTCCTGCGCTTCTTTGGTAAGACTCCCATTTTGCAATTACAGTCTTAATTGGTTCCCAAGCGGCTTTCTTGGTGAGCTTTTTGTTTCCATAGGCTTTTGCGAAGTCCCATGTTCTATTTTCACCATCAACCTTGATAGAGAACTCAGTCACGTCTAGTGATTCCATAAAAAGGCTTTCCAAGAATGGTTTAACTTTTTCATCTCTAGAGAATGCTATCAAATCCTTTTGATTCTTGACAGGGATGCTGTCAATGTATATGTTCACGGGGGCTTGTACGAGGCCGAACTTTTTACACAACTCAAAAACTGCGTCCTCGGTCATGAATTTATAGTTGAAAGCTATCTCTCGATACTTGGTAATGATGGCTTGCAATTCTTTTACTCTCTCCAGTTCTTTTGGCTCAAGTTGACGAGCTTGCTTGAAACTGGTGAACCCAAGAGATTTGAGTTCCTCTACACTTTCAATCACTTTTGTGTCTTGAGCATCTGAGAGAATTTGCTTGGCATTTTCCAAGAGTTTCATTTCGGCTGTAGAAGCCTCGTAGTGAATTTGTTCTATGATGCTGTTCATGGTGTTGTTTTTTATAACTAATACATAAAAGTACAAAAAAAGGGACTCATTCCGAAGAAAAGTCCCTCTTATTTTCGATAAATCAATCTTATTAAAGAATCTTAGGGAAATTCTCATCGCGTCTAAAATTTAAACGCTCAATTCTCTTTCCTTCACGAGCGAAATTCCAGGCTTTCCCGATAATTGCGCACTTATGAAAAACAGTGAATGTGTTTAATTTATCACCGTGCATACGAATCAATCTGTTTCTCAAGTGAAACGCTGGCGAGTCTGTTTCCATGCCTGTTCCAATCGCTACGCTTTGCATGAAAGTGCGAGTCTGGGATGTGTGTTTTCTGTAAAACATGTAATACATGCCACAAAAGATGCGACCTGAAACAAATCGCTGAGGCATTGATTGCCAGATTTTATGAGCTTCCCCAATCACGTCTACGAAGTCTGTTCTAGATTTCACAAAGTTGAGAACATCCAAATTGTCGTAGCGAGAGCTTTTCATGCTACCCGTTGCTACTCCTTTTAATCCTGACTCCAATGACATAACCATTTTAGCAGCAGCGGATACGACAGATGCGTTCTTATAGCCTTGAGAACTCAAGACATCTGCACTGTTCCTGCCTTTGCCAGTATCAATTGTGTGAAATGTGTCTCGGTGGATTCCGAAAGTCACATTAGACTGCAGTTCTTTCCCTGTTATAACAACCGCTTCTAATCGATGTTGGCCATCAAGCAAGTTGCCATACTCATCAAAAACAATGGTGTCTCCATTAAGCTTCCATTTGCCATCCTTAATTTGATGGACCAGAAAATCCAGGTTTTGTTTTGCAACGTTTCGATTGCTTACGTTGGTTTTTAACCATTCACGAGCAAGTGAAGGGGTAATTGTTAATTCAAAAGTCTCTCCCACTTTGATTGTGTCGGAATTCTTCCCATCAATCATTGTAGATATAATTCCGATAGGCAAACTAATCTTATTCATACGCTGTGTTTTAATAAATTACTGTATTAGTGTCCAATATACGTGGACAAAGTGAAAAGGTTTCATTATAAGCAAAAACACTGCTTTTGTTTTTAATCACAATCATCTCTATTTATGGTAACCTATTCAGGGGCTTAACGTACATTATAGTAATTGAAAGAGAGCAAGATAAATAAAGCTTATAAGAATTTCCGCGACGCAGGACGTGCTGCATTGGATGTGTTAAAAAACGAAGGACCAGAAACAGTACACGCTGTTAAATTGCTGTTGAAGCTGGGAGTAGGAAAAAAACTAGAGAAAAGTGAAATGCAGTTTCTAAAAGCGCAGTCTGTTGATATAGGGAAAATGGTTGCGTTATTTGGTTTGTTTATTATCCCAGGCGGGTCGTTAATTACTTTAATCGCTGCTGAGGGTCTAAAAAAAATAGGAATCAACCCTTACCCTTCAAACCAATCACATTTAAGAGAAAACGAAATGATTAGGAAGCAAATACGTAAGATACTAGCTGAACAAATGCTTGGGAAGCAGGAAATAAGGATGCCTTTTGACATGTCAATCCCAGAGGACATTTGGGAGCTTAAAAAATACTTTGATGCAGCAGGTAAGAAGCTATATGTGGTCGGCGGTGCCGTGCGTGATGTTTTAACTGCTAAACAGATAAAGGATTACGATTTGGCGACTGATGCCACTCCAGAAGAGATGATTAAATTTATCCCAAAACACATCTATACAATATTAGAGGCTGGTAATATTTTTCCTGTTGTTCACTTGGTTACTCCAGAAAATGGGAGATACGAGATTGCCACTTTCCGTGTTGATGTCGGAACGGACCACCGTAAACCAGAAACTCAGTTCTCTACAATCGACCAGGACGTTAAACGTCGTGACTTGACAATGAATGCGTTGTTCTACGATTTAGACACAAAGGAAATTGTTGACCTGGTGGGCGGAATCGCTGATATCCAGGCTGGAAGGGTTCGGACAGTGGGAGACCCAACTCAAAGATTTGCCGAGAACCAGATAAGAAAGCTTCGAGCATTAAGATTCACAGCTAGAATTGGAAGCAAACTGGACCAGAGCATTCAAGACTCTTTGCTTGCCAACCCTTCTTTGGATGAGGAGGCTCCTGAGGCTATTATGGCAGAGGTGTTAAAAGGTATTGAGCAAGCTAAAAGTGTAAAGCACTTTATGAGCATGGTATTCAAATTTGGTTTAGACAAGTTTGTTTTTAAGGGGATTAAGACAAACCCAAGAGGAATTATTGAGGAAAGGGACCCGACTTTGCTGTATGCTTCTCTCTTTAGAAACTCAGACCCAGGAAAATTGAGAGATGCGATTAAATCAAGGTTGAAATATTCTGATGACTTTGCAAAGCGCGTTATGTTTTTTGTAAAATTTATAGACTTTGAGCCAGGAAGAATTATGGAGTTCTACAAGCTTAATCAAGCTACAGCACATGTGTCTGAGGAAGATTTGGTGAGAGCAGGGGAGATTCTTGGATACGATAGCAAAATGGTTTCGGCGTTCTTTGAGTTCGCCCCAATTGCTGACGCAGATGAGCTGATGGCTCAAGGCTTTAAAGGCCAGGAGCTAGGGAAAGCAATGAAGGCGGTTGAGGTGAAACACTTCCTAAACCTATTATAGTGTTGGTTGTGAAACAAGCAAATTGTTTTCTATTTATAAGAAACACTTAACATGTACGCAACCAATGCTTTTGCTATCAGAAAAATCGTTCGTGAGATACTTATAGAAAAGCATTTTTATGAAGGATTTGGCTTCGACCACAACATTGATGGGAAAAATGTTCCTGATTTAGAATCGTGGATGCTAAACGTTACTGATAAGCTGCGCTCAGCCACAGATATCTATAAAGACATCCAGGCGAGTGTTGAGCAGAGAGGTGCATTGGTTAAAAGTCATCAAAATTCGTCACAAACACTGGAGTCCCCTCCGACAACCCCAGGCCTAGAGTGTTAAAATAAAAGTAGTCTAAAGCGTCTTCTCGTGTCATCCCCTGGGACTTAAATATTTTTATTACTTTCTCTTTGTCGTATACTGCTTGAGTTTCTTGTCCAAACTGTTCTGCGTATCCTATTAGTGCGGCAGCTATATCTGGAAATATAACCATGTCTTCTCTTACATCGGTAAGGGCTTCCATTTTATCTTGTTCTGTCATCCTGCTTCGTTAGTTGTATCGTCGTAAATATACAACCTATTTCCAAATGACTAGCATTTGTTAAAAACTTACTTTTTCTTTCTATTTATTAGAGCATAAGCACAACAAAACGCCCATGACTAAAGAAGAATTTAAGAGATATGTTCTAGCTGAAGCTAAGAAGCAATTAGCGAAAGAACAGAATTCTGCGCCTAATACACAGGTTATAAACGAAGGGGCTGATGGGGAATACATTGACTCGGATGCTATTTTTAAACTAGCTCAAGAGATGAAGTCTATCAACAAATCACTTGCAATGGATAATCCTTTGATTTATGAAGGGAACATTGTCGATGACATTGTTGGAAAAAGTGAAGTTCGTAAGCTCACCACTCCAGTTGGAAGAGAATACAATATCGACTTGAAAGACAGTATTAGTGAGACAATGACGAATTACAATGACCAAAAGAAGGTTATCAACAAAGATTCTACGTCGGAAGACAAATGGAATCATCTTGTAAATTATAAAAGACTAGGAAAAGACTAAATACTTATAAGCACAAAAAAAGGAGCGATTCGCTCCTTTTTTTGTGCTTATTTATTAAAAATGTTTCTGTAAAATGAGTTATCAATCTATTCGAAACCTAGTCAACCAGGTTATAAAAGAGCATTTATCCCCAGACGTCGTAAAAGACTTGGAAACTATTAATGGTAGCGTAGGAGAACTTTCAGAAGCTGAGTTAAACATTGCTAAGGAGGCTTTTTCTAATATCCCACATCTTCAGTCTGAGTCGGATGACCAATACGCCGATTTCCAAGGAAAAAATGTGCAATTAAATTCTCCATCAAAAGGGGAGCAGCGTGACTACATGGCGTATATCCAAAAAGAAGGAAAAACCGTTAAAGTTCATTTTGACGCGAAAAGTGTATCATAAAAGAAACTAGTTAAAGAGATAATATCGGTTTATGCTAGTTTTTTGTGGTTATAATTTGGTTTACAGATTATAATTATACATATTTCCTTAAATTAACATTTAATGGACGTTCAAATGACAGGCGCCTACAACTACCAGTTGGACAAGAGTAGTGGGGACAAAGGAGAGAAGACGATTATTAAATTTCTAGAAAAGCAGTTTAATCTTAAATATGTTCGGAGCAGTGAGTTTAGAGAAGGGGAAACCCCTTCGGACTATGATATGCTTTTCAAGGACATTTATGATAAAAATGTCACTTACGAAGTTAAAACTGACTTGTATTGCAAACCTGGCAGAGACACTGGGAACATTGCGATTGAGCACAGGAGAAAAGGGTATAAAGACGAAACTTTAATTGAAAAAACGGGCATTAGAAAATCTAAGTCTCACTACTACATTTATTATTTTTGGAATCTGAATGAGCTCTGGATGATTAAGACCCCAGAACTGAGAAAACTTATTCGTAGCATGGTTAATAGTCGAGAGATTGGTGAACCAGGGTCCAAAAAACATAAATGGATGGGCGATGGATTAAGGTCGCTTTCATATTTAATCCCTCGCGAGCAGCACAGGAATCATTTTTTAGTTTATAGCTTTAAGAGAGACGAATTATAAAATAAACAACCCTTATGGCTCAAATTAGAGGTGTAGACTGTGGCTTGAACAACTGGGATGTTGACTTTCCTTTCGGAAAAGAAAGAGAAGCAATGACAGTCAAATTTCTACAGCAGAAATTTGGGATGGCTTTTATTGACTATGAAGACTCTAAAACACACGATTTAGAAATGGTTGAGCCTAAGTTCGGCAGCACGCTGTGGATTGAAGTGAAAAGAGACCGTTACGAATCTGGCAATATGGTTGTCGAATACTCAGGAAAGTGGGGCCCGTCTGGAATAAGTACAACTCTTTCTCATTTTTGGGTTCAATTCTTCGAAGACACACAGGAATATTGGATAATAGAAACAAATAAATTAAGAAGGCTTCTCAACAGTCAGCGACAGAAAAAGAACGTTTTTTGGAGAGGAAGAGGTGGAGACCACGGAGCTACCTGGATGTATTTCCTAAAGAGAGCTTGTTTTCATGGTCAATTTAAGATATATAAGAAGATTGACAGTGAATTTATGAGAGTTTATTGGTCAACCCCTACAGGAGCAAAAGCGCAGACTATTTATCACAAAGAGCTTTTTTGTGAAAAATTATACTCAGAACGAAACCCCGCGCAACCTTACGCAATCTACCCGCCATTCATTAGGAGCCCAGAACTCAAAGGGTGCCGTAAGGTATTCGGCCCCAGCTCGCCTACGCAAGACTTTGGGAGAAGTAGAGATTGACCAAGTAGAGTTTGATTCTGATGTCATTAAAGCAACTTTGTCCCCAAGCATGTGGGAGAGCGGAAAGCTTAAACCAGAAGTAAGAAAAAAACTTCTCAAAGCAGCAAAAGCATATTACGACTACTTAGACATTGAGCCAGTAAAGCTTAAAGATATTACAATCACAGGCTCAATGGCAAACTACAATTACCACGACCTATCAGACATCGATGTCCATTTAATTCTAGATTATGCTGATGTCGATGATAATGTAGAGTTTGTAGGTGAGTTTTTCGCTGCCAAGAAAGCTTTTTGGGAAATCAAGCACGACATTAAAATAAAAGGACACGACCTAGAGTTTTATGCCCAGGACTCTGACCAAGAGCATCATTCTACTGGTGTTTTTTCACTGGTCAAAAACGAATGGAATCTCAAGCCTAATCGTCAGGACTCTTTAAAGGTGGATGCGGAACAAGTTCGAAAAAAAGCTGCAGACATGATGACCAAGATAGACCACATTGTCGACATGTCTCCTTCTCAGGTTCAGATTGAAACAATCAGAGCTATGAAGGAGAAGTTGAAAACACTGCGCCAGGCGGGACTCAATTCATCGGCGCAGGAGTTTTCTGTAGAGAACATTGTGTTTAAGATACTTAGAAACACTGGCTATCTTCAAAAGTTGTCTGATGCCAAATTGTACGCGACAGACTCTGAACTGTCTTTAGATGAGAAACGCACAAACGAACACGGTTTACCTGGGGAATTAAATCCAAGAATTGCGGATGCCGCAACCACCAGCACCAGCACGCAGTTTGGTGAGATTCCAGTTTCAACACGAGAAGGAGCAGAAGGTGGAAAAGACATAAACACTCTGATGGTCCAAGATGGTATCGAAGATATGTCTGATGATAAAATCAACATAATTAAGGACTTTATCTCTTTTACCAGAGACAAGCTAGGGCTTAAGGCACCAGTTAAGGTTGGACTTAGAAAAGGAAGAGACGAGTACATTAAGACTACGGCATCGTATTTACCGTTTGAGAACGAGAACTACGTTCGTTGCGAAGGTAGAGCCCTTGTTGATATCCTTAGAAGCATAGGGCACGAGCTTACGCACAATAGACAACGAGAGATAGGCATATTTGACCCAGGCGATAATGTGCAAAACATTGGAGGCCATATTGAGGACCAAGCAAATTCTATTGCTGGAATCTTGATTAAAGACTTTGTCGATAATCATGGATACGAACACATTCACGAAATGTACTAAGTTTTTTACTAAGTATTTAAAAAAACCACCATGGCAGAAAAAGTAGAGGGGTTTAAAGTTGAGACTATTAAGAAGCGATGTTATCGGCTATTTATAGAAAAGCATCACTATGAAGTCATTTAAACGTTTATTGCTAGCACTCTTATTTACAATTGGGATTTTACTCGATTCTCATGCACAGCAGCAAGTTATTTTGACACCTCAGTGGCAGCAAATCGGGGAGAAGTGCACTGATTGTGGCTCTGCTTTCTTTATGATTTACAGAAGCCTTATTCCAAGTGCTTCGGGGCAATATGAGGCTTACGTATATGCCTGGAGCAACAGTTTTGATGGTTATGGAAATTCAGTAACCACATACATTAGTAGACCAATAATTTATGGAGTTGATGCTTATGGGAGAAAAATATTAAACCCTATAATCACGATGGAGTATCATTTAGCAAGCCCTGAGACACCTTCTTTTAATGGTTGGAGCCTAATGTTTTATCTATATAGCCCAAATCCTAATCAAAACTACCTTTTAGAATTTGATTATCTTGACAATTATTAGCACTTCAAAACCACAATGATTATAACTATATTTTTGAATACAAAACACTAGAACAACTATAATGGCAGACAATGAAGGAGTGATAGGGAATACAGCTCTAAGCGAAGACACAGTGGTAAAAACTAACGTGAAGACTTTGTTATGGGTTTCTATCGGGTTGTTTAGCTTGTTGATGTCAATGTTCACCGTTTTTTACTTTGACATGCGCTCCAGAGATGCTGCGACCAATGATAAAATGAAAGAGACTGCTGAGCTTCTAGAAGAAGAAGTTGAAGAAACTGTTTCTGAGAAGCTTGAAAAGTTTGAAGAAAGGCAACAAGCTATTAAAGACGATATTGGGACCATCAGGGGAGATATAAAAGTCATCCTGGATAGAACAAGAAGGTCAGGAAACAACGCTAGTACTTCTACTATAAATGATGCCACTCCCCCTCCTTCTAGCTCAGTTCCTCCTGGCTAATCGGGTGCTTCTGTGAAAAAATCTGTGAATCTCTTTTTTTAAGGAAATCCACCACCTCTTGAATACTTGATACTTTGTGAGACATCTCTTTCCCTTTAGACCCTAGATACCAATATCCTTCTGCGTGTCCTGTGATATGAAACCCCTCCATGCCTACATTCATCGCTGGCTCAATATCTCTTGTATAAGAATCTCCAACCATCACATAGTGGTGAGCTGGATATCTGTGCTTTAGGTTTCGGTAGATTGTTTCATCTTTGAAATCATAAATCTCGAAGTCGTAATCCGATAGCCCCAAAGACGCAATCTTCTTAACCTGCTCCAAGCGTTCTCCCATCGTGTAGATAACAACCTTGCCGTGTTTGCTGAGTTCCTCAAGTTCTTTGATTCTTCCTGGAATTTCTGCGTACTGATGGTCGTAGACTCCATTGCCTAGTTCCACAACTTCCAGACACAGATTTTCGTATTCGTCATCTGACATTGGGGTCATAAACTGTCTGAAGTCCCCAAGCACCATAAGCAGGCTTTTTGCAAAGCTGTTAAGGCTAAAGTGTGTGGTAAAATGAGCCCCATTGTGTTTGTTTACAAAATCAGAGAACATCACTCCCAACACTTTGTCTGGAATTGGTTCCGACAACTGACTTTTGATAAGAGCCTTCACGCTATTTGCTTGGATGGTGTAATACTCATTACACTTACAAATGGTATTATCGAGGTCAGTAAATATAACCCTGTTTTCTTTGTTTTTTGAAACGATATTTCTGACAATGTCACGGCACTCTATTACCGCTTTTATCTCATCTCCAAAATCATTGAATATGGTGTAGGCAAATATTCTTCCTGAGTCCAGTTCAGTTTCAGAAGAGTGACCAGCTAGTATTGCTCGTTTTTCAGCATCTCCTCCAGATTCTCTGTCAAGGGCTTGCTTGTTTCTTTTTGGAGAAATAACGTTGATGTTTGTCCCTCCAAGATTTTCAATAAAATCAAACTCATTCTTGAAACGCATATCTGTGATAATGATTCTTTTTATGCCTCTAAAAGCATGCATAATCATCCACTCTTTGGCATTGTTAATCCAGACGTCTTTCCCAAACACATCTCTCCCTTCTTCTGTTCCTACGGTTTGGAGTGTCCTTCTTGTTTTTTCGTCTTTCTTAATCCAGCACTTATTTCTGTCAAGGCCTTTTTTGTAAATCCCATCTATTTTTATTTGGTCGGCGAAGCATAGGAATACCGTTGGTTTTGGTTCAAGCATCTTGCTGAACACTTTTTCTGCCAAATAATTTTTACCGCTACCTAACTTTCCTGCGAAGCCGTATATTTCAACACCGTTTAAAATTGTTTCGTCTAATTGCATTGTTTTTTATATTTTACCATGGGTGTCCTTCAGAGAGTGGTTAAAATAACTCATTTTTCTGCTAGGACCATGTTTGATGTGGCTCTGATACGCTTTCAAATCCATCATAATCATCAACAATGTATACTGTGATTGGAATTTCGAGCACTTTTAGTTTAGCACAACTCCCAGATGCTTTATCGGACCCAAGAGTCTCAACCATCTCCACAAGCAACTCGTCGTGTCTTTTTATTATTCTGAAATCATGATGCACTTTTTTGTGCTGTTCATTGCGAGCAGCTTTTTCTTCGGTGTTTGCAGCGCCCCAATCAAAACTCATAAACTTGTTGTACTCTTTAGCTGTCTTGATGGTGGTGGCATTCCATATAAAGCTGTCTTTTACTTTGTTTGTGGTCACTTTTTTATACTTCCGCTTTGCGTCCCCATAAGGAAGATAGTTCCCATCTTCATCTTCTAAGTTTTCGACATAAAAATGGCAAGGAACACCTCGTTTTTCAGCCATCCATTTGACAGCTTCTGGTGAGAGGCTGAATCCTCCGTAACATGCGTTTATTACTACTTTCATTGAAATATATAAATTTGACTTGGTCGCAGATAAGGTTCAGAGCCATTTTCTTCTACATGTATGCAGCTTTATAATTGTGCTTTTCACACTGCTATCGGCGCTTTAATCGCTGGTAGCGGGTTGTAGTTTTTCACTTTGATGTCATCCAGAGTGAAGTCGTATATAGACTTGATGTTAGGATTCAATTCCAACGTTGGAAGCCTGGGTCCTTCGTATTTGCCAATCCTATTTTTTGCTGATTGGCGGTCTATAAAGTAGTCATCTCCAAGAATTGGCTCTTTGAAATCTTTCACCTCCATCATTTTATCGACATCCTCTTGGTTCAAGTGGGTGCGATTCAAATATGAGTTCACTTGGTCTCTGTGGTTCACATAAAGATGTGCATCTCCAAAAGTGTGTGTGAACACTCCTGGGAGCATTCCAGTGACCTGGGCAATCATGTGTGTGAACACAGCATATGACGCGATGTTAAAGGGCACTCCGAGGAATACGTCGGCACTTCTCTGATAGAGTTGGCAATCAAGCCTCTTTGTTGGGAGGCTTTCTCGGTCGTAGCCTAGCTCGATTGCTTTTTCTATTTCTTCATAGCTCAAATCTACAACGTTAAACTGGTACATACAGTGACACGGAGATAAAGCCATGTCTGGTAAATCATCTACATTCCAAGAGTTTACGATGTGCCGTCTTGAGTCTGGATTGTTCTTTAAGCCCTCAATAAGACTCTCAAGCTGATTGGAGGTGCCATTTTTAATTCCAACCCACTTTACCCACTGCTTACCATAGACAGGGCCTAACTCTCCCCATTTAAGCACCCAAGAGTCATTGTGTGGTCGGCGCTTAATCTCACTTATAAACTCAGCCTGTGTTAAAGGTCTTGTACAGTTGTTTTGAGGGTCTTCTGTATGGAATTCATAGTCTGGCTCATCCAGGCTCTCTGCATGCGTTAGAAACGTCTTATATGCCCATTCATTCCAGATGTGAACTTTGTTGTCGACAAGATACTTTATATTGGTATCTCCTTTGATAAACCATAAGAGTTCAACAAATACTCCGCGAGTAAATGTTTTCTTGAGTCCCAGAAGTGGAAATCCGTCTAGAAGGTCGTATTGGTTCTGGTATCCGAAGATAGAGTAGGTTCCAGTTCCAGTTCTGTCGCCTTTTAATCTTCCTTTCTCCAAGATGTGTGATACGAGGTCGTTAAACTGTTTCATTAGTCCTTCTTTTCTAAGATTATCCGCTCTGCGTCGGTATCTCTGTTTATAGCTTTCTCACTGGAGAACTTTTTACCATAACGCTTAGTGAGTTTCTCGATGTTTCTATCCCAAATGGATTTGATGCTCCATTTATGGTTTCTAAACAAGATGGCTAGGTACCAAAAGATGTCACCTACTTCTTCTTTGGCGTTGACCAAGTCAAATTCTTTCTGCTTCCACTTGTGATTGTACATCGCCTCTAGAAGTTCTCCTGCTTCTGTGCACACTCCTATGACAGCGTGCATATCTGATTCTTCTGCATCCACTGATGGTGTGAAGGCTTCGTTTAAACCTGCTGTTTGAACAGGAGTTTTAAATCCTTCAGGAAGGTCTTTGCCGTAATATTTGTGTTTCTTCATTATATCCAAATCCTCTGTTGCTTTGAGGAATTGTTCGATTGCTCCTTTGAGCTGAAGCTCTCTTTGGTACAATGGGTCTTCTGTGTCGTGGCCGAATGACCCGCTAACAAAGGCCTCGCTTTTCTTGAGGTATTTTTTGAATTTCATTCGAAAATGTTGTTGTGTTGCAAGCGCAAACATACAACAAGTTGTCTATAATTCAAAATTAGATTATAAAATTGACCCCGAAAGAATGCAGGATAATACGCCGCCATCCCTTGAAAAATAAAACAAAACCAGCTCGCTGTATATAATTAATGGCTAAAAAGCCACTAACCATATACAATTGTTGTGTGTAATTTAATCTAAGTCTTCGCCCATTCTACAAAGTATATCTTTTAAATCCCATAAAACTAAATTGCACTTGTTCCATTGGCTAAATGTTTTGTCGTAATCATTCATAAGGTTCTTGCTCTTATACAAGTCTAAGTTTTCGCTCAATTTAGCTTTAAGGGTTTCTTCCTTTTTAATAAGTTCGTGAATAAAACTACGCCCAACATTGTATAAATACAATACTCGCTCTAGTGCCTCTTCACTACCTATTTCTAATCTTTGGTGTTGGTCTTTTATATTATCTATTTCTGTCATTGTCGTACTGTCATTGTCGTACTGTTTTTATACTTACCGTTACCTACAATGGCTGATACTTTAGTTTAACCTTATGTTTCGCCAAGTAATCGCATCTACAAACAGCAAGTGTTATATCATCATAGGCACTATCACAATCAGCGTGCGTAACGCTTGGAACCCATACGTGATAGTTTGGTTTTTGTTTAGTTCCTTCATTACTTACATAATAGCCATTTACATTATGTAATATTCCAAGCTTTACTTCTTCTTCTTCAGTTCCATTTGGCTCGTATTTATTTTTTATTTCAGTCATTTATCAAAGTTTTTAGTTTATAAAATCGCCACAGTAGGTAACAATGTATAAAATTAACCTACGGTCGCTATCGCTTAATCTTATACTAAACGTTATGCTCCATGCCTTAGTTCAGTTCTTCGATTTAACATTTGTAATGAAAAACAAAAAGAATTTCGCCAACGCAAAACAAAGATAATAAAATTATTTCAAATTAATACTATATTTTTGAATATTTTTACTTATATAATCTTTTGCTGATTGGTATTCGTTAATATCATATTCAAAACTTTCTTCAGATGCAAACTCTTTACCTGCATAATTATCTATCAAATATTTAGAGTTTGTTATGTCCCAATCAATAACTGGATTTATATCATAAAAATCTTCATATAAATCTTTAAGTTTTCTAACACCTCTTGCATCAATTATAATATTATGGTTATTTGGATGATAGCAAAAGGCATGAACAAAATTGAAATTATATTCAGCATCTTCATCAACATCTTCAAATTCATCGTTAATTACCGCTATTTGATATTGTGGAAATATTTCATTCAACGCAACACAAAATGGAATACATTCACCACTCATCCATTGTTCAATATCATTTTCATTTATTGTGTGATTTTCATTCACAAACTGCTTAAAGTTCTTAACTTTATCAATTATTTTACGCATATCTTCACTCATAGTTTCTTTATATATAAATATTCGGTTTTTAAAACTCCACTCTAAAATTCTTTTTATTTTTCTTTCGTGTTTCAAATCAACATTATCAGTTAATAAATCGGCACGAGAGCATAACAAGGTGTATAAGAAAGTTTGCTATCAGCATTTGTGGTAATTTGATAGTTTATCTAAGCAAACCTTCTCATACACCCAGCCGTTATGTGTAAGTGTTACATTAGTGATTCCAAATAACCTTTTTCTATAATATTTTCCAAACCATTAAATTCTAAATTAGTATCAATTTTAAAAACATTACCATTAGATGGTTCAGAATAATAATCAGTATAACCTTCACCAACCACAATAACATCATTAATTAAAGTACTATTTAATAATGAATCAAAAACTCTATGATAACCATCAACTAAAAACAATAAATTATTATCAGTTCTCCAAACATTTAAAGGTTCTTTATTACTATGTGATTTTTTACCATCAATAAAATTATTAAAAACCCCCATTAAACTTCTTTTACTCAATATTAATTCATTTATGTTAATCTTTAATAAATCATAATATTCGTCACTTTCTTCATCATAATATTTATTCTCATTCAAGAACTTACCAAAGTTCTTAACCTTATTTATTTGTTCTCTCATTTCTTTACTCATAACATTTCTTTATATATACATTCCGCTGTGTGTAATACTAGCCCTCGTTTTCCCATTTATCTAATATTTCTTTGTAATACTTAGATTCTTTTAGGTTTTTGTGTGGGTTATTTTTCTTTAATCCATTCGGCAACGAACAACATAATCCATCATGTCCTGTCATGCCATCACCTGTATGGCATCCACATTTACACTCCATTACAACTGCCCACTTATAAAACTCATAATTTACACAAAGAGTACACTTACATGATTTTCCCATATTTGTAATTTAAATCCGTACTAAGCCTAATACTACCTATAATCCATTGCGAAAAGCAACGTATCATAGCCAAAACGCTAACTACAAGCGGGTGTAGTGGCACGTATTTAATTTTCTGCGTAATCAGAAGAAAAAATAAAAGCCACCCGCTTTTGGTTTTACCAACCAATTAGGTTCTCCACAATTGGAGTGTTTTTAGTTCATATGCTACAATTCTTCTAACAATTGCATCAAATGTTTTTTTACTGTATTTACCGTCAGGTAAATCACTACCTCTATTCCAGTCTTCACCAACTCTGTTTTTTCTAGTTGATGCAATACAGCCTAGGTATCCACTACTTTTATCTGTTGGTTTATATCCAGAAATTGAGTAATAGTGGTCGTTTGTATGTAATCTGCAAATAAACTTGTTTTTTCCTGCCTCTTTAGTGTCAAGGAAAATTAATGCTTGCGAGTCAACATTTCCATATCGCACAAGTTCTTTTAACCATAAGGCAAACTCAGGAGCAATATCAATAAGTTCTTCGTACTTAATCAATGTTGAATTGTTTTTCTCACTCAACCTTCTTTTTAATTCTTGGTTGTATTCTTCATTTGTTTCTACTCTTTCCACTTGTGGATGAGCATCTGTTTTTTCGGGGGCATTTTTGCCCGACTTAACATCTTCTTTCATCTTATTATTAATTTATTTTTACCCACCCTTCTTTTTATTTTTTAGTGCTTCGTGCTTCGTGCTTCGTACTAGCGTTGGTGGGTCATTAATCCGCCAGTAGTTAACACTGTGTAAATTGCATAGCGAAAAGCTACGCACCTTATACAAACCGTTATATGCAATGCTACGTTTCTGCTTCGTATTAAGTTCTGTGTAAAAACCTTTTAAAAATTTCACTACTCTTGATATAACACACCACTTTCAAAAGCAATTTCATTTTTTTCTAAATTAACAACACAATTAAATAATTTCCACACATTTGTTTCGTTACTTGGAACAACAAAAATTGAATCATATTTTCCACTTACTAAATCATAACCATATTTAGATGTGAAATTAATTTTGAATGGATTCCATTTTTGATAACCAGTTAAAGATTTTGAACCATCTTCATTTGTTTTTTCTTCTAAGTAAATTGAAGGGTTTTTTTCAAAACTTATTTGACATATTATGTCACCTAAAATAATCTTACCTGTTTTCATTTTTCTTGTTTTATTTTTTCTTGTTTTATTTTACTCACACACTATTTAGTTTCATAAAACATAGCACCTTTTTCCTTAGCGAAATTTTTTATGTAATTTATCATTTGTGTTGAATAGTCATTCCCTCTAAATTCTCCATCAACACTAATCATCGCCAAATAAAACTCTTTTTCGAGATTTGGTAAATATTCTGAAAATTGACCACCGTCATAATAATATTCAATATACCCAATTTTATCATCACCATCTAACTTATATTGTGATTTTTCATTCAAATATTCACGTATAGTTGTTGCTATAAATTTTCGTATTTCCATATTATGATATAATTGATTTTATCACCCTTTACTCAGAAACGCTTCCAATGGCCAAGTGAATGTCGTATTCCATCAGTGTAATTTCTGTCTTATTGCTTTGATTCATCCACATTATTCGGTCATTAATCGAGTTGATTGACTTTTTAAAATACGCAGCTTTCTCGTATGCTTCTGTGTCTGCAGCTTCTAACATCTTCTCACTTAAATCATTTACAAGGCTCTTTGATTTCTCTAAAAGAAAATTTATAGGTATAGTTTTGTCTTTTAAATCAATCATTTCTTGCTTTATTTCGTTGCTCAACCTAATTAATTGACTAAAATGTCGAGGAGACTCCAGATTAATCGTGATGTAGTTAGCAAGATTTATATCAGCTGATATCTCCAAAATAGACACCACTTTTTTGATAGAATATTTATCGTGGTCCACCGCTTCTTTTGTTTCAAATTGAAAAGTTGCCGTGTATAAGCAGTCTATGTCATTAATAAATTCTTTATAATTTGACACACTCTCAAAATACAGCTCTTTCGTGTTTCCTCTGTCGATTCTTCTAAATTTCGCTCCTATTGGTTTAATAAATCTTTTTCCAGCGTCTCCTTTTTTTGTGTAAAAATCTCCGTTGAGGTTATAAATAACATCTCCATCTTTGAGGAGCGCTCCTTCTAAGAAAAGGTAAAAGTATAATTCAATTGTTTCTCCTACTGGTGGAATTCTAAATTTGCTCCCCAATGGCAATGTGGAGTGAGAGACATCTAATAGAAAATCTTCTTGTGATGTTGATTCTTGAGCCATCTCATCTTCTACTTCCTGAGATATGGTGCTTAGCTCTTTTCGAATGGCTTCTTCCAGGCTTTTATTATAACTCATACCAGTTTCGTCAAGAGTGCTTCTAATCATCTTGTTGCTGACCTTCACACTTTTAGCGTTTTCGAATGTAAGGGGCTCTGTTTGAACAAACCCCATCCTTTTCAACAGCTTGCACGCCCTAGCAAAAGAGGGTTGGTCCATAATTTCTGTATTAAGTGTAGGAGAGTTTGGTGAAGTTATGAAAATCATAGTTTCCCTTTCTTCTGAGAAAGGGTTCTTTATTATACAGTATCCAAGTTTAATATTGCTATTCATAATCCTTTCTATTTATGATAAATAGCATCAAATTGATAGGTAAACACTTTTAAATCATGACAAAAACATTCACAGTGGCTAGTGGCAAGCACTATTTTAAAGGATTAAAATTCCAAGAATTATTTTACCCTATCCTTATGCTTGTGGTTACATTTGGATTATCTATATCTTCTTTTGTTCAATCTACTTTCGTCTGGGGAGGATTAGGGGCTTCGTTGATATTATATGGATTTGCAAAATGGAAACTGTTAGACCTTGAGATATTGGCTAGATTCTCACCAGAGTGTCTTTACACTCTAGATACTAATTTTGACCAAATAAACAAGCTTTATGGCTTAGGGGAGGGTGTGCACCACAAAGATTCTGCAAGATTCGGCTGGAGATGTGTAGACGGTAAGAGTATCGAGATTATAGCTTACTGCTACGTTAGAGGCGAAAGACAAAGTAGAAAGCTTATGGATTGCTCCACTAATGAATGGTTAAAACTGGATTTGTACATTGAAAAAGGTAAGTATGTGTTTGTCGGCGAAAACGAAGACGGTGAGAAAGCCAGAGTTTCTATGCCAAGACGAACGGGTTTCTTCTTTGGTAGACTATTTACTTACAAACTGTTTCCTTACTTTGGAGGGTCTATTGGTGCTCCGCACCAGATGTCTATAGAGGTGGTGGAAAAAGAAAAATAAGAGATGGAAAACAAAAAATCAAACCTAAGCGAAACTGAAGAAGAAGCTCTGAGAAATTACATTCGTGAGCTCATGGTCAAAGACTTGGGTGAACATGATGCTTTATACACTAAGCCTAAGCATTGGAAAGACGAAGTAGCAGACCTGAGGACTGATATGACTCAACTATTACAACATATTGAGGATGACGAGTACCAAGATGGAGTTGAAAATATTGACCGAGTAACTTCTAAATTGAAATCTTGGAAAAACAAAATAAAAAAATACCTGAACTAATCACAGTGCTGGCTGTTGGAGGGAATGGCTGATATATGTGGAGGAAGCTCGAAATGAGGATGATGCTCCTGAATCTTGACTACGTTGTTTTCATCTAATTGAGACAGGTCCACAAGGGCTTTGTAGTTTTTTAAATAATGTATTAACAGCAATTCTATTCCGTATGGAGTTAATTCCTTTATTCTCGCTCTCATTGCCAAATGTAGTTCTTCATAGTCAAAGTTTGCCATAAGCTTCACTAACTCGTACACGTCCGCATCTAAAAATATAACTGGGTCCATGTGTTCATACATCTGCGGTTGACTCTCTAATATAAACCTCCAGTCCGTTGTTTTAAGCGCTGATAAACTCACTAGGTGTATAAACACCTCTCCCGTTGCTGCAAGCAGCTCTCCTATTTGAAGATTGTTGAACTTCTGATACGGAACACTCATCACTACTTTTTTTTGAAACCCATATGCCTTTGCAATCTGAAACCCTTGGATGTAAGAGAAGTTGTATTTGTGAATGTCTATTTTATCCAAAAAATACTTAAGTCCCATAAGCAGTAAGGAGTGGGCTTCTTCTTGATTGATGCTAGATATCTGAATCCCTAAAAAGCTTAGTAAATCTGGCCTTCGTTTTAAGATGTGCATAACATCGCCAACTCTAAGCCCTCTTTCTTTTAGCTTAATGTGGCTTTCAATAAACTCTGTTTCCTGATTGTCAATTAGCCTGACCACACAGCGAACTAATTTTCGTACAGGCATACTATTCCAGAGAACTTTGTCTCGAACATAAGAGCAATCACAAATAGTTTTATCACTCAACCTCTCAATATCTACTTTTGACATCAAGTGACTCATTTCGCCTTCTTCAAAGTATTCCCAACAGTTTTCTATGAAGTAGTATGTAAATGCCTCAGCTATGTGTCTGACTTTATCTTTTTTTGAAGACATTTGATTTTCTCATTTTATTAAATTATTATAGTGGCACAACAAGAAAATGTAAAGATGGCAAAACAAGAGATAAATATAGAAGAACTGGTTGGGAAAATATATTTCCAAATTGCAACATGGCACGGTGAGACTTCAGAATATCAAGAAGAAGAAAACAAAATTCGCTTGCAAGCCGCAAGCTTTAAAATCATCAAGACTGTTTTTTCTGAAATAGGGATAAATCTTCACGAAGAGGAAAAGAAAAATGTTAAAGGTACAGAACAAGACGATAAAATGGAGGGAGTTCAATCCAAGTTGTCAGGCATCGCTGCAAGGCTTAAATCCGAAGGATTTATTTAGCAATATAAACGCTTATTGATAGGTGTTTTTCTCGCCTATTTATAGGAAACAACAACGGCTATGAATAAGTCAACCAAACAACGCAACATGGAGCTGCTCGGACTTTCCGAGGGGGTCAATCTAAAGTCGCTTCAAAACGATTCATTTAAGCATTTGAGTGAATCCTATGAGGAACAAAAGAGTGACGAAGCTAATAAAGAAGGGATGACTGTTGAAGATTTTGAGCAAAAAAGTTTTAAATCACGCGAAGAAGACTCCGTGCTTTATGACCTTACAAATGAAACATTTGAAATCATGGTTGTAGACGAACTAATTAGCGAGGGGCACAGTGAGTTTAAATCAAGTGATGACTACGAAAATATTTCAACGAAGAAAGCTAAGGGTTTAATTAGAAAATTTATCTCCTCCTTAGATACTTAGTAGAGTAAAGAATTTTAATCAACTTTTAAGTCAGGCTCGCCAGAGTTCTGACTTTTTTTTGCTTCAGGAAGTGGCTGCGCCAGAAAGTCTATAGTGTTCGCGATTTCTCTTGCTTCTCGAAGGGTGTAAGTCCCTCTGGATTGAGCCATCTCAAGGTAATTTACCAAGTTGATAATTGCGTCGTTTGCTGTCATGATTGTGTTTTACTAAAAATGATAAGAGAATTACAGATTGTCAAGCTTAGTTTTCTTCCATCCTGTATTTGTTTTGATGTAGAAGAAAACATCATCCCAAGCAAATGTTCCGATTGGAGACTTGTCTTTTGACGTTGGAGTTGTTGAGTCTCTTAGACAAAGAAGAGGGCCTTCTCCGCTTAATGTTAGCTTGGCGCCTAGCTTATGAAAGGCTCCTATGCCGACACTGCCATCGCCTTTTACAACCAAGTGTGTGGTTGAATCTTGAAAAGCATTCTTTTTTTCTCCTGCTTTTGATTGTATTACTAAACTGTGATATGCAGGCGTATCTTTTTTCGGAGCTATTCTAAGCCTTGTTTTCTGGTAAGGTCCAGTTGTGAACTCGTGTTCTACCCCTAAAGTAACAGCAGCGTGCTCTTTGTTGTAATTTAGAGTTCCATCGATGGAAAGCTCTTTCGAATCAGACTTAATCAAGCCCGCCTCTATTGAGGAAGTCTTTAATAGAAGTGAATCAATTTTTTTAAAACTAGCTTCATCTCCTTCTATGTTAGTTATATTAAGCTTGTGGTTCAGTTTTAAACCATAAGTAAGACTCTCTCCTTTTGGCTCAGAAACCACGAAGTTATCATCTTCACACTTTAGCTTAGAAGCATTAGAATCTAGCTCTTTTAGCAGAGATTTGAAAGCAAAAGTAAGTTGTGTGAAATTGCCATCAATATTAGCTTTAAGTTCGTGTGGAGGTAATCTCCAATCTATTTTTTTTAATTTGAGTTCCATATCTATAAATAGTGTTAGCTTGTTAAACCGCTCATTATAATGGTCCAAGATTTTCCCGTTAAACTTTGATAATGACTAAACCCATTAATGCCACCACTAGATGTATCATACCCACTTGTTGTGCCTGACATAGATAAAGAACCTCCAGTCCACCCGAAGTTATCAAGGTCGTGAAGTATGTGATTTGACACTGTTTCATCCCAATTCGAGTTGTCATCAAACTGGAGAGTAATATCGTTGCTTGAACTTCCTGATATTGGCTTCATATCTAAATATCCATGCTCAGGGCAGTTATATAATTCGAGGTTTGTCACTGTGTTTGCTATGGTAGGAAGTGTTGTGGCAGTTAAGGAGGCGTTTGAATGAAGCCTGATAAACCCTCTTAACCCAGTAACGTTAGAAATGTCTAAGGTTGCTAAAAGAGGGTTTGAGAACACTTGAAATAAAGAAATACTGTTGCTCCAACCTCCTAATGTCATCCCAGATAAGACACTGTTGTTGTTAATCCTAAAATCAGTATTAACATTACTGAGCATAGAGAAATCTAAATCTTGTAAATTTGAGTTACTATTTAAAGACATTAAAACAATAGACCTAGAGGATGGTCCAAATAATACACTTCCGTTTGACTGGTTTCTAATGGTTATACTTCCTGCTATCCCACTCATAGGGCTTAGGTCGACTGTGTCAGTGGCATTATATCCGTTTGATTGCATAAACACTGTGCTTACACTATTTGAACAGCTCGGAAAAGTTACTGCGGTGAGTGACGTATTTCCAAATAAGTTGATAGAGCCGCCAAAATTGGGTCCCATTACGCTCATGTCTAAATCGGTTAACTTTGTAGACTGAAATTGCCAAACCCCTGTAGCTGCGCTGATTATATTCGTTGGAAATGTTATTGCAGATAGTGTCGACAGCGGATATGCATCAAGCGCTGTAAGAGCGGAAAAGGGGCTTAAATTTTCATTTGTTAACATTGTATCACGTATAGATAAAGAAACGCGGTAAATTGTGCTTGGCCATGTGACAGCGGTTAAATTAAAATTTGTCCTAACTCTAACAAAGCTATTGTCTGAGTCTTCACCTATATTGTGAAAACCAGATATGTCTAAGTTTCTCAAATCGTTTGCAAAAACAGAAAAAGTTGTTATTGCACTATTTGATTTATCTACTGGATTTACATCACTAGGAAAAATTATCTTTGTAAGATTATGGTGTCCAGCAATTTGAACACTACCCCTTAGTTGTGATTGAGAAGATAAATCAAAAGTTCCGATTAAGCTATCTGTTGCTCCAGTTGTAGTCCAAAAAATATCTTGCATCATGTTGTCTCTGTCAAACACGATTGCTCCTGTGTATCCAGTTGTTGTGGGTCGGAGGTCTACATCGTCCCCAGCAACGGCATATCCCAGTGTTGAAAACTCTGTTCTACTTCTTCTGTTTGTAGAAAACAAATTGTTATTAACCCTGTAATATATTGCCTCACCTGAATAAGTGAAGCCAATACGTTTAGACGACTGTCCTTGTGAAAATGAAAAGCTATTGAACATGTGTTATTAAGTATAATCTCCACCTATGGTCCAGTAGTATTTGGTTCCTGTGTAGTAGAATGTAACAATATCTTCACTACCGCTATTTGAAGTGATGTTAAGCAACCCTCCTGCTCCATTAACAACAGCTGAGCTCCCTGGAGGAGCTAAGGCGTGTCCGCCTGAAGCATCTTGCTTCACTAGAAGGGTGCCGTAGTCTCCTGCAGATACGTTACTTACATTTAAAGTGGTATCTGCAGTAAGGATTAAGAAAGCATTATGTCCGAACTCTAAATTCCAAATAGTGGTCGTGTTGAATGCAAGAGTCTGTGGTGCTCCACCTGTGTTTCCTGTTAATTGAGATACTAGCGCTATTGTCCCAGAAGCATCTGGAAGACTCCAGTTTCTATCAGCTGTGAGTAATGAACTAAAGTCGAGCCCAGCCATTCGTGTTCCATTGTAAGCTGATATAAAACCATTTCCGTTTGTTTGACTTCCTGATTTAAAGAATACGCCATCTTCTCTAAGGATGTCAAGTGTTTTCCCAACATATCTAAGAGCTCCATAAGTATCTCCTGTAATCATGAAGATGTCGTCTGAATCAGCGCGAACGCACCAATCACGGGCGCCAGAAGATGTTCTAAAAGTTAGGGATTCGCCAGAAATTGTTGGAGAGCCCTCAGTTACTATGTTGTTTTGAATAATGGTTTCTTGCCAGCTTTTATTTCCACCTCCTGATGTGAGCCCAGTCCATGCTCCATTTATATATTGAAAAAGGCCTGTGTTTGCAGAATACGCTATGGCTCCGTCAGAAGTGTTTGTTGAGGGAAGCGTTGCTCCAGAAAATCCTCGCATTTGAATCATACCTTCCCAAGTGATTGCCGCAGCGTTGGCTCGTTCGCCCGCTCCTGTTCCTCCCCCAAGAATCATCCCGTAGTCAGTTGCTGTAAAAGAATTAGTCCCTTGTGGCTGCGCATATCGGCCAATAACCACTTGAGAGTTTCCAGAGGCTGTGTTTGAGAGTCCTCCAGCTGATGAGTATAAGGCTGAAGCAGTATTCCCACTACCTCCACCCACAAATGAATATGGGCTTGTTGCTGTATTATCTCCCTGGATTGTTAGCAACGATGTGGCTGTGGACCCAGATTTCCAATATGCAGACTCAACACTTGTAAAGTTTGTTTGCCCTGTGTAATCATATAGCGTTAACTGCGCCCAATCACTTGAAGTGTAGTCCCAGGGCGTCGAATTAAGTCTATAATACATTCGGACACCATTAGAAATGGTTCCAGCAATCATACCAGCTCTACGTCTTTGAACTGTAATTCCAGAGAGGACAGAACTGTCTCCTGAGAAATTTCTTAATCCATCAACGCCATAAATTGTGTCGGTTACTGGATAAGTATCCTCACTGTCCGTAGGGGCTATAAACCCTGTTACTCTAACACTTCCTGGTATTGCTCCCATTATGTAATCGTTATATCAATTGCCGCGCCTAGAATATTCTTAGTCCTATATATCCTGTAATTTGTTGTTTGAGAGTTCCCGTTAGTCACGGATACGGTTTTATAGTGGAATCCATTTTCAGAACTTGCATACCCCTCTGCTGTGCCTGCCATTACCAAGTTGAACCCTGTTTGGTCATCTTTGATTGTGTTTATTGCATCAAATGAGTCAGGTACACAGAAGTATTTATATCCACCAGCAGCAAGTGTCCATGTGCCAGCAATTGAAACAACTAAAGAATCCTCTGAAAGAGCTTCAATTTGCGTTTCGTTTAAAGCTGTGTTTGTTGAGGTTCCGTAATACATCTTCCATCTCCACTCCATTGTAAATGTTTTTGAAAAATCTACACTCTCTGAATCTGTTCCTTTTATTGTCCATTCGTGAGACCCAGGAGTTGTTTTCTGAATCGTTGCTCCTAGTGCCAAGTTTTCTGTGCTGTCATCAGCTAAAGATGAACCAAGTGTGGCTGTGTTGGTTGTGTCCACGATTAATAACGTATTTCCTAGTACGTTAGCAGAGTTAGTTGTGGTCCAAGTGAATGTTTTTGTTCCTGATATAGACACTCCCGCCTCTACAACCACCGCTTGGCTATCTATTTCAAATGCTGAAAAAGCAGGATGTTGAAAGGGGTACAACAGAAGGTCGAACATTTGTTGAACATCGAAATTTCCCCCGAATGTTGTTCCTGCATCAATACCACCTGCATCAATCGTTGTGGGGTCTGAGTTAGTGAAAAAACTACCTGAAAACCCAGTAACACTTCCTGTGGCCAGGCACATAAAATTGTCGTTAATTTTATTCCTTCCTTCGTTAGGCGTGTCTTGTGGGTATATGTTGTATATGGTGCAGCCAGATGGCATTTTTTAGAGCTTTATCATAAATAGCTCAAGAGAAGAAATTGCTAAACATTAATTCTATATTCTATCAAACAGGATTTTTGCTAGTTCATCAGAAGTATTGTTTGTTCATGAAGCTCATTGTTTCATCGGAGTAAAAATCAGAAGCAAATAAAACGAACTCTTGTATCATCTCTAGATAGTGTGGACTAGGCATTCTTGAACCTTCATGCATTTTTCCTTGACACTGAGCCACCATTCCACTAATGGAAACACCATTATTTTTTCTTAGTAAAATTTCAGTTGTAACGTGTGGCTTGTTGTTTTTATCTCGAAGAGACACAATGATTGAGTGGTCATTTTTTATTTTTTGCTGGTATCCCATAGCACCAACACAGTGTCCCATGTGGGTTCCTTCAAACTTCAGCTCTCTTGGGTCTAGTATGTAAAAAAAATGCTCTTGGTTTTTGCATCTATACACAATTCTTTCAGGGTCTAGGTCTGGGCTATCTATCTTCTCAATCTGCATCCGCATAGCAATTTCTTGATGCCATGCCTCTTGTGCAAGAAACGCCTGTTTAAAGTTATACTTAAATGCGTCAATTTTTTCGTCAATCATCCAGTCCATAATAGATTGAAATTCCAGTTCCTTATCTAAAATATCTAAGTTTAATGGCTGGTCTTGTTTAAAGAGCTGTTTAAGGTGGTCTTTTACTATTTTAGCTATCCACGTGTCATATTTATGTTCGCGTCGATTGTCGTCGCCTTGATTGCCTATAAAACCAATTCTGGACCCAAGCTCACTGATGCGTTCTATAATAACAACAGCTTCCTCTTCTTTGTAGTATTTTGGGAAGAAAAAAGACAGATTATACTTCTGCCTCTTTGTTAGGTTTTGACTCTTGGACATAAACAGTTATTTTCATCTTATCGTTCTCTAAAACCTCTTCTTCCCAAATTGCTTCCATTAAGACTTTGCTTTCCAGCTTTATACCACCTATTTTATATACTTTTTTAAACGTTCCGACATTGTTGACTTCGTCAAGTTCTATGTTTTTCACGTACCAGCATTTAGTGACTTTAGTAAAGAGGTCTTTGAAAAATCTCCACTTGCAGCTGATGTACTTAAGGCGATGGACTTCTTGAGAAAGAGAAAGCATTATCTTTTTCTCTTAATTTTCAAAGCCTCAGCTTTCTTACTTACGCTTTTTTCTCCTCGATTAAGTTTTTCCGCCACATACTTAGCTCCATTTTTTGGATAATGTTTTTTGAGATAAGAAAGTTCTTCTTCGTCCCATTTTCCAGTCTTTAAATCGCTTTTGGTATACTCCTCTACTTTTTGTGATGCTTTACCAAGAATTGATGATATAGACGTTTCGTTAGGCTTGGGTTTTTCCTGAGCTTCTATAGCAACGTGGTCTTGTTTTAGTTTTTCGGTTTTATCTCCAATGGTATACGGAGTCAGAAATGTCATCCCTATTTTTCCATCGTCTTGAGTAATTTTGATTAATGCTTTTCGTTGATAAACTCGAAGGGAAGACGTCATTGCGTTTGACTCGGTCCAAAACTCCTGGTTAGGGGCTAAGTTTATTGTTTCAACATCTTTAGACCCATACTTTATCATTACCTGAATAGGATATGTTGCGTCATTGTTATTTGTGTGTGTGATACAAAGTGCCATTATAATTTATTTTGATAATAATAATCAGATTTATCCATAAAACAAAAAAAACGCCGCCTATTGGCAGCGTTTTTTTTGTTCTTAATTTCGTTTATTAAATTTTGAACCCTGGGTTGTTTACAAGCATTCCAGTATTAAAATCCCAAAGGAAAGCTTTCCCTGTGTTCTCATAATCCTCTTTGAATACTTTGTAATAAACAGGTGCTAAGCACATTGGTTTTTCAATCTCAATTACTAGTTTTCCGTCAACTGATTCTCCTTCTTCGATTCCACCGTCTCTTGATAGAGAGTTTAGGCCTTCGACTGATTCAGTGATTCCTCTTTTTGGTAAAAAAATTTCTTTTGAATCAGGTATTACGCTTTCAGCTGCATGAATAGTTTCTGCATCTTTCATTGTGGCAAGGCGCTTCCATCTTTCATTTAATTCAGTCTGAGTCGTAAGCCCAACTCTCGTGTATCGCTTAGAAACGGATTCATTTACAGACTCTTGATGAATCTGATGAACACCTACTAGCATTGCATGATATCCTCCGTTTTCCATTAGCTCAAGAACTTGAGGAACCTCCATTACCTTATACCCGTTAGCCTCTACTTCTGGGCTTGCTGGGTTTGCGTTTTCATACACAATGAATGTTTTTGATTCGGCAATTTCATTTACCACAACTGGAGTTTGAGCGTTTTTCAAATAAGTCCAAGCTGTGTATTTTTGACGAGCTCTGTCTTCGCTTTCTTTCAAATCGTGCTTATGAGATTTTCCACCTGGGTACTTTTGAACTCCTCCAGAATTATACTCTTCTTCTTCGTCAGAATTTACTTCTATACCTTCGGCGCCTGGGGCACCCATAATGTGGTTTTTTTTGTAACCGTCTAACGTCTCTTGAGGGACAACTTGCCAGAATCCGTCAGTCCCTTCAGGGATGATGCGGGTATGGTTTGTTGGTCTGCGATTCTCACGAAGACTTCGTGCGTAAGGAGTGTTGTTGAAGCGCTTTTGTGATTCTGTCATTTGTTCTCCAGCACTGGTTTGGCTTTTAAGGAAATCGTCAATCTGCCTCATGCAGTCTTTAACTGTATCTCCTTCTCCAGCTCCATATTGCCCTGTGTCGGGAGCATAGTCATAGTAATCAGTGTGCATCCATTTGTATCCAGGTATTCTATCGAGAGGTTCGATTTTTGCACCTTTATACATAACCGTGTCGCTTTTTCCTTCGTTTACTGGCTGGTCGAAAGGTGCTGATGAAGCAATGTTTCTTTTTCTTGTAGCGTTGATGGGAGCATCATAAGCAAATCCTCCTGCTCCGCCAGCACCTCCAGCAGATGTGATTTCTGAAACTTCTTCTTCACCATAAGCAGATGGAATTTCTTCACCAGACTCAGAGTACATAGGTTCACCTTCCCAGTGAGCTTCTCCTTTTACAATCCACTCCATCGTGTCTTCGTGGTCCCAATCTAAAGCTTCGCTTGGAGATAAAACATTTCCATAATTGGTTACAAAAAACGTGCTTTGAGCGTATGGGGTGTTAAGCGTGTTTTTTACCTGTTCAGCTGAATACGGCTCGCCTTCGGATTCATTCATTTTGTCACCCAAAATGAGGTCATCTTTTTCTTCTCTTTGTTCAGCTTGCGGGTACTCAGCAGGCTCTTGCTTCACTTTTACACGTGGTTTCCCGTTTGCTCTAGTGTTTCCTTCGGTATCTTGATGATACTCAGCAGGCTCTTGCTTCACAATTGGACGCGGTTTTGTCTCATCTATGTTAAAGCTTTCTGTAATCTTTTTTTCTGTTGATTCGAAATCATCAGAAAAGAGGCTTGACAGTGTAAATCCTTCAACCACAGATGCAGTTGACTTTTCAATGCCGTCTTCGTTTCCAAGTTTTGTCATGGTTATAAATCCTATTTCTTTTTCAGAAAACTCTTTGAGCTTCTTTGTCATTTCTTTTTTAAACTTATCCATATTGGCGCAATTCATAATTATTTTCTCGTTAATCATGTATCCGCCTTTTCCTTCTTGAAATCCACGAAACGCAGCGTCTTCTGTGTTTTTGTAATGCATTTCAACAGTCATAGTTGCAGGGTGGATGGTCATATGCATTTCAACGACAATTCTTTTTCCGCCAAGAGAAAGTCTTTTTTCGAGGTACGAGTCAGTTTTGGAACCAACTTTTACATTGTACGCACCTTCATCTACGCCATATCCATAAGCGTTTCCGTCGCCGTAAAATCCAGCAGGTGCAGCTTTTTGATTATAGCCAAGAGTGTTGAAAGCAAACTCTGCAGTCTCTTCCATTGTGTTTTTTAGGAAATTATAGACTTCTCCTCGCATCTTCTGTGCCTCTCTAAAGTCTTTGTTTCTAGGGACGACTCCCTTTGGGTAAATTATACCTTCAGCCATTTATACTGGTTTTGTAATAAATAGCTACAAAAACAACTTATTTCTTATTCCATCGCTCTGCGTAGGGGTGTTTTGCGTCATCCTCCTCGGACTGAACGTCAACATCTGCGAAATTAACTGTGTTGAATCTAACATTTGGAAAATCTTGAAGTATCACTGTGGAGCTTGAACTGTCAATCTCCGTTCGTTCTATTGCGTACTCTTTGTCTATCTCTAAATAGGATGCGACTCTTTTTTTGTCGCCACTCCAGCCTGAATGGCGGGTCTTTTCTGTGACTTTAACTCGAAAACCTTTTAGAGCCAGGATATTCATAACATCTTTTTTTTTACCCTTTTGTGAGCATGTGAATAATCACGCACAGTTCATCATCGATAAAAACGTCGTGGTCATACACGGAGATATTCATCGGATTCACTTCTTCTGGGCGCTCGTGCTTTTTATTATGGCACGTGAGAGGCTTGTGGCTATCAACTGTAATTTTAATTACTTTTTCCACATCAATTATTTGATGTTCCTTAACGTTGTAGCGCGGAGTAAGTGTGAGTGTTGAATAAGGCATAGGTCAATTTTGTTAATATACGTATGCAAACCAAAAAAGTTACGCTTTAACCAGCCCTTTTTGAATCCAAGCGTCCCAAGTCTCTGCGTCTTGACCTTGAATCCCAGGGTTGTCTTGATAGATTTGGTTTTTATAAAAAAATCCAATAAACCTCCTTTGGGTTTTGGTTGTCCTTTTAACTTTAACTTTCATCACAGCGTCGCTGAGGGTCTGGTCTAAATCCAGACCCTCGTCGACTGTGTACTTATGCTCTCTGTAGATTGGCTTCGCGTGAAGCCAAAATTGATAGTTCCACCTGGTGTTACACCAGTAGAATCTTAGTTTTGAATGTTTCCACCATTTTACCATTGCAAAAATGTAAGTTCAATCTTGCTAGTGATTATAAGCAACAAAAACACAGACAGGGAAGACAGGGCGCTAAAAATCATGAAGAACACCAAGTGAAACCTGATTCTCTCAAAAGGAGTGATTTCTCCGAAGCCATCTGTTTTTCTTATTCCATTCCAATCTTTAAAGATGTAATTGAAACAAAATCCACATGCAGCTAGGAAAAGTATTAAAATGATTTTCAGGACCCACGCCATTATTTTCCGTCTTCTTCCTCCGTTCCGTCTGAATTATCTTCCAGTTCATCTTCTGAGCCGTCTTCATGGGAATGTTGTTCTTGTTCTTGTTTTTGTTGAGCTTTCGCTGTGTCTTCTTGAATTTGAGTCATAAACCTAACAGCAACTTCTTGAGAGCGCTCCAGTCGAACAATTTGTTCAATAAAAGCTTTTACTTCTCTAATTGGGTCTCTAGTTAAATCGGAGTTATTCAGAGTTCTGCTAAGTCTGTCGTAGTGTAAGACTCTCTCAGCTTCACAGTCGTCATATACCTGACGTAGGATTCTGATATTATCCATTCTTCTTGGCTTCTTTAATGGCTTCCATCGCCTGTACGGTTGCCAGGTCTACAATCTCTGAACTCTGCATCACCTCGTTTGCTCCGAAATAATTGACATTGTTTAAAAACTCACGAACATCTGTTTGATTCTTTTTAACTTTACGCTGCTGCTGTAAGTCAACTTCAACATTAACTCCACAAAGAAGCTTATCTAGTTGAATCACTTTATGCTTACTGTCAAGTCCTGCCCACACTGGTGCAAATACGCAAATCACATAGTCGTATCTGTCGTCTACAACTTGTTCGATTTCACTTCGAGCGATAATGTATCCCGCTACAAACTTGCCCCCGTCTTTCTTTGGTTTGTTTGAGTAAAGAAACTTAATTCGGCTGATTTCAATGTCTTGGTTGTGGGCACATCTTCTTTTAATGAAAGCTGAAATTGCATGCATTTCATCATCTGCATCCATGTAAGGAACTTCGTAAGGAATGTCTGGTGTAATTGCGGTGTTATCTAATTTAGAAAAAACCATGTCTGAAAAACTCTGTGTTGACTCTGTTGTGTCCATGTTGTTGTGTTGTGTTGTGTTGTGTTGCACAATATAATCAAACATCAATTCATAACAAAGGACTACCGTTTATTAAAGGTTAAGCTTTTAGTTAAAGGACTTAGTGTGGTGTCTGACTTTAAATCGAAAACCAAAAGATTCCCTTCGCTGTCATAACCAGTGTTTTTGTAATGTGTATCAGTTAACCCAATCTCATCGCACTTATTTTTAAGTTCATAGAAATCTTTTTTATCTATTTTTCCCGTGTTTAATTTTTGAGTTATAACGACATAGAAATTGCCTATATCTATTGGGTAGTCTCTTAGGTATAAACCATTTCCCTGAGGGTTATTAATTTTGTAAACAGCCATTATTTTAGCCACAAATGGAAGAGGATTTTGGTGAAAGTAATTACTGGTTTCCGCTTCTATTTTGCTCATTGTGACTTTACACATAAAGCCTTGACCTTCGCTTATCCATCCATCGTTTGTACGGCGAGTTTTTTTTAGAGTTATGCCTAAACTTGCCTCAATTGATTCAATTAATTCTTCTATGCGAATATTTTCACCTCTATAGTTGCTTAGGCTTTTGCTTGAAACATTTTCGTCTATGCTTGACCAAAAAGCTTTTGCATCGTCGCTTCTACCTTCTTTTGAAATTTGAAACCCATTGTCAGATGAAATTTTTTGGACAACCTTAATTAGCAGGGTATATATCCCTTGTCTTCGGTATTTTTGATTTACTTCAGCTCCTCCTATTCTTAATGTGTTTGATTTAGAGTCAATATTAAAACCAACTCTCCCAACGGGTGTTAAATTCTCAGTTGAGGCTTTGATAGTTAAAGAACGATGTAAACCTGGTGTCTTAAATATTGAGATTGCTATTGGAGTCCCTTTTATAGTTGTCGCAATATATCCTATACCATTATATTTATCAATGATATTGTTTTCTTCTTTATATCTTTTCTCAGGAGGAATGTATTTATAATTGTATTTAGTCTTCAACAAATCGATATACTTCTGATTTTTTTCAGCCTTTGGATTCAAGTCGACAACATCAGTGTACATCTGAATGGCTTCGTCAGACCCAGTTTGTTCCGACAAGCTCTCAGCCTCGATTATTTTAATCTGCTCAGATTCAAATACAACAATCTCATCACCTGCTATTATCGAATCGTGCCCTTCTTGTTTTATCGCGTTAGTCCAATCATCTGAATTTTGGCCCAAGTCGGTAAGGTAGTCCATTCTTACGTCTTCTTCGAAGTCGTAAATCAGTTTGGGCTCAATCCCAATCTCTCGAAGTTCTTCTACTGAGAAATCGTTTACTCCTCTTCCGTATCTGGTGCCCTGAGTTTCTTCGTACCAGTCAGACACAATGTTTAGGTCTAAGCCTGTTTCTCCTTCGTATGTGTCAGGGTGCTTAGTTTTAAACTCTTCCCACCCACGGCTATGGTCTTTGTTTTTAGTGATAGATGCAAGAAGATTAAAAGCGACAATGTCTTTTGTCTTTAATTGCAGAAGCAAGTCTTTAAGGTCAATAGCTACAACTGTTTTTTTTGGGAGATTTAATTTATATTTTTCTCCAATACGCACAAGGCTGCTTTCGTTGACATAAAAAGGGTTTTTCATATCCAAGCGTACAGAAAGAACTTCACCAGTTCCTCCGAAGAATTCTGAAAAGCTTCTGGCTTTTGATTCTGTATCTGTAAAATAAAATCCCTTACCAAAATGGCCATCATTCCCACTGGTGGAGCCTATTTGTGATTTATCAAAAGAAGCAAACTTTCCCTTAGGGCCTACGCCATGATAATAAATGTTTTGGGTAGTATTTTCTTGAAGATACGACTTAATGTTTCCACTTCTAAAGAAGTCTACATCGAATGGATTAAGGCCTCTCTCTGGCTCGTGCCAAGGTGCTTTTGTTTTATGAATTTCGTCTTTGGTATCCACACCAACTATTCCTACATACCTTCCAAAAGAGCTAGAGCCTGGGGTTGGGTCAAAATATTCTTTTTTATCGGCATCATAAACCCACCAGTGTTCAATGGGGAAATCGTTTTCAAAAGCGTATCCCTTTACGGGATACAGATTTTCATTAGGCCTGTTGTGAATGTAATGAAAGACATTAGTTTCACACTTATTTGACTTTGATTTATCACACTTGATTGACGTAACCTCTCCAGAGCTAAGGCTAATACCATTTTTACTTTTGGATATAGCAACAATGTCTGGATGATTATGATAATCCTCTAAGACTTCTCTGATAAGTTTTCGTATGGAGTTTATTTCTGAAGCCATCTTTGATAGTCTTGCTTTGTTGCTTGAACAAGCGCTTTAATGTATTGGTCTTGGTTTAATTTTGCCTGAGTAACTCTATGATTACCATCATAGAGCATAAACAAGTCTTGGTCAGAATCGTAATGGACCTCGATGGGTTTCGCATCAAATAAATCAACGCCCTTCTGGAATTCATATTCGTTTCCTTCGTCATCTGACCAGCTTCCAGGAGTTGGGTCCAAGCCGTCTATTTTATCCACGGGTATCATCATTAAAAGCCCGTGCTCCAGATGATAATTTCCACCTAGCTTTACCATCTCAGCCTGAGTAAATACTTGTCGACTGAGAAGTTTGGAGTTGAGATTTGAGGGTGAACGTTTAGCAGGAGCTTGGTCCAAACCAAAGTGCGCCACCAATGCAGGAATATTAAATGCTAAAAACCGAATAAGGTCATTTTTGGAATCAGGCGAGTACAGACGTTTTTCACCTCTATAAAGATTTAGGTTGTCATCCAATGAAAAATCAGATAACTCAATCTCTAGAAGCGCTTTTCGTATAGCACGTCGAACCTCATTTACGGTGCCTTGAGCCATTAAGCCTTAGTTAAGAGTTTAAATTGTCTTTTTCACTTATTTTTTTATCGTACTGCTCTTCAGAGATGATGTTAGACAATAATTGTCGTCTCAGTTGTTTGTCTGGAAATCTTACGAAGTCAACTTTTTCTTCAACTTGAGCATCTTCAGAGAGGAGGTTTTCCATTCTCTCTTCAAACTGCTCCTCTGTAATTATCTTTGACAAGAGCTGCAATCTTAGCGTTTCTTGAATATTCTTCTTTTTGTTCATTATTTTTTTGTTTTGTGTTGCGTTCTTTGCCTTAGTCCAAACCGAGTGGTTTCTTGAGTTATTGGTTTTCATCATGGTTGCTGACATTGAGCCCATACCATCGTTCATCCCATATCCACCACCACCAACTCTTCGCATATGCTCTTTAGTTCGCATGTTACTGTCGTGAGTTCCAGCCAAAGCTCTATCTACCCACATTTTAGCGGCATTACCGCCATGTAAATCCCACTCTGGACTTCCAGCTTGATTGTTGTCAAAGAATGCTTTTAGACGCTTCATTTGAGCATGCGTTTGAATTCCTCCGTCCGCAAGGTCTTGGGCTTTTCTTACTCCACTACCCTCGTTACCTCCATTAGCAGTTTGGCCGCCACTAGAGATAGCGCGACGAACAGTGCTTTTTACGTTTTCTGGCGGAGAAAAAGACTTATTATTATTGAAGCCAAAACGCTCCAGCAAAGCTTCTCTGATGAAATTACGAATTTCACCAATACTTCTATCATGAAGGTCAAACGCCTTTAGTTTACCATTTTTATCGTAGCCCATATTTTCTGGACGCATATCAGAGGCTTCAATGCCTAATGCGCGAAATGCTCTATTGATATCATCTAGTTGGTCTGCGAATTCTTTCACATCGTCTGGGGCGTCTGTTTCGTCCCAGTCCATTGAGTGTGTATACTGAATAGGCAACCCTTGCTCTTCCATGTAGCTGCTGACTTGATAGTAGTAATCCTCTATTTCAGAGTCAATTTCTAACTCCTCCATTAAAATCCACTTTTCTCCTTCAACAAGCTCGGCAGCATAAATATCTGCAAACACTTTAAATACAGGAGAGGTGTCTCCGATAAGCCGCTTAGCTATATCAAACTCGCTTACAGCCGTTGTTTTTTTTAAAACTCGGTCTCCATTGACATAATATGCCTCACCAAAATCTCCCTTACCCGCCCAACTGATTGAGTCGGGGTCGATGTTGTTTTTTGCATAAAAATCCTGTTGAGTCATACTGTACTCTGTTGTATTTTCGGTTAAAGACATAACTTGGTCATAGGTTTCTAATTTTACGAGCTTAGGTTTCGCTGAATGCTTTAATGCTATTTCATTTTCCCAAAACTGCGTGCTTCTCTCCCATAAAGAAACTGCCGTGTCAATGTCATCACTGCTAATCTTTGCAGTTAGCCGATAGAGAATATCTCCTCTTAATTTTACCTCCCTAGGGCTAATGTGTGTAAGCATGTCCCAAAATGCACGCTCTTCATGCTGTTTAGGATTTGAGTACCAGCTGATTCCTAAATTGGTTTCATTTAACTTCTCCCCTGGCTTCATTGCAATAAGGCGATAAATTAATGGATTTGAGGGGGTGTCACCAAACCCATGAGGCCAAAGGCTTTTTATAGACTGATGAAAATCTTCAACAGCACATTCTTTTGCCTCATCCAAAGAATTAGCCTCATCCCAACACCCGCTAGATTCGTAAACCCCAGTCAAACCCCACTCTGCTACTTCAAGTAGTTCATCATATGATAAGTTCTCGAATCTCATTTAATTACTCAATGCCTTTTTTCAAAAGCTTGTTTAATGTTTCTTTAATTGCAATTGGAAGCTGTGCAGGGTTTCCAAGCGTTTTTAGATGCCAGTTTATTTCATCATAAAAACCCATGTTATTAATAGGGGCACCAGATGCTAATGTCCTTTTAATCGCGAGGTCTAATGCTTCTGCTGGTTTAATTGAGGTAGCAACTGAATTAGAACCTCCGTGCTTCTGCTCGTAATCGTCCACAAGAGAATTCACACTACGTCCACGGTGCATGCCTACAGATGCAGGAGTCGAGTATTGTGATTCATCTATTTTAGCTCTATTCTCTGACCCAGGGTCATGAACAGCACATTTCTTCATTTTTTCGTACTCCTCTCTAAGTCTTTGCTCTGCGAGAGTTTCTGTTCTTTCTTTTTTTTTCATATTGCTTTCGTTAAACCCATAACTCAATCCTTCGCTTGATGGGACTTCCTCAAATACCCACTCTACCCAATCCTTGCTAGGGCGGTTCCAACTTTCATTGCTTGTAATAAGATTATTTACGTACTCTTCAAATTTCTTTCTATGCTCAGGAGTGAGTAAAATGTATTCTCCCTCTGGCCATAGTCCTGCGCCTGTTCTGACTCCTTTTGTAAAGTTATTTGTAAACTCTTTAACTAATGCAAACTGTTTGGTTAGTCTGTTATAGACGATGTCTTTGGTTACCATGTCACCATCCCTATGCCCATGCTTCCTGAATAGTGTCTAATCGATTTAGGGATTGAGGACTGATACACCTTGTCAAGGTCCCAGGTGGATGTTCCTATCATTGAGTTTGTGGTGTTAGGCGGTTGGTCATCATCTCCCATTATGTTCCCATTGTCATCAATAACCTCTTCTAATTCGCCTTCTTGTTCGGAAGATGTTTTCAAAAAATCTTTAATGAATTTTTTGTAAGGAGGTTTGCTTTCGCCTTCTAGAGAGCTAAACCACTCTTTAAACTTCGCAAACGAAGTAACTATAGAGGCTTTGGTTCCAAAGTTGGTTGAAAAATCAATACGGATGTAATCATCATCTTTGTCAAATGCTACATGTTCTACACCTCCAACAGTATCTTCAGATATGTGGTTGTAGCCATTGTCCCATTCAGACATAGATTCCAGCAAGAATTTTTTGATAGATTTTCCCATGTATAAAGCGCTTTATAGTAAATAGGGCGAATTAGATGAAACCAAACAGCTGTACTGGCGTAACAAATCTCGCACTTGTAATCCGCATGCTTGTATGACTTTCTTCTTATCTTGTCCCACTTAGCTTTCGACACTTCGCTCCTAACGTTGGTAAACCAAGCAGTGGATGGAACGAGTTCAATCGTCAGTTTCATCTTTGAGGTCTCCAAACTGTTTTCTGAGGATGATGAGTTGCTGCTTGAGGGTGAATCCTTCTTCAACACCTTTGTCAAGGCTTTTCTCAAGCTCATCATATGTTATACCACTTTTAGTGAATATTGTTCTTCGAAATTGCTCCCAATCTTTTTTATCCATCGAACCCTCTCGGAAGAGGTCGGATAAGAGTGCTTCTATTTGGGCTTCGTATTTTCGAGTCATTCTAATCAGAGACTTAAATGTTCATGTGTTTATCCATTTTTTAATCAACTCAGGCTTTATTGAGTATCCAGTGTAATTCCCATCACTTTTCTCCATTCGCTTCAAAGGCGGCAGGTAATCTCCCTCTGGAGTTCTAACCACCACTCTACTTGCTCCATCAAAAAACTGATGGAGCAAAACTCCTCCATCAGGAAAAATGGTTACGGATTTTAACTCGCGGTAAATCTCACCATCGTCTTCATGATTGCGATAGACTTTTTTCAGAGTGTTGTCTGTGAAATGGTAAGCGTACTTTATTTCCCCACACTTGTATTCAATGTATTCATAGAGATTTCCTTGTCTATCATACTTGAACACACAGTCTTTTTCAGATATTCCCTGCATGCTTCTCTGATTTAAACCAAAAAAAACTTGAATTAATCATAGCTCAATATTTGATAAGTCGAGAGTGTCATCTCCTCGATACTTAATGTCTGTGATTCGTCTGATTGCTATTCCTTTCATCTCTAACCAGTCTCGCACTTCTTTAATGACTCTGTCGGATGCGTGAGTATTGTTTTTCCCTTTTAAGGCGTCAAATACAATTCCATCATAGTAATCTATTGTCAAGCCCAAAGTGAACCTTAGTTGCTCCCCTTGTTTAATTGGTTTTCCAGATACAAGCAACTTGCAAACCAGCATTTCGTCATCCAGGGTTTTTTGTGCATATCGCCCAGCTGAATGGTCCATTTCCTGTCCTTCTTGAACAAAATCATGAAACGTGTCGAGGATTTTGATTCTAACTTTTCCTTCATACTCTGGCGGTAGCTCCTCTAAGATTCTATACTTATCGACAATCTCTGTGAGTGCGCCGTTGTTTCCTTCCTCTGATTTAGAGAAATAGTTTTGTTGAGTCATAATTCCGTCGTGGAATTTAACGAGCGCATCATATTTTTTTATTTTATTGAAGAATTTGCTTCTTACAAAATTCTTCTTATGTTCTTCGTCTACAATTCGGTATAGATACTCGATAGCCATAATGGCATCGTCGTAAAACGCAAAATCAAAGTCCTCTACTACTCTGTAGTCCAAGCTTTCTTGGATGACTCCTTTTTCGTCAACGAACGCATGCTTCTTAGATTCTTCCTGTACAAACGAAATGACGATATTAAATATTTGAGTCATCTCTTTTTCATCACATTCTCTTCTGTGATAAATTCTGTCAATAATCGCCACTAAGAATTCTTTCGGATGCTTTTGCATCAACGAGATTAGTTTCTTCTTGTCTATGAACTTGAAAAATCTAATAAGCTTTTCGTATTCTTTAAATGAGTCTATTCGTTTAAAGATAAACTTAGAGATTGCACCATCCTCAATCGCCTCTTTTACGTTCATATCACCTTTTTTCTGTCCACGCTGTGCACGGGCAAGTTGAAGAGCTTTTTCATAAGCCCTCTGATTTCGAACTTTTATAGTCATCTCCTTCTCGTCACCGTGGGAAACAATTAGTTCTGAGCTATCGTCGGACTGGTCCTCAAGCTTCATTTCTACGTCTGTCTTGTAGATAAAGTCTCTAACGTTTCTATCTTCCCCAGATATGTCGTCATTGACTTGGTCGATATAGTTTTTTATGAGGAAGTTAAATATTGCCAATGGTGATGTGACTTCTGCTGCTTGAATCTCTTCCAACGATGGAAGATGGCATTTCACCATTACATCATACAGGAACTCGGCTCCTTTAGTGATGGCCACAGTGGACAGGTTACTATAGAGTCTAACTGCCATGAATATCGACAAGACTTTCTGAAGCTCTCCGAACCCTGTGTCTTTACTTCCTCTGATTTTAGAGATAATCTCTTGCATGACGTGAATTGAATCAGCATCAGGAACAAAGTTCGCTAGAGAGTTTATGAAGTGGTGAAGATTATGAAGACCAATAACGTATTCGGAATCTCTCGACAAGAAGTCTTGACACACTGAGGTAATATCACTGAGGTCTATTTTGAACTCTTCGTCTGAGTCTATGCTTTTATAAGTGGCCGAACTATCGATTTTGCTAAATGAGAGTTTTTTATATTTGACAGCTGTGTCATACCCTTCGTCATCTCTTACAAATCGCACGTGATAATAGTAAATGAAGAGGTTGTCTGCGTCGGTGTCCGTGTGGAACCCTGATGCAAACGTTTGACCCTCGCTCACTAAGTATTTTTTATCTAATGGGTGGACATAATTTGTTTTACACTTAGGGCACGTTGTTCCCTGGTGTATAGCCATTTTAATGTCGTTGAACATCTCTGAAAACTCTTCTAAGTATTCTTTCTGGTCGTCCTGCACTAAATCAGTAACGTTATCTAAGGAGTTAAATTCATCAATATCCGATGAGAAGTGATTTCCACACCTGCAATGAAAGTGGTCTTCTTCTTCTTTTTCATATGTGAAAGCGAACTTATTTTTGAGATTTATAATCTCTGGAAGCTGGCTGATTTGCGTCATTGTAACTTAATTTTATATGATTTAGCGTAAAACTCACTCATCGCTTTTTAGCGTGGGTGAGATGTAAGCGTTTTTTTTATATATTTACAAATAAGTTCTTTTTCGTTGTTTGCATAAAATCATAAGCGAAACAAAATATTAAGCTGTGGGTTGGGGACCAACTTCGCAGGATAAACAAAAAGGCGGTGAGGCGTTGCCATTGGGCAAGTCTACGAAACGCTGTAAATTCTGAATATGTATCTGCTCTTTGCATTTATATTTTTTTTAGAAGCCCTTCCATCAGCTTGCTGTGGATGGGTAGTTCACAGAATATAATCAGTTACTTCAATAAAACAAAAAAGAGACTTAAATTAGTCTCTTTTTTGTTTTATATTTTATTGGTGTTTAGAAGCCTGGCTGTTCAAAGTTGATTCCAGCAATCTCATCAGGCGCTGCTCCTGCGTTTGGTGCTAAATCTGTGAGATTTGACTCTAAAGCAGCATTAACGCCACGTGTGAATCCTTTTCCAATGTCTATCAGAACAGATGGATTTGAACGCTCTTCCCACTCAAGCGTGTCAAGGTATTCTTTAAAAGCGCTCTCGCCTTCTTGGCTGGCATGTAAAGCCTGTTCACCTGCTCCAAGTGTGCCTTCACTTAATCTTTTTTTTTAGACTCCATTAGAGTCGCAACTTTCTCAGCCTGGATTTTAGTCCATTCTAGCAATTCATTTCTATTCTTGAAGGTAAACCCTTCTTTCGGCATCTCAATTGCTTTAGCTATAGCTTCTGGAACTGCTTCATTTTGTGCATCTTCGTGAACATCTGCTCCGTTCATCCCGACATTTGTTGCCTGGTCTGAGCTTAGATTTCCTTTTGCACCGACAAAAGTTTTTGTCCCTTCGTCAACTTCCTTGTCCATAGAGTTCATTTTTGCTTCGCCATCTTTATCAAATGGTTCACCTTTCTCTTTGGTAGGGTTTGATTTTTTTGAATCAAAGTTTGCAGTTTTTTGACCAGCTGTGGCCGATTGGTCACTTGAAAGGTCTCCACCTGCGTTAACTTTAACCGCAGTAGACGCCGCTCCGTCACAGCCAGCCTCTTTGTCCATTGTATTCATGGCAACGTTCATAGGGTCTTTGGCAGCAACTTTCGCTGATTTAGTTTCCTCGTTTCCACCAATGTTCTTAACTTTGGCTTCTGGATTTGCGCTTGCTCCACCAACCATCTTGTTCATAACAACATCAGTTGGATTGCCTGCTGCTTTTATCTCGTCAGCCTCGATTAGCCTTTGAGCTTGTCCGTGGATGTATCTTACGAGGTCTTCTTTTCTGATTTGCTTAGACATGTGTATTCGTTTTGTTTGCTAGAATTCCCTCATAAATAGCAAGGAAAACAACAAATTCAATTTTTACGAAACTTTTATAGACAACCTCCGTATATTAGAAGTAAATAGCGTGATGTGGAAGTAAGACTCTCATTAAGTCTTTGGGGGATACCCCTGCTGCTGTTCGATTCAGCACACGCTACTAAAAAAAATATAACTCAAAAAGCATATGAATATAGTTAAGACTATTCTACTTGGAGGTATTGTTTACTTCTGTGTTTATTTTGGACTTCCAACTTGGAAAATGGACAACCCCAACATGTGGCTTACATTTTTGTTTTGGGGAATTTGTGTCACAGTATTAGGGATAAATTGGTCTAAAAGCAAAGCCACACCTTTCACTTGGGTAGGGGTAATAATTAGTGTTTTAACAATAACTGTGCTTCTTTTACAGTCGATAGGGGGGAATCGATGGTTAAATGACGAAAAATATCGAGATTTAATTGGGGTAGTGGAATATAAAGTATATTCAGATGAGGTGGCTCCAATTGACCAGTCAAAGATATTTGTTATACCGCCATCAACTGCTTTATTACTCGGCCAGAAGTCTCTTGTAGACCCAGAAGATACCACTGAAAACGTAGTTGGGTCTCAAGTTGAGATTGGTGAGTACGTTCTCCAGGAGGTTAATCAAGGGATTTACTATGTCGCTCCAACGCTTCACACAAGCTATTGGAAATGGCGTAGCAACAAACAAGGCACACCAGGATATGTAATGGTGAATGCTGTTGATGAGAAAGATATTCAATACATAGACACGTACAACATTGTGTATCAACCAAAGGCTTGTTTTGACCAGAACTTGGAAAGGCACCTGTGGTTGAGCGGGTATTCGACAACTTATTTGACAGATTATCAGTTTGAAATTGACGACATGGGAAAGCCATATTGGGTTGTGACTATGTATGACAGAACTATTGGTATGTCAGGGAAAGAGGTTTCTGGATGTTTAGTTGTAGACGCTGAAACTGGGGAAATAGAACAGTACACCACTAAAGAGGCTCCTGATTGGGTGGACAGGGTCCAGCCATCTCATATAATCCATGAACAACTGGTCGACTGGGGTTCTTTAGCAATGGGTTACATTAATTGGGATGATAAAAACAGAAAGAAAATCACAAATGACATGAGTGTTGTTTACGGAAACGATGGAGATTGCTACTATTATACAGGTGTAACTTCTGTTGGGAAAGACGATGCTACTATTGGATTTATTGAAGTTAACACAAAAACTAAGAAAACCATTTTTTACAAAAAAGCAGGAGCCACCGAAGACGCTGCAATGAAGAGTGCTAATGATATGTATGCTGACCTTGGCTATAAAGCCACTTTTCCTAAAACATATAATGTTAATGGGGAGCCAACATACATAATGGGCATGCAAGCTTCCTCAGGCATGATTAAGGCCGTCTGTATGGTTAACGTTGAAAACTATAATACTGTCGGAAATGGGGAGACTATAGGTTCAGCACTGCGCGATTACCGAGGCAAGTTAACTAGAAATATGCATGATGCTATATTATCTGAGGACATTGAAAAAGATTTAGCTTTGCATGTCATACAAAGAATTAGGCAGGATGCTGAAAGTGGGATGTTCTATTTACTTTTTGAAGGTCAGGATAAAATCACCACTGTTGATGGAGTAAGTTTCCAAGAGGTTTTTTTAAGCGAAAGACAGGATTCAGTAGTTGTAGGAGTTATGCCTTCTGAATCGGAAACAGAATCGGCTGTCTATTTTGACAACATTAACTTAGACATTCAAGTGTCCGACAAACAAGAAGAGTTAGAGTTTAATTTAAAAAATCCAGTAATTTACGATAATGGTAATGAGACGGCCTTGCCTACGGGAAATAAAAAAGATTCTCGAAAAAAAGGTATACTTCCGAATTAACAGCCATATTTATAACAAATTCAATACACCAATATGCGACGAGGCAAAAAAGCCCAACCTAAGAGACAGGATAAATTCACACACAGAGTCAACCATCAGATTAAAGTACTAGAGGTACGGTTAACAGGTGATAGTGACAAGTTTGTATCAGGAGAAGTGTATAAGACCGAAGAAGCTAAAAACATAGCGGCAAGTCTTGAGCTTGATTTAATAGAGATTTCCCCAAACGCAAAGCCTCCTGTATGTAGAATTATAGAGCTTGGTAAATTTAAATATGAAATCAAAAAGAAGGCGCGAGAGCAAGAAGCTAAGCAGCGAATAGCAAAAGTTGAAACAAAAGAGATTCGTTTAGGGCCAACAACTGGTCCAGGTGACTTAGACTTTAAACGCGCTCATGCAATCAGCTTCCTGGAGGATGGAAACATTGTCCGTCTAAGCATGTTTTTCCGTGGCAGAATGATTGCAAATAAAGAAATTGGCCAAAAGCTAATGCTAGAGTTTGCGTCCTCCCTTGAAAGCTATGGGATACCGTTAGCGTTACCTAAGTTCGAAGGAAAAAGACTAAAAGTGGATATTAAGCCCAAGCCTAAACAAAAATAAGAAACTGCCGATGAACGAGATGAAACTGAGACTTGACGAACTCTTGATGGAGATGTACATCCCAAATGAGCGCAAAGACCTTAATTTCATCTCTAATATTCGCTGGCTTCTTGGAAATCTAGGAATATATAACTCTGATTCTGAGGGTTATGATGAAGCTTTAGACCTTCTTAGAACGCTTACTAGAAAAATGCGTAGTTAATATTTTCGTTTTTTAGGACTAACTTTACGTTCTTTTAGAGCTGTAAAATTTCCTTTGGCTGTCTCAATTGTTGTGAGTTCGAAATATTTGTCGTCTTTCTTTAGCAGCTCAACAAGTGTTCCATCTTTTTTCTTGAATGTTACTCTTTCAAACACATATTTACTGCGTTCAGTCTTGATGTGCTCAGCAAGTACTGATTTTACAGTTTTTGATGCAATTTCTTCAGCAATCTCACGAATAATAGCTTCATTCATGTGATACATATAATTCTGGTGCGCTTTATAGTCCTTACGCACCTCTGGAGTAGATTCTGCAACTGGAGAAACTTCTGAAGCAAACCCTTGTTTATCGCTAGCGAAATCTCTATATGAGAGAGCATTTGATTTAGCTGGTTGTTGTTGAACAGGCGACTGAGTAAGCGGCTGCTCCATCTCAGTTTGTTTTTGTTGCAATCTGTTCTGTAATTGATTGGAAACATTCATTGCGTTCCAATTTGGGCCATAATTGTCAAGATTAGCTCCAATTTCTCCTCTTGGGCTCATTGAAAGCCTTGCACCACCACCGCTACCGTAGTCTGGGTCAAACATTTTATCGATAGCGCTCAACTCTGAGTCATTACTTCTATCCACTCCTGATGAAAAATCAGCAACCGAAACTTTTTTGTCTTCGTCTACTGGGGCTCCGTTGTGGGGTTTTACTGGAATAGGATTGAATCCAGATGGTCCTGTTTTAGACTTTTTTGAAAACATTTCCTGGTACTTTTGACGAAACTGTCCACTAAGGACATCGCCATATTGTCTTCTAACGGCTGGTGAATGTGCGTTCCCATTTACATCCCCCTCAGTAAGACCTCCTCCCACAGGTCCTTTGTACCCCAATGTCTGGAGTCTGTTATATCTTTCGTCTTGTAAGGTTTGATGATTCTGCTGATTCATTATCTAGGTAGTTCTGGGTTGTTTTCGTCATGGAGGCGAATGTTGCAAATTTTGAAATCATGTAGAAAGAAAAAACGGTGATATACTATTTTATCTTCCGTAGATTCTTCTTCGTCAATACTCTCTCCCTTGTAAATAGCTTCAAATAGTGAATATTGGACGTCGCTCATTGTTAGACGACAAGTGAGAGAGCTGGGTCGAGATATTTCTCTAGATTTCCTGAATTTCACTTTTCCAACAAAATCGTTCATCATTATTTTGAACTCAATGTAACTTTCTTGTTCTACTTGTTGGTAAGTAACGGAGTCTCCATAGAACTCCTCAAACTTATTAGTGCTTCCATCGAACTCAAGGTCGACTAATGCTTCTATTGGTTGTTTTTTTGCCATAAGTGTAAATGATTACTGTGTCTAGTGTTTCACTCCACCAAGCGTAGTATGATTTGCTTCTTTTTGAGCCGCCTCTAAATAGCAAAGAGTCTATAAGAGAATTAACGCTGAGGTTTTTAAATTTCTTCTTCAAAGATTTTATTGATTTAGCAATTTCTTTGTCGTTATCCACTTTTATCTCAGAAAGTTCTTTTTTCTGCTCTTTAAAATCTCTTTTAAGCCACGTGACAATTTCAGTTTTAAACTTGTCTTGGTTTATAAGGATTTGCTTAATGGTATGATTCACACTTAATGATAGTTTTTCAAGGAACTATTTTAAAGCTTAAACAGCTGCTGCTCCACCAGCTCCTCCACCTGCAACCGCTCCAGGCGCTTCTCCAGGAGCAGAGCTTAATCCAGGAACCATTCCTGGCTGTTCTTGGCCAGGAAGCATATCATCGGCAAAGTCTTCTGGGGCTTCCTCGTTTCCAGTAAGTTTTTGTCTCCATTCTTTTTGCCATTCGTTGTAGAAATTGTAAATCTCAGGGAACAATTCTTTGTTTTCCTGGGTCAGCTCAACCCCTTCTGTTTCAATCCTTAGCCCATTGGGAATGGAAAACATCCATCGCATATTTCCTTCATTTCCAATTTGAATATATCCAGATGCAGTTACAGCAATCCCTTTTGGGTTTTGCGTGAATGACATGCTTTTTCTGTTCTTGCCCTGCTCATCGAATGTGACAGTTGTGTTTGGATATTTTGAAAGCGTCTCGGCAAACTTTCTTTCAAATTCATTTATTTCACCAGCATCTATCTGTGGAATTGCTCCCTCAGCTAGGCCATATATTTTGTTGAACCCCGTGTCTTCATAGCCGCCATTAAACAAGATATTTTCAAATTCTCTGTCGTCCATCTTTGGAGGCAAATCAGCTTGAGGCTTATTGGCTGCTGCTGCTTTTTCTTGCTTTAGCTTGGATGCTGCTGCTGACCACACCTCTTTTCTGATTAAATCTTTCAAATCTTCTTTGTTCATATTAAATCTGGTTTATGAAGAACGCGCTCTTCTCCCATAAATACTTATACTGTAGCACAATCGTCTTGCGAATCATGTCCTTAACTTCTTTCTTGGACATGTATTCACCTTTTTTTGTTTGTGTTTCAAATTCTTTTTTGACAAACTTTCTAAGCTTGGCCTCTGTCCACGCATCAACTGATTCGTTTAAGCCGACAGTGCTGTAAGAGCCTTTTTCAAATGGTTGTGGGTCAACGTATCCAACTTCTTTGTTTGACTTGTTTTTTTGAGATTTTCCTGTTGAATTAAAAATAGATTTTGCTGGCTCAAAGGAAAGAACAAGCTCTTTTAAAAAGTCTTCAATTTCTTTTATGTCAGAAGGCATTAAAGGTCCGTTATATTGTTTTGGAACCTGTTCTATAAGAATATCCAGAGCCATCTTCAAAGCTGGCTCAAATTGATTCGTTCCTTTATCTGGGTACTCTTCAATCCAAGCAAGATGAACTCTGGTAATTACACCTTCTTCGTAAAGCTTGTTTGAAAAGTCTTCCTTTTGTTCAGAGTCCCAATCCTCTGTTTCATTCATACTAAACGCATCAAGAGTTTGCGCGTCGCCCTGATTGTTAATGGCATACATCTTCTTCCCTGGAGTAGACTTTGCTGCGTCAAACTTTTTCTTACTAGCAGTAATAACGCTAATAAAGGTGGAGATTAAGCTCTGCATCTCTTCCCTCCTGAGGCCAGATGAAAATTTTAGCTTTAAATCAGGGCCTGACTGAGTAAATAATTCTACAGTAGCTTTATACGTTCGTACAAACCACGACTTATCAACACTTAAGTCAACACCAACTTCCTTAGCTATATCCGCAGCAGTTTCATCCCTTGTCAGATATTTAAAAAGTATCTCTACTGGATATGTTTTATTTTCCATACTTTGTTGCTAATCGATTAAGCATCTCTAGAATTCTGTGGTCTGGATACAAGTCAAGTTTATCTTTTCTAACTGTGGAGTGTGACCAAATTCCAGGAAGAGTTTGTCGAATAACTTCGCTATCATAGTCAAACCAAGAATAGTCAAACTCGTATTGGATTTCGATATTATATTTCTCAATTAAATGCTCACAAAGTTTTTCTGTGGCATTGATTTGCCCATCAGTAAATGATTGGTAATATTGAAAACCTCTAAACCCTCTAGGTAGGCTGTAAACTTCATCTTTAGGTATTACTTTTGTAGAGTAATCTTTTGGCCAAGCGTAGTATTTTCCATCTTTTAACTTTAAGGGCCCATAATTGCAGATTTCAATTCCAAATGATGATTTATCTAACCTGCCCTTAGTGCCTTTTATGCCTAAGTGATAGCTCCAGTAGTCTGGATTGAAGCATTCAAACACATCACCGTCGCCATCTATGACAAATGGCGTTGCAACTCTAGGCTCATTAGAATCCCAATAATCTATTACGTTTTTCGCACTTGGCCCTCCAGCTGTAAAATGAAGAAAGATTTGAGTTTTTGACGTAGTTTGCTTGATGTATTGCCCCGTAGACAGTCTGTGACTTTTATCTACTGGCATTGGATATTCTTGTTTTGAAGCTTCATTAGTCACTGATGGCTTCCATGTTCTTTTTCTTGATGCATGTGCTTTTAAAGCGTCTGCAGTTGACTGACCAACTACACCGTCATTCATCAATCCAATTTTCTTTTGAAAAGCTTTTACTGAACGTTGCGTTTTTGCACCATAATCGCCATCTATAACCAAGTCGTAACCTAGAACCGACAGCATTTTTTGCACTTCTATTACTTTCTGACCTCTATCTCCTACCTTTAAAATCATGCCATTAGTGTTGTTGGTTTATAAATAGCTGGGATATTTATGAATGCGTAGATGTAACATTTCTTTATTTCCTGCGTATATTGTAAGTGATGGTAAGGAAAATAGTCATAACACCCAATCGTGATAATGAAGTCCAAATGGATTTCACAAAAACCTTTAAAGCTAAGTCAGGGATTGAGCTTTACGAGCACATTATAGTCAGAGAGGAAAATGGGGCTCAATGTGTGTACACTATCATGAATGAGTCGTGCTTTGAAATACTTAAAAAAACTTTATTGGAATTCCAAGTAAATGTTCAGCAGGATGTTGACTTCACCGAGAACTTTAAAGAGCTATATAGAAGCGGAAGATTATGTGAATTTGTTTATAGCAATGACACACTGAGTCCCAGTGATTTCATTTCAGACTTTTATTCCAAGCACATTAAATGCGACGAGGTTCTTGAAAAAATTTACATTGGTGGAATTAACTCTCTTGATAAATTTGACCGACAAATACTTACAAACTTCAACACTTCTGAAGCAAAAAAGTCAGCTTGAAGCTGACTTTTTGTTAAATTTGTTTTTATAAGACGGAGCGTAAAACCCATTCATCGCGCAGCGTGGATGGGATGAAAGCGACCTTATTCAGCAAATATAACAATTGTTTTTGATAAAGACTTGATGTTTTTGGTTTAAACGCATATATTTGTTATAACAAACTTCGATAACCAAGAGTTTGTTGTTCTTTGACGTGGTATAAGGTTGCTCTGCAAAATCTTGCAGTTTGCATAAAACCAAAAAGTAAAACTGAATTAAAAACATTCACGTCTGGTTGTGGGATGCAGTCGGACGATAATCAAAAACGGGATGAGGCGTTGCTATTAGGTGAGTCTACGACCCCCGAAGCCCAACCCATCGGCTCTGCCGTGGGTGGGTAGTTCACTATACTCCGAAATCGCCTCCCTGGCCACTTCTCGCTCCAGATACAAAATCTTTAAAGCTAGCCCCACCTTTGGCGGCTTGCCTATTAAATGTGTTAAAGTCCATTGGTTGAGCTAATTGTTGCAGGTCTTTGTAAAAAATTGCAACATCAGTAATGCCATGTCTTTTAGCGATTTCAGCAGAATCTTGACGAAGCGTTTGTAGCAAGCCTTTCGAAATCTCAACATAATCTGCTGTGCGAGCCTTATAGGCTTGAGTTAATTGAGCGAGTTCTTGAGATTTTATTTGCTTGTATTCTTTTTTTGCTTTTTCATACTTGCCCATTCCGAAAATTTCTTCGATATCTTGCTCTTGAGTTATACCAAGCGTGGCAGCAGTGTGTTCGTCAAGGTTTTGTCCTTTATAAACATCTCGCATTTCCTGCTCTACCTTTGCAAGCTTGTTTTCAAGAAGCTTTACTTTGCTGTCAGCAGCACTTTCTTGAATCTTATTAAATTTAAGCTTCATCGCTTCCTCTTTAATAAGAGCATTGAGTTTTTCTTTAGAAATTTTAAGTTTCATCGTTGTGTTCCGTTTGGTTGTGTAAGCTGTGCAAATAAATAGAAGTAAAAACCCAATTAATCCGCCATTCTATTCATTAGTCTTGAAATTATGCTCTCATCTCCTCGTGAGACATCTCGCTTAAAATCTTTGTTGTCCAAAACTTTACTCACAACCTGGTTTTTCTCTTTAAGTAACTCATAGATGTCGATGTCAATTGAGTCTTCACAAAGAAAAGTCATAATCTGGACGTTATCGTGTGTCGTCGTTGCTCTGTGAATCCTGTCTTCGGCCTGACCCATGTCTGCAGGTGTCCATGCTTGCCCAATAAAAATTAGTTTATTAGCGGATGTCAACGTGATACCAACACCTGCAGAGCCAAACGTCCCGCCGAACACATTTATGTTTTTCTTTTCTTGAAAACTGGTGACAGACTCATGCTTTTGGATAGCATTCATTTGCCCTGTGTGCAAAACACATCTATCACCCCACAGTTCTTTTATAGCATTTCCCGTGTCGATGTAATCAAAGAATATTACAACTTTGTCTCCAGACTCAATGATGTCGTCAATAAAATCCCTCGCCTTTTCAAGTTTGAATGTCTCCGTGCATTTTTTTAGTAAGTGAACTTTCGCAAGGAAGCTCATTTCTTTTTCATCTTCTTTTCCTTCCTCGTTAATGAATTTGATTACCTCTTTCTCGGCTTTGTTGTATTCTCGCTTGGTTTTTATGTCCATTTCCAACACAACTTCGCTATATGTTTTAGGTGGCAGTTGGGACAAAACATCTTTTTTGAGTCGCCTTAGATAAAACGGAGATATTCTTTGGTATAGCTCTTCTAAATATGATGCCCCATCGTACTTCCACCCAAAACTATCTTCGAACCCAGCTCCATAACGCACGCCGAAGTCATGGAAAGAGTTCCACATGTCCTTATCGAGCAAATTGAGAGGCATAAACAGTTCTATCGGCCTAGATTTGATGGCGGTACCAGAAAGGAGCACTTTCTTGCTTACAGACTCTCTAAATGCCATGTTTATTATTTTTGTCCAATCTGTAGTTCTTTCTTTTATCCTATGAAACTCATCAATGATAATCAAATCATAATCGTCAGGGTCCAGAACTTCCCCATCTTTATCAATGATGTATTGGAGACCTTTTATTCTGCTTTTGAAAGAGTTAGTGTTTGCACACTGAGGGCAGTCGTCTGTAATCTTTTTCTTGAGGCTGGTGATTTTGCAGTCGCAGTTTCTATTTCCTCCGCTTGAGAAAAGAGTTCCTGTGCACCTGTGGTTGTATTCCAGTTTGATAAACGTTTGGATTGATTCAAAGTTTATTATATGGAATAGAGACTCCTCTTTAGTGTTGTTTGTCTTCCCGCTTCTTTTGGTTGGGTTGTATTTATATACAAACGATTTCTCGTGAGAGAACTTCTCAATCTCCGACTTCCAGTTGAGCTTTAGCGATGCAGGGCATATAACAAGAGTTTTTAAGTTATGCTTGATTGCGTATGCGAATGCTGGAGCTGTATTGTGAGTTACTATGTAATCGTTCACAACAAATGTGCTATCATCAGAATCAACACTTATACATTGTTGAGGGAGCACTCCAATATACTCAATACTCTCTATATATCTAGACGTGTGATTGGTTGCTACTATTTTGTGTTCTTTTATTTTATCGTCAAGATGAAATGGTGCCCAGTTGAGTTTCACATTTACTCGGTACTCAACCCCTTTTTGTTCATGTGTCCTGTCATAAGAAAACACTTTTGCTATGCCTCCCAATGACTGTGTTAATTCTTTTACATCTTCCGCCAGTTGTTTTGATACTGTGTGATAGTGAGTTCTACTGTTAGAACAACTCCCATCAGTGTCCATAAGCCCTTTTAATAGCTCTGTTCGCTGCTCAGTGGAGCCGTTTCTGTACTCTTGTGGAATAAATTTGTAATGGGATTTCACATTTAATTTCAAGCGTCTTATCTCGTCGGTGTATCTGTTTTTTTGTCCTAAAGTATCTGATATTGAGTATCTACTGCAAGAGTGTTGAGTGGACTCAGATTTTTTTATTTTAGCCATCTTCATCCCAGGTAATAAATTCGACTCAATTAAACTGGCTGTTGATTCTTGGAAATCAGGTATAGACATCGTAGGGGTGGGCGATGAAATAGCTCCATCTCCGATTAAAGAGCCTAAAATAAAAGGATGAATCACATATTTCTTCTCAGGGAAATTCGCTGGCTGGATAGTCGGGATTTCCCATTTCAAAACAGGCTTTCTACCGCTGTCAATTCTTTTTTTATTTGTCTTATACGATAGTCCAGATTTTATTAACTCAGCAATAGACTTAACTGTCCACCCTATGCCTTTTTGTCTTCTGTTAGCATCTCTTACTGTCCATAAATGCTCTTCGCAACATTTTACTTTTGAGCCGTCGTTAAAGGTGACTTCGTATGCATCAAGAAGCCCTTGAGGATATACTCCAGTGACTTTGTGAAATTCGCCATCAGAACCTAACACACTTGAGTCGAGTGATATATCACCCATTCGTATCCATCCTTTATCGGTGCAAATAGGGGTTTCTAAAAACAAACTCTTACCAACACCAGGTTCATCGCCAAGCATAATTACGCCTTCGTTGATTTCCATGAATTTAACTGCCTGCTTTTGGTAGTCATACGGCTCTATCTTCATAAAACTGTAATCTTCATCGTCAACTTGTATGCTGTCTGCCTTTGCTTTTAAGGCTTCTCGGATTCTGTTTTGGCGTTCCAAATAAAGCTGTCGAAGTTGCCCCATTTCTGCTTTAGTGAAATTGTCTAAAGCAAATGGATAACTATTGTCCAGGAGGAATGAGATGACATTTCCCATCTGGACCTCTCTAACTTGAGTGACCCACTGAGCTTTTACGGTTCCATCTAATTGCAGCACTTCCTCTTTGAACAGCTTCTTGTGCTCGCGAGGGAATGATTTGATATAAGATTGAAGTCGTTTGTCGAATTCGAAAGTCAGGTTGTAATTAGTCCTGAGCTTTTTTATATTCACCGTCGGCCTGTAGCTGGCTTTCTTTTTTGGCTTTCCTTTTTCTTTGCTCATTTAACTCCTTTTGCTTTATCATGGCGTCTTTCAATCTGCCTACTCTCTCAGTAGGGTTAGAATTAGCTTTTTTTAAATTGTCGATTCTAGCTTTATATCGCTTATCGGCATTGTCCATTCGTTCTTTTTCTTTCTCTAACTTTTTTTCCAAACAGCTTGGGACAGACTCTTTACCTCTAAGTTCTAAACTCATTTTTTGACGCATAAAGTCAGCCAGAAACTTTAATTCCATTGACTGCTTACGCAAGTGCTTCTTAGAAGCCTTTTTTCCTAAAAGGCCTTTTTCCGCATGAGCTTCCATAGACATGAGGGTTTCAAGGAGTTCATAAAAGATGTCTAGCTCACTGAACTCCTTCATCCTCTCCAGCTCCGCTAGAGTCCAGGTCGGTTCTTTCATACAGTTTTGATATTGATTGTAAGTCGTCGCCAGTTAATTCTCTAATAGCTGCTTGTTGTTCGTGATGACGCTCACGGATTACATCAGACACAGTCTTCCCGTCTTTGGAGGCCTGGAAAAGGTCTACTGCGAAACGGTCGTCTGTATATAGGTCTTTGTCGATTCGATAGAACACTTTAGCTGTCATGGTCGGCAGCTTGGCCCCTTCTTTCTCCTCTAGTTTAGTATAGCAAAAGCCAACCAAGTCCTCCTCGTTCTTGAGTTGGGTTAAGGGCTGGCTTATTGGTGTTAGTACACGAGCGGTTGAATCTCCGTCTATCGCTTGCAGCTCTTTACGGATGTATTTCTCTATGTCTTTTGAATTATAATATGGCATAGAGAATAATGAACAATTATTCTCGAAAAATCAAATTACTTCTTAGAGCGAAATACTATTTTTGGGATATAAAGGGTAGCTCTTTTTTTAAAACTTTTCTTTTTTAACTTATCCATGTCGATTTTGAATGCCTTGTTAGCATTTTTCAGCACCTCTCGCTCCTTAGCTAAATCTTTGAACATGTTTTCCAACGATGTAATTTGAGAAGGAGTTTCGAATTCTTTATTTGGTCTTGGCTTCTGGATACAAGCAAAATCCTGTGTACTTTTTTTGTCTCTGAGTTTGTGGAAAATGTAGTTCTTCCCAGCTCTCTCTGCTTTCCAAATAGCAAACTTATTCTTCAGGTTTCTCACCCATTTGTATTTGTTTTTACAAGGGTATATAGTAACAAACGCACCTGTGCCTTCTCCGTAGATACGGATGTAGTCGTTTTCTTTGATGCGTTTGGATGTTCCCCCGTGGTATTGATTACGAATATCCTGAGTGGATTTCATCCTCTCGTTGTAATTCGGCAGTTCCGATTTAACTCTAGCAGCCAAGCTGTTTAGTTCATCTTGCTCTTGCTCTAAGTTAATTCCAACTTCGCTGAATAACTTATGGATATTTTTTAATTCTGATTCTTTTTCTTTCAAAATGCTTATTTTTGGTATAAATAGACAGTGATTCCTTGAATGGGAATTATTTTAACTTCCCGTGTTCTTTCAAAAGTGTCTTGTCTTGGCCTGGGAATCCGCTACATAACGGGTGTTTACCGCCTTTGTAGGAACAAAAACGACAAGAGTTTTTGTCATCTATCAAATAGTTCCCGCCAAGGTCAACCGTTGGGTTTCCAGCGAAATCTAAAACGAATTTAGCTTTTTGAAAGTCTTGTTTGATGTGGATTTTGTTGAGTGACTCCGACATTGCCTCTATTGCCTGGCGAATTTCTCCTAGCGATGAAGTCATTGGAACATCAACAATTTCTCCGAAGCCCATGTCTGGCTTCTTCTTGTTTTTCAGTCTGTTCAAAACAACATACTTGGTATCTATCTGAGTCAAATCCACGTTGTTCTTTCTGGCCCAGAAATACTTATACAATTTCATTTGCATAAGGAAGGTTTTGTTTTTGTTCTTCCAGTACATATTCCACGGCTCAGAGGACGTCTTCCAATCGATTATCACAATTCGACCAGTCTTTCTGTTTTTGACCACAAAATCAATAAACCCTTTGAAGTAAAAAATTCCATAAATGTGTTCGTAAAGAGGCTCCTCCACCGAGACTATCTCGTAATCTCGCATAAATGCTTCCACATCAATGGTCCGAAGCATGTTCTCGCCTTGGTCGGTGAACGCATCAAGGTCAGCGAACTCAGGGGTGTCTTTCATGTTCTCAATCATGTCCTTCCTGAAAGTGAGCTTGAAATGCTCTACTCGCTTGTCGGTGCTATACTCGTTCTCAAACGTGCGTTCAATCGATTCGTGAATGGCGTTTCCGAAGTACAAGTGAATTGATGGAGGCTGTTGGTCCAGACCTAAGTGTTTCTCAATCAAGTGCTTGTGTCCGCATTCTCGGAATAATGAGAATTCTGAAAAAGAAATGTGCTTGTATCCCTTTTGTTTACCCTCGGCCATTACGCGAAACATATCTTCTTTGCCTTTGCTCATAATACTGCTGTGTTGTGTCCTTAGCGAATATAATCAATTTTTAGATTATAATCTAGGCTATTTAGGTATATGGGACACGTATCCTCAATTTATCTTCATAAACTAAACAGACTTGCTGGAATTGTTTCAGAGGCACTTAACACTGCCACTGCACCTGACCCTTTTGCGAGGTCCAACGAGCGTGTTCCTTTTAATGTCGACCTGATGCAGCAAGCAATCGAACAAGGTCTTGTGGTTGGTCTTCTGTTTCAATCCAACAACACCAAGTACAAGATGCCTGTAGCCAAGTACCGCAACATCATGCCTGTGGCTATGGGGTATGATAAAGACGGTAGATTAGTTTTTCGTGGGGTCCACGTTAAAGGTCAGAGTGAAAAGAAGGCTCGACAGACTGGCGTTAGAAGCGCAGAGGCATCGAACGAATGGAGGCTGTTTTTGGCATCAAATGTAAAAAGCATGTTCTTTACTGGGGGTTTCTTTTCCCAGGTGCCAATTGGAGGGTTTAAATCAAATGACAGTGACATTACGCGTCAGATAGTATCGTTTGATGCGGGGCGAGCAAAAGCTTACCAAGACGAATATAACAAGATGTCGCAACCGCAGTCCGACTACAGTCCTGAGTTGAACGAGAAGTCTAGAGTTATAAAGAGTTTGTTTAAGAAAGATTATCGAAGGAAGTGGTAATTAAAGAGCATTATTAGCGTTTGGTCTGTATCGAGTAAAATGGTATCGGTTTTGCTATGTACCACTTCAAACCTTGTGTTTGTGTGATGATGATATCATTTGGTTACTTCTGAATTTCGTCTTTCAGTTGTTCAAGTCTTTCAGTTGTCACTATTATTTTTCTTGGCGAGTTGTTAATTGCTCTTTCAAGTGATTGAAATAGTTCTTTTTTGCTTTTAAACAAGTGTTCTATTGCTTCATAAGGTGTTAATCCCCTAATCATAGACTCAAAGATACTTCTAAATTCTGCATCAAATTGAAACTCTTCAAAGAACTCTTCTGTAAACTGTGATTTTAATTCAAATTGGTTCATAATAAACGCTTTATGGTACAGGTTGAAAATAAAGACCTACTAGGTCTTATTGGTTATTAATTAAGAAGCATCTATCTTTTTTATAATAGTAAGTAATTCGTCTTTGTAATGCTGCTCATTCTCATAGATTTCTTCGTGATTAATAGTTCCTTGTGCCCACATTTCTTTGCACAATTTTAACCCAAGTAAAACACCTTCTATTCTTGATATTTCAATTATTTCTTCAACTGATTTAGGATAAACAACATCTAATCCCCAAGTGTCTTGATGCTTTGCTTTTTCGTAGTACTCTTTTGCTTTTGACATAATAAATTTACATAGTGAAGTATATACATAGCTAACCCAGCCTGTTTATTCTTCGGTGATGGATATATCACCTTTCTCGCTTATTGTGTACCCATATTCAGTAGTTGTATCATCAAATAACTTGTCAACATCTATCTCTGGGTCATGATGAACCATTTCCTCTTCATTGTCAGTTATGAACTTTGTCTGAAACACAACAACAAGTTTATTCATTACTTCCGAAATACTATTTTCACCGTAACGAGTTAATCCGTGTATGATACCATTTTTTACTTTGGTTAGAATTACATTTTCACCTTTCTTCAACCAAAACTCTCCGTCTCTTTCCTCTACCTTAATATCTGTTTTCTTTTCAACGTCTTCTAATGGAAAGCCTTTTTGAAACATAATGTCTAAACTCATAATTCTGTATTTTTAACAGCACCAAAGCATTTGAAACCAACTGATTCTATCTACCTCGCAATGCATTTTTTATAAGACGGAGCGTAAAACCCATTCATCGCGCAGCGTGGATGGGATGAAAGCGACCTTATTCAGCAAATATAACAATTGTTTTTGATAAAGACTTGATGTTTTTGGTTTAAACGCATATATTTGTTATAACAAACTTCGATAACCAAGAGTTTGTTGTTCTTTGACGTGGTATAAGGTTGCTCTGCAAAATCTTGCAGTTTGCATAAAACCAAAAAGTAAAACTGAATTAAAAACATTCACGTCTGGTTGTGGGATGCAGTCGGACGATAATCAAAAACGGGATGAGGCGTTGCTATTAGGTGAGTCTACGACCCCCGAAGCCCAACCCATCGGCTCTGCCGTGGGTGGGTAGTTCACACTATAATATTTTCCAAAAATTCAATTCAGTATTATCCAAGATTTGCCCGTGCCGCAAAAAAAACAGCGCATAGCATCATAGTCATTTCTTCGGTTTCAGATGTGGGATATAGTGCTCTAGGCATATTTTATCCGCCTTATTCTTTATGCGATTCAACTGCGTGCTGGTGCTGAATGATAGCTTGTTTCTTTCTTTAATTTTTTCATCTAATATCTTGAGAGTGTAAATCAAAGTCCCTCGCTTTATTTCGAACAAAGGCTTTTGATTATGAAACCCTACAAGAACATTTCCAATCAAGTCCTCTATCCTCCAAGACAGTGAGGACGTTCCTTTCTCCATTTTATCGATAGCATCCTGCATTGCTTTAATTTTATCTGTAGCTCTCTCTTCTCTATCAACTTTATGAGCAAGAGATTCTAGTATTTGTGCCTCGTCGTCTTTTCCGTCGTTTCTTAGGCTTTGAGCTTGAGATTTTAAGTTTCTAGACTGTTTTCTTTTACTCATGATATTGTGTGTTGATTTGTGGAGGATATTGCCGTTGACGTGGTAAAACTGAAATTGCTTACTCCTGCGTTTTCTGGGAGAGCAGAAAACTCCTTATTAATAAATCCTCTGTCTTTTGTTACCTCAACTATGTTATCTACACAGTCTTTTACTTCATTTCTATGTGTAATAATTAGAACATTCTTATACTTCGTCCCTAAGTACAAGAGCATGCTCTGAACCTCTGAGATTAAGTCATCATCAAGGCTTCCAAATCCTTCATCAATCATTATAATTGATGGCTGAGAAACGGCATGATTTGAAATCTCGTGCAAAGCGTTTTTTATAGCCAGAGACACAATGAATTTTTGAGATGATGACGCCATAGCTCCAAGAGGTAGTGCATCAAATTTATCTTCCATAAAATAGAAGACTTCTGTCACGTCTCCTTTGTCATCAATCTCTAAATCAACTTTAAACTCAACAATCCCTGATAGGATGTTCTGTATTTTCTCATTGATAGTAGGAAGCTTTGTCTTAATAACCATCGCTGGTATTCCTTGCCTGTGCACAGCTTGAAGGTACAGACTGTGACGACGATATAAAGTGTCAAATTCGCGTATCTCCTTCAACCTTTCCTCTTTGCCTTCCACGTCTCGACTTAAAACCGCAAGTTCACCCGCTAATATTCGTAATTTCAAAACGATAGATGTGATGCTTTGCTTGTATCCCTCAAGCAATTCTTGATTATCATCTATCGTTTTTTGAGTTTCTGTGTTAGATTCAATGTTACGCTCATTTTTGTCAAAGTTATCGCACATCACTTTTAGCTCCACAAGCTCTTTGCGCGTCTTCTCAATAGCATCAGAGAGCTTTGATAGCTCATTTGAGCGGGAATTAATTAACTCGTTCATCGCAACGATGTCTTTGGCTCCTAATAGTTTTTCTCGGTCTTTAGAGATGTTCTCTAAGAGCATTTCCTTTGCGGCAAGTTTAACTTTTGTTATTTCTAACTCAGAGTTTCTAGTTTCAAAATTCTGGTTATGATTCTTGCAAACCTCTACTTCTTTAAGTACATTCTTTTTCTCTGTGAGTTCCCGCTCAAGCCTAGTTTTTCGGATATTCTGTTCTGTTTCACCAAAAGGGTTCGGTTTTTCAGATACATTTCCGCAAGTCGGACACTTCTTGCCTTGGAAAGAGATGATTTTGTTTTGACACTCGATAATATCAGACTGAATCTTTCTAATCGATTCCTCTGTAGTCGTGGTGTCTTCGATGAATTTTTTTGAGTTCTGTAATATCCAAGTTTCAGACTGCTGCTTAATGGATTCAATATTAGTCTTTTGGGCTCTTTCTTGCTGCAGTTGATGCTCGACATCTGATAGGTTTTTCTCACCTTCGAATGGGACATCTTTTCGAAGATTGCTGTCCAGCCAAGATTTAAGTTCGGACTGGCGCTCAATATCTTTATTAAGTAGGTCCTCTGATAGTTCGATTTCATTCTCTAATACGTCTTTGGAGTCAAACTCCATTATCTCCACTCTATGAAGCTTGCGGGTGTGCTCTAAAATTTTGCTGTTTATGTCAGTTTGTTTTGTTTCGCTTAGAAATTGCTCTTCCTCAAGGCTCTTGATTTGAATATTAAAATCTTGCTTTTGAATATTTTTCTGAGCTATTTCTTCTTTAATCTCAGGAACTTGCCCAGCATCTTTAAAGTCTCGATTGAGATTGTTTTGTTTTTTATTAACAAAGTCGTATCTCATCTTAAAGTTAGACAAGTCAAGGTATCTAGCAATTAGAGCATTTTTAGGTTGCTGGCTCAAAGCCAGGTAGTCACTGTCATTGTTTGAAGCGTGAAGAGCGATTATTGAAAAATCTTCATAATCTCCAATTGCTTTTTTTATCTGTCCTTTAATGTTTGTGTTCTCAGCAACTCCTTCATCTGTTTCTTCGTCTGTCCACATCCAATCTTGCTCTCCAGTTGGAATTTGGACTTCTTTCCAAATCTCGAACCGAGTTGGGTAAGAATTCCCGCCGTTCCGCTTTTGAACGACCTCGCGAGTAATTCTAAACTTCACCCCTTCAATTGAAACGACTACACTCACATATCCTTTGTTGGATTTTGTGTAAATATTTACGAGCTTGGACTTATTTTTGGTCCCAATAATAACTTCAAACAGACCGAAAACTAAAGCACGAAGAGTGTTTGATTTTCCGCAGTAGTTCTCGCCGAAAATCCCAGTCAACCCTGGCATGCTTTCTATTGGAAAATAAACAGCTCTATCGGGAAACGAAAATAAGTTTCGAACTTCCATCGATAGAATATCGAATTTTTTTGATTTGATTTTTTCTTTGTCAAGTCCAAGTTCTTTTTCAATTGAGTATGCAAATGTAAACAACTCTTGTAGCTCATCGTCTTCCATGTCATGCTCAGTGCGTTTCATGAATTTTTTAAATCTGCCTTCAAAACTATCTCCACCTTCTAATACTTCACTATCATCGCCCAGGTCTTCTTTTTGCAAAGTCTTCCATTCCACGCGAATACTCTCACACTTATATCGGTCCTTTATAAGCTTGGTTATTTGATTGGTACGTTCTTGTGATTTGTTTTCCTCAAAATCTTCGACAGTTACAATTACTTTTGTTTTTCTCTTGTTATTGGAAAAACTCATGTTCTCTATTCGGTCCTCAACTGACTCTCCACGGGTTACTGTGATTTTTGCAAATCCCCAGTCATTTAAAACTATCTTTCTTTCGTGGGTTTTAGTTTTAGTATCCCAAATCAGATATCCTTTGTCTATTGATTCTCCATAGCCCTGTTGGATGCAACTTCCACTATAAGCCATTCTGCCATCAAAGAAATCTTGGTACTCGTGAAAGTCACCCATCATGGTGATGTCAAAATCTTTGAATATCGATTTTTTCCAGCTGGCCTGGTTTGAATTTTCATGACCATTATCCATGCGAGCACCATAAAGAGCTCCGTGCCACATAGCGATATATGTTTTATCAGCTTCTTTCTGGTCTAACTCCAGCACTTTTTCGTCTCGACAAGAGAAAATGCCATATGTATGATTTTCGTCGATACTGAAAAATCCAGATAAAGGATAGTAGTAAACGCTGTTTTCCCAAAGATTTATTGAGGATGCATTTTCTTTTGTGACTTGGTAAGTGGATTTTCCTCCCAAAATCTCTGAAAGCTCGAAAATTGGGCTAATAACATCGCCTTGGCTCTCTTGTTTCATGTTCATATCATGATTTCCAGCTATAATATCTACTGGTGCAATCTCAGAAAGTTTTAAGAAAAACTCTGACATCAATATGAACGACTTAGGAGACATGGAGACCTTATTGTGTAATACGTCCCCAGTTATAGCAATACGGTCTACTTTGTTTGATTTTAGGTCCTCATATAATCTTTCAAAAACCTGACGATATTCAGCGTGTCGAGTTGAAAATCGAATGTGAATATCTGATAAGTGTGCGATTCGCATGTTTGATGCTATTGTGTTTAATAGCGAATATAGCGATTATAATTAATAAGTCAGATGTAAAAAAAGGAAAAGTTTTCAACTATTCAACTATTCAACAAATGATACCTCGACAATTGTGCGACCAGGTTTTTGCTCTAGAATAAGAGCCTCTCCTTTTTCTATCGCATCCACGAGAATAATGTTTGGATTGTCAAGAGTTATTGAAAATTGTCTAGTGTGGCCCACAATCTGTTTCCAGTCATCAATTCTGTTGATGTTTAGACTTCTTGGCCTGACCCAAATAGGGCTGGACACAGTTGAATCACCGTGTCTTTGAAAACCAGCGAATGCAAAGTGTGAGATGTGTAGGGAGTTGATTTTTTTAACAATATCTTTCGTGTCAACTTTATGAATATCGCACCAATCTTTAGTGACTCCTGCATGAGAAATGAGATAGTCATCTATGGAGTGGCACCATTGCATCAAATCCTTGTTATCCTCTAGAAGTGCTTCAATATTTAAAAATGCTCCAGCTTGAAACCCGCTATACATTCCGCCTATTCCCATATAATGGGCATCATGGTTTCCTGTGAGCAAAGTTACGTCGTCTGGTCTTTCTTTTTTGAGAGCGATGATGTCTCTGAAGTTGTCCATCTGCTCCAGAGCTGTAAACTCCTTGCTGTCGAAGTAATCTCCGACAAATACGATTTTATCAGGATTAACTGATTTGACATGCTTTTTCCAGGATGGTCCTCCGTGTATGTCTCCTAAAATTAGATGTTTCATTATTCGCTTTTAAGTGCTGCTTGTTTCTCCAAGGTAATCATGTGACACAGAGCGATGGTGTAGCTGTCGCACATATCGAAATTTTCATCCATAAGCTTCCTTGACTTCGGACCGTATTTCCAATTCAAAAGAGGCTGCAATTTACATACTTCCTCCCACACTTGAGATTTGCTTTCAGAGCCTTTTTTTCCAAATTTCACATGCGGGTATGCAGTTTTTCGTGCAGAGTTTACGTTGTAGTATACTGGCTCTATTCCCCAGGTTTTATAGCATACAGCCGAAATCATTCCGTTAAAGAAATTAAGCAATCCGATTGTTGTAGCAGAAGAGAATTTTCCAGCGAACTTTTTAAGCGGTTCCTCTATAGCAATATATGTCAGTTCCATTTTACTTATTTCACTTAAATGCTCCTCGAAGTGTTTTAGCTTTTCAAAAAGAGTTTGTTTTGGACGCATTTTAACGTACCCAATCTTGAGCATGTCTCCATCTTCTGAAAAAAGTGTGTACCCAATACAGGTGGTTGATATATCTAATCCTAAAATCATTTTTCTTCTGTATCTTTTTTAAGGTTGTCAACAATCCCAGCCTGTAGATAAGTAACATGTTCTAGCATAACTTCCTTTATCGTTTTCTTCTCAGGAGCCGTCAGGGTAAGCCCTTCTGATTTGAGGATACTCAAAAGTGTGGAAATGATTGTTATTCTTTCTGCAATTGAAATTGTTCTTATCATGTTTAATGATAAAAAAAGCCTTGACGAATATCAAGGCTTTTTTATTTGTAGTGTTACTGGTTATACGTCCAGTTCCAATGTAAATGTTAATACTCCAGTGTACCCTTTCTCTTTAGCTCTGTCCAGTTTAGCAATAGCTAAAAGCTCTTCCTCTTTGTTGTAGAGCCCGATTTCGGTTACATAAGTTGAATCAAAGTTGTTTGTTCCAAGAGTGTACTCTTGAAGGTTTTCAGAGAAGTTCCACGTTGGGTTGTTTGTAAAGTGAAATTCTCCTGGAAGAGCCATGCAAACGACTGATGTTTTAAAACTAATGTTTAAGTCGTAAAACTGAGCAGTACTTCCTGAGCCAAACCAGATATCTGTTGTTCCAACCCCAGAGTTTGCATATGCGTGTGGGGTTGTTTTTCCAGATGCCCACGGGATTTGATTTACAATCATCGGGTGAGTTAACACCATATATCCTTTGTCTAGCGCTGCAAACCCAACAGGGACATCATAGTTGTATCCTTGGTTTGTTGTGGTTGGGTAAATTTCAGGTACTGCGGCGGCAAGATTTACTTGGCTCCAGGGTCTTTGGTCAGAATTAATGTCGATTTGCACCCCATCTGGGTGCAAGTTTTGATATGCTGTTGCCGAAGGTCTGTCAAGATAGCTTGATGTATTCCAAGTGGTTTGACTCGCTTTGTTAACGCCGTTTCCGTCTGTGGTTCCTGTATAAGGAAGGTTAATTTCATCACAAAACAAAAATGCAATATTCTTACCTAGAAGGGCGTTTTCGCTCTTCTTCTCCAGTATGTTGTATGTTGACGACACAATTGTTTTAGCGGTCCAATTGGGGTTATCTGCTATTCCATGTTGAGGAACTGTAAACGTAATGGAACGTCCATCTATCATCTCACTGTAGAAGCTTCTTGGAATAGGCGCTATTACAATTTTACCGACATTTAGCTGATAAATCTCAGGATGTGCGGAAGCCATTGTACTTCCTGATGCTAAATCTGCTGCAATGTGTGGAAGGTTAAATGACACAAAGTAATTAGCTTCTGTAGAAGTCAGCCCAGTCCTAAAACACGCAGTGTATGTCAGGTCAGACGTAGCAACAGACTTTAGTGATGCAGTCTCACTCTTTGTTGAAATAACACTCTGTATTGGTTTTTGAAAATTACTTGGCATCGTTTATATTATTATTGATGTTGAGATTTTTTTGTTGGATTTTTTTTGACTATGTACCAGTGATTAACCTTGTCCGAGTCCGACACCATCGCCGCCTTCAGTAGGTCCGCCAGGTCCGCCGCCAATCTGTAAACCAGTATAATTAAACCTTACCTCAAAAGTTAAGGAGTTCTCAGACTGAAGTGTTTGACGTCCGTAAGATGTAAAAACAAGCTTCCTGTAACGAATCATACTAGAATTAAGCGCGGCACGACCATTGTTAATCCATGTTTTTATGTCAGCAATCATGCTATCTGGCAAAGCAGTTTCATAATCTCTATACCCGTCTGTATATGTTGCGTCTTTTTTAGCAAAAGTCACATATAAAGTCGAATTTGAGATTGAATTCGTGTCAGTCGGGTCTGGAAAAGTGAGTTTTAAAAAATGAGACCCTTCTCCTGTGCTATCGGTAAGAGGTATAACTTTCTTGTTTCCTGTAGCCAAAGTAGAGACAGTAATACCTTGAGCATAAGGCCCAAATATTTTGTGCCCCTCAGAAATAACTGTCTCGTTGTTGGTTGTCGCCAGAGTCACCTTTCGGAAGACTACGTTTGTTGGGCTTGGATTGTTAGGCATTTTTAGTTTTGTTTATTGTTATCCTGCGTTTGGCAATTGAGTTCCACCTGTTCCAGTTCCTGTGCCTACACCACCGCCGTCATCTGTACCTGTTCCACCACTAGTGTCACTTCCATTTGGAAGGTCATTAGAGCCTCCAAGATTAACAGATATATCTAAAACATTGTCGGTCAAGTTTGTGCCGTAAAGAACATCTTGGGAAACAAGTTGGTCAAAGTTTTCAAAAAATAACTGGTTGCGCTGTTCGTAATTCACAGAAGTCTTTAAACAACCCTCGCTTTTTCCAGAAATATCTGGGACTTCACCTGAAATTAGTGTAATCGTTGTTTTGTAATTGACGTCGGGGTCTCCTAGGGCAAATGACTTAATCTCAAAGAGGTCATCTCCGAACGCGTCGAAACGAATATTGCTCTTATTGAAAAGATATTCACGACCTTTGTCGGTCAAATATGCTTTCGCATAAAGTGTGTCTGCTGATGCTATGAATCCCATTTTTTTTATTCTCTTTCTAGTAAATAGTTTCTCTTATTAAAAATCTAGCTCTAATTGGAAGGTTAAATACCTTGCCGAGCTTTTCTTAATAGGATAAGTAGGCTTCCCTACAGCCACAAGTAAGCCTTGGTCGTTAAGTATGCCTATTTCGGTTATATATGTGTTTGCGTCTTCTGCCCCATCAAAACCTCCGTTATTAGAAGCGTTGAACTCGCTGTCTTTTGCTACAATTGTAAACACAGTTTTGTAGGTGGTAGACATTATTTTTGTTTTGATGTTTCCAAAGAAGAAATCTTCGTTTCCATATGTCATCCCAGTAAGATTTAAATAATCACTGTTGAATGTGAAACCGCTTGAAACCCCATATAAATTATTGCTGGGTCCAGCAATAAAATTTGGCTGAGTTGTCCCTGATTTTATGTCATCTAGAGAGACAATAAATTGCTGCCCCTGTAAGTATGTTGGGTCGATGGTTGTGTGTGTTGACTCACCAGAGTAAACTCCATTACCAAACGCTTTAATATCAGAGGCGCCAGACCACTTTCCTGGGTGCAACGCATCCAAGCCTTTGTCTTCATCTTTTCTAACTTCTTGAACTAAAATCTGAACTTTATTGGCACTCCACCCTGTTCCAGAGTATGTAGTGAACCCTGCTGTGTTCCTTAGGTAGGGGAATGCTTTAGTTGGAAATGAGCACGTTAAATACTGAGCATATCCGTTTTCGTCAGTAAAGCCTTCAACCTTACTTATATATCCACAATGCATAGCTTGCTTGTAACCGTAGGAATCTGTTGAGCTGTATGGAGTTTTAGATTGAGTAAAATATGTTACATAGTAGTAATGGTCGCTTCTCAATAGCCCTGACGTATTCATTACTGTAGAAGGAGACTTTGGTGCAGACTGACTTCCAACAATCAAAGGAGGGAGCGTGTGGTTACGGTCGGTCTTATAAGACATTGCCGTCAATAACTCAGGGTCTGTAACTACAATAAGTTTTAGCTTATTATAGATTCTTCCCACAATTAAAGCACTACTTGAAGTCCCATCCTTTAATAGGGTGAATGAGGTTTTCGCTGCTTGGTCAAAATACACATCGCTTCCTTCGTCTGTAAATCTCTGGCCACTCTCATAAGCTTGTCCTGGGTTAGCACTTTTTCGATGCCACATAATGCTGGGCATGTCAACCTGAGTTGTTCCTGGGACTAATTGTTCAGCATATGTATTTCCCGTGTACTTATTAGAGTAGTGAATAAACCCTACTTGTCTCAAGTCATCTTCGAATCCAAAATATTGTTTTGTGCCACTATACTCTTTGGAGGCAAAAGTAGAATAACTATATCCTGTGTTGGCTCCTATAGCCATTTTTGTTTGACCAATCTCTCTTGACGTTCTTACAATATTTAAGTTCCAGACTGGACAATTTTCCGTTGCTCCAGAGCCATAGTATGTTTCTACGCCATTCCAAGGATATTCATACCAAGCAACGTTTCTTGTGCCTGAAGCAAATATAGGAACAGGCCTGTCTACTCGTATTGAATCAACAGAAGCATCTGCCGTTCTTATCCTATAAAATAAATCCACAAACGGGGCAGTACTAATTAATTGCGGTTCTGAGCCTATAGGTGCAGAATACCTTAAAAGCAGGAGATTTCCGCCTCCTAGCATTACTTCGGTTGAGGAGCTCCACGTAGCTGGTCCACTAATTAACCCTGTTGTTGTTTGTCCGCTCCTGATGTATCTGCTTGGATGCAATATGTAATCATTAACAGTTGCTGAGTCAGCTGTTGTTGCAGACCAGAATCCGACTGAGCTAGTTTGAGCCGTAGCAATCTGTTTTGTCACGAACACTTTTGACGTTAAATCTAAAGCATTTGTTCCATCAAAGTTTAATGTCGGAAGGGCAGGTTGGTTATCGTGTGGTTCCATAACCCTGCTTTTGCAGATGTTAAACATCTCTGTGGCTGGAGGATTAAGGTTTGCAAAATAAGGTGTATCTGGATATCTTCTATTGAACTCGTAATTGATTTCTCTATCGGAAACCACTGCTTGACTAAAATTTAGCCTACCCAATGCCAATTCCTTTCGGCCCTTGTTGGTGAGCTTAACACTGATAAATGTGGTTGGTTCTTGTTGCAAAAAAGCCATATGGGAAAGTTTATCTTAAATAGTCTTGGTTTAAAATTCTAATTTCAATTGGAGCACTTTCCATTCTCCGCTACCTTTTCGAATAGGGCGCGTCGGTTTCCCGACAGCTACAAGTTCTCCATCAGAATTTAGTACTCCTATTTCTGTAATGTATGTGTTGTCATTTTTTTCTGCATCGAATGAAGAATTCTGTGAGCTGTTTAATTCTCCGCCCTCAACAACTAAAGTGATGTACGTATCATATCGCACTTTCTTTTTAGCAGTCTTAATATTTCCAAAGAAGTGATTTTCTGAACCCAAAGCTAATCCGTTATTTTTTTCATCATTGTAAAGATTAAAATAGTCATGCAACTCGTATATGTTTCTGGTTGAGCCACTTAAAAGGAGAGGCATTGTGTCGCCAGATGTTATATCGGCTTGCGAAACAATGAACTCAGCGTTGTAAAGCTGGGACGGCTCAATTAAGCTTGAGCTTGCATGTCCAAAAGAAAACACTCCTGCAGGGTCTTGGTTTTGCGCATTTTTGTTCAAGCTTGAACAACCAGACCACTTTCCAGGATGCAAGCTATCTGCACCTCCGTCCCTGTTTACAGGTACTTCTTGAACTAATATTTGAACTTTACTAGCTCCCCAGCCTGTTCCTGAGAATGATTCAAACGTTTGACTGTTTCTCATGTACGGAAGCTGGCCCTGAGGAAAAGTTCCTTTAAGGTGTTTGTGGTATCCATTTTCGTCCGTGTGACCGCTTAGTTTTTGAACATAACCACAGTGCATGTAATAGTGATGCCCAAAATTTCTACCTTCAAGATAAGCGTTTGAGCTCAGTTCTCCCAATTCACCTGGGCTCATGTAATAGGTCATGTAGTAGTTATGATTACTTTTCATAAACCCAGGCTTCTTGCCAGTGTCGAACTGAGGCTTAGGGCTTGACACAGAAGAGAAATTCATTGGCGGAAGTGTCCAGTTTCTATTTGACTTATATGACAACGCCGTCAATAGTTCTGGGTCTGTTAAAACAATCGTTTTAAGGTCGTAGTAAACTCGACCAACTGTTAATGGACTTCCTGTAACAGCGTCACGAAGGAGTGTATATGATGTTCCCGCTTTTTTATCTTGATAGATAGTACTTCCGTAATCTGTAAATCTATGGCCAGAGCTTATAGCTGTTCCACTTATGAAAAGATTCCCGCTTTCATCTGTGGCTCTGTGCCAAAGTAAATCAGGGATGTCTACCTCAGTGGCGCCTGGAATTATGGAATCCCAGTAGGTTTGACCTGATGATTCATTGGAGTAATGCAAGAAGCCTACTTGTCTTTGATTTTCATCAAAGTCAAACATTTCTTTTGCCCCTGCGTATGGAACAGAGCCGTAGTTGGTGTAGCTATGGCCTATGTTCCCTCCTACAGCTTTTCTTTTGTGTCCAATTTCCCTTGATGTTCTTACGATGTTTAAATTCCAAACAGGGCAATTTACTGTTACGGCGGAGCCATAGTAGTTATCTACGGCGTCAAATTCATAGACAAAATATGGTAGAGGCTTGTCTTGCCCAGACTGAGCAGCAATAAAAGGAGGGTTTCGGTCTAAAGTTCTCCTGCCTGAAGAAATTTCATTTGTTACGCGATACCATTTAGAAATCATTGCCACGTCGTTATAGCGAGCATTTGACATCCCTAAGAACCCATTAGCGGTGTTAATAGACGTGGTAGTGCGTAAATACAACAGCTGACCCAATTTTGGCAATACTCCAGCTAGAAGGTTGGAGGTACCAAAAACGAAGTCAATAGCTCCTTCTTGTATGCTTGTGCTGTTTGAGCCTGAGTAAACCCAGTTATTTTTTAGCAGGTATCGCCCAATCTTGTGTTTGTTACCATTCGTTAATGCGCTCCAAAATCCTACAGAATCCGTTTGAGCAGTTGTTGTCTCGTTTTTTACGTGCACTCTTGAGTTTAGCGAGTAAGGTTGAGAGCCGTCATAATTTATTGGACTTAGAGCAGGGTGGTCATCTTTTGGTGAAAAAATGCTGTTTCCACTTAAAGCTAGTTCGGTGCCGCTATTTGGGTTTAGATTCCAAAGCGTATCATACCTACGGTCAAAAGAGTAGTTTGTTTCTCTATCCGATAACACGGCTTGGTCGAAAGTCAAGTTACCTTGAGCCAGTCGTCTTCGTCCTGTGTCGGTTAGTTTTATGTTTATGTACGTGTTGTCGTCCTGAGTGAGAAATGACATCAAATTGTTTTACTGATAAATAATCATCCAAAAAATAACACAGAGTGTTTCTAAAGTAAATGCACATTGAGGTTAGAATCTTTTTGATTAATATTTATTGAAAAGACATTCAATGCCTATTTTCGAACCAAACACAGCAGATACGATTTCTGTAAACTTCCGCCCAGGACAGGATTTCAGGGATTTCCCTACACAATCCCAGTCAGTGTTCACGTTTGGCGACTACAGAGTCACGAGAAATCCAAGCACAGACATTGTTAATGGGGATACTCAAGGACTCCGATTTGATGGGTATGAGTCTCTTTCTAGTCTTAATGTTTCTGGGTTTTCTAGAAACAATTCTGTATTTGTGTCATCTCGTGAACTTAATTTAAAAAAGAAAGACCCGTCTAACTACGCGTATTTTCAAACTCTTAAGTTAGACATCGCCACATCTTTGGATAATTCGATTACAGCGTGGCCATATGCTGTGGCATCTATCCAAAAAGAATCTGCTGGAGTAACGGCATATGAGTACACAGCTGTTACCACGGGTACCACAGCCTCTTATTGCAAGTTTAAGGTGCCATACTCTGCTTTAACTAACCAAGGCGGTGTAATTCTTAACTCAGGCTCTACAATTACAGGAAGAAGCCTTTTAATGGATACACAGGACTATGTTATTCAGCTTAGCGGTGTAACGTTATACGATAATCCTTTACATGTAATATCCGCATACACATTTTCAGCTGGAACATACTTAGAATTTACTTTAGAAACGCTTTTATTTACTGGGTCAACAGACACAGAACAAACAGCTGCTATATGGATTCGCCCAACTGATAGAATTCTAAAGAGCTTTTATAAAGACAGGACTCCTCTGGAGAATCACATATTAACAAGCGGAGCATGGAGGCATCAAAACCCGCAGTTCGATGACGGAAACTACATCACAACCACATACACATGGCCTAAAAATATTGATGGCTTCAACATTGACATAAACACAGCGGGGTACGTAACTTACCAGGACAACCTTCTCACCTTAGCTGAATTGCTAGATTGTGAGAAAACCGATATTATGATGCGAACTATGATTCCAGAAAATTACTTGGACTTAGATTCTGCCGACTCTCTTTACAGAAGAACAATCCAAACCTACGCTCACCAGTTTGACGAAATAAAACGTTACATCGATGGAATATCTTATGCTCACACAGTTGAATATGATGGGGAGTGTAGTGTTCCAGACAAGTTTATGTTTAAATTAGCTGAACTTCTTGGATGGAAGTTAACCAGCGGTTTTAACGAACTAGACCTTTTGGAGTACCTCGCTACAAGCGTCGGGTCCACAGGGAGCCCTAAGAAAGAGTACGACCTTCAGCTTTGGAGGAGAATGATGGTGAATCTAACTTGGTTGTTTAAACGAAAAGGAACACGAGATGCTATGCAGTTTATTTTTAAACTAATTGGTGCACCAGACTGTATGATTCGAATTGAAGAGTTTGTATACGACATCAATAAAGCAATTATTACAGGCTCCACGGGAACTATTTTAGAGCTGCAACTGAATAATAAAATTAACGAGCACGGTTACATCAATTATGATGATTCCAATTTTGCTTTTCAAGAAGGCGGCATGGGTCGTGGAAATGGAGATAAATACATAAATCAGTGGAGAACTGAGTTTGACCCCATTGCTAGAATTGATAACATTAAAATCCAAACAGGGGCAACAATAAATTGGGGTTCTGAAAACATAATGAATTCCAAGGAGTTGATTGTAGGAATCGACCCCGCTCAAGCTATTGAGTGTGATTTGCATGAATATTACCAACTAAGCGGAACGTGTTGGGTGTGGGGCTCTGGAGACCCATTTCAGTTTTCCAACTTAAATGTTCCATTTGAATGGACTATTGAGGATTGCAGTAAAGTAAACCCTGGAAACATAACGGGAATGACGCTCGCGCAATGGACTGATTTTATTTATAAATCAAATGTAGACCCCGTCAACAGGAAGACGTCTAATGCGCACAATGGTGGATACCACTACCATAAATTGCGAGAAATATATATGCATTACTATAAGATGACAACCCCTGACCCAAATCAAATTGGATTTGGGAAATTAGAAAAGTTTCTAGAGCTAATAGAGGTCCAGTTTTACTGTGCGGCGGAACAATTGATTCCCGCAACTTCTATTCTAGAGGCTTTTGGTACGATTTATAGAAATACAGTATTTAATAGACAGAAATTTGTTTATCCTGTTGGCATAAATGCTGGTTCTGAATTTCAGATAGCAGTGCCTTTGTCTCCTGATAATCAACTTTATCCTATTCGAGTTACTAATACTGTTAACGACATTATAACAATGTCAGGAACTCCCTGGGCCTTAACGTCGCAGGTTGTAGCAGAGATAAAGCTGGATTTATGTCCAGTCACATTAAACATTGGAGCAAACGTTGATTTAGTCCAGTCTCAAATTGATACATTTGAAATTGAAGTTGAAGTTGATGATTTTGTTGAAGATATAGAAATAATTGATGGCTAAGAAAAACGATACAAATATTGCTAGAATAAGGAATGGTGTAATTCAAAAAACCAAAACCTCAAAAACCTCTGGTACTAAATCTACTAAGGGTCAATCTTTCTATGCCAATACTCACTTAAACCATAAAGCATCAGTCAGTGATGTGTTTGAGTTCGATGCGCCTGTTTACAGCGCAATTACAGCAGGAACTCTTCTTTTTGCAGGTCAGACCAATAAGTCAATTTTTGAACTCTACGGCAGGCCTCAAATAAAGTTTGCATTTTCAGCAAACAATGCTGTATTTTTGTCAGAGAACTACTTAGGAATGAGTCATGATATATACAAAGTTCCTTATACGGAAATTCTAAAGTATAGAGAGGTTCCAAGTCAGGAAAATTACGATATTGTAAAAGGAAGAATAGCTCAGCCTTTTATTTCATTTTCAGCATCAACAGCTATAACTACCACACTTACTAGCGAAGCCGTTCCATATGTGTTTTCGCCCGAACAAATAGATAAACCACTTAAAGGCAGGTCTGAAGAGATATTTGAGGACAAAGCAATGTATTTTTTCAATACTCGTCACGCTTTCAGAGAAGTCTTGAATACATATAAAAATGTAATTGGGATGAACGAAAAAAGCTTAAATTACAATCGGCTTCCGTCTTTCAAAACATTTGGTGATGAAAATATTATTGAATCTGGTTCTTGGAGCGGATTAACAGCTAAAGGGCTTTTCTTCACTTGTTTTTACCCGCCCTCTGTTCCTAAAGTGGAAAGCCCTAGACCTGAAAGCTATTCAGCAGAAACATTTACTCCAGAATTCTTTTTCTCTAATGTGTCTGATGGGGATGAGTACTTGATAGAAATTACTTATCAAGCAGTTAATAGTGGGTTTACTATATCTAGCGCCACTTCTAAGTATTTCTACTCCAAAGCGGAAACAAACAATAGCACAAGACGTGTAGCAAACGTTGAGAAAACATCGTTCATCTCAGAGACAACAAGAAGAGCTTCTGTTCCTTTGGTTCCAGGTTCAACATATTATTATCGGTTAGGAAATGTGAAATATGTTGTAAATCTGTTTGGAGTTAAACAGTCTATTATTTCATACACAGAGGCAACTCAGAGTCAAGTGTACTCTGGCCAGACAATTGGTTATATTGTGGATTCTCCAGCTGACTCTTCTGCGCCAAGCGAAGGTACAGGGGGTTCTGGGACTCAGACTACAGAATACGAAGGCTTGCCTCCTCAGAGGTGATTAGGAGTTTTGAACGTCGTCAAACGTTTGATTGAAGTCGATATTTCTGACTTCTCTCTTAATGTCAATCTCGCCAGTTCCAAACTGATTCTTCTTAGTGAGAAGACTGTATTGTCTCCAAAGATTCCCTTGTTCATCAAAGTAAGATAGTCGCCCAGTAAGATTGTCTCGGATAGAGTTCCCTGTGAGAACTCTGCCAAGGGTTTTAAGATTTTGGTCCACCATTTCGACTTCAATCATAACTGGGTCAAAGAAAGTGTTAGAGATTAAAATCGACTGACCAGCACTTCCAAGGCTTGGTTGTTGAGCATTGGATATTAAAGTGTTTTCGTCTGGCGTGACCGTCAAGAATAAACTTGTTCCATTCTGGTCTAACACATAAGATGTAGAGCTTGAGTTTGAGCTGGATGAATTCACAGATACATTTACCAAGTCGCTGGAAGTAACAATGCGGTGAAAGTTTTTTATTTTTATTCCGTTCTCGTCAATATACTCAAGGCGGTACCCAATTAAGCTTCCTGTGTCTTGAAAGTTTAATTTTGGAATAATTATTCCTTTTTTAGACATTTGTATTTCAGTGTCTGTATTGGTCACAACGATTGAACAATCAATTATTTGAGTTTGAAATGTCTTTGGTTTGATGATTACTGTATAAAAACCAAGCTTATTAAAAATAGTAGCGGGGAGGCGAAGTTTATATGACCCGTCTGCGCCAATCATTTTTCGGAACTCGCTTTCTGTAATAGAACCAAAAAGAGGTTTAAATTGTAAATCTCCTACGACTTCATGAGAAGGCGTGAATGCATACAAGATGTCCACGTCATTAAAATCGACTGATGCAAGTGTTTTTGTTCCGTAAAGTCCTGTTGCCATGATTCTTATTTTCTATAAATAGTGACGCTGAATTATCTTTCTATGTCTACGTCGAATTTGGTGGATAAAATATTTTTACCCGTCTGTTCCATCGTCAATTGGAGATGCGATTTCAAACGGGATTCCTGTCCATAGTGGAGACATGTAACTTGTATTTGCTCCTCCACACACGGGGTTGAAATCATTGAATTTTATAAATTCAAATCCTCCATAATCAGTTTCAGACTCTGTGTCATCTAATAATATAGCTCCAAGCACTCTAATATTGTATACATTTTCTTCTCCACTGAATTCATTTGTGCATAAGCTGCCGTTGTATCTGGTTAAAACTGATACGTAATATCCAGCTAGATAGTCTTTGTTGACTTGGGATTCAAAAACATTGCCGTAATTAGTGAATTCGAAAGTCCCTATCTCGACTTCCCCGCCGCTCCCGTTTTTAAGAACGAAGCCATGTGAGTACATATTGTCTCCGTCTGGGTTTGTATATCCTTCATTGTTGTATTTAATGTTGATGCTGTATAAGGATTGAGCGTAAAGCCTCTCGATGGCCTCTGTTCCTGTTTGAGGAATGATTTCACCAGCCTCAATTAGCTGAGAGTTTGATGGCAGCGAAATTTCAAAATCTACGCCACTTACTGGGACTTCAAAAGTTCCTCCTGGCTGCACTAAGGTATTATCCCATAAAATATCAAATTCTCCGTTATTTGTTATCTTTAAAGAAATGTCATCTAACCCACCGTTGAATGATGGCCCAAACCTGTATGTGGGGAAATTATCATAATTGGCTTCTGCAAAACCATTTTCTTCATTGCTAACATTTTCTAAGTACACATTTCCGTATTTCAGAGCCCATCCATTCTGTGTCTCGTTTAAGTCTTGTGGGATTTCGCTAGAAACTGGGCTTCTTAACTGGAGCTGGCCGCCTATTGTTGGTCCTTTTTGTCTATAAAAGTCTCCAAAATTTATCGTTGTCCATCTTCTGTTTATAGAGAGCGAATTGTTTTCCACATACATTAGTGCGTTTTTATAAGCTCCTTGATTTGTATCTAACTCCACTTTTATAGTGTTTTCTATTGTGACAACTATGACTGGAGAAGTGTTTAAAACAGAGTTTGCTATATTTTCAATAAGCACATCTTTTGTCTGTTCTCCAATCTCAAATTGAACAGGTATGGATGTTATTAAGCCTGCAAATCTCCCATCAAAATTAGGTGTACTAAGTCGATAGAGTTTTACGCTTAAACGTTCGACTCCGCCCTCAGACTGATTGTTTAAGCCAAGTTTTAATGTAACGGGGCTGTCTGTATCATAGAAGTAGCTCAGATATTGAGTTATTCCATTTGACAAGAGAGAGCTGTCTTCTGTCTCTAAGAAAGAAACTTTGTTAAATATTGTTTCATCCTCAATGACAACTGTTATTGTAGAGTTTGATTCTTTTGGTAAACAATTTATTGCTCCAACCAAAGCTAAACTGAAATCTTCGTCTCTTCCGACTTCTAGCTCAAAATCTTTTTTAAGCTCCACAAACACAGTTTTGATTTGCTCTCCCTCTGCCCAATTTAAAACAATTGGCAAGTTTATCCCTACGTCTTCAAGTCCAGCTGCGCCAGGAATAAATACCACACTGACGCTTTCTCTCCCTTTTTCAGAAGAAGCAAGTAGTGATACATCTATCCTAATGGAGGTGTTCTCTGGAGCTCGTCTAAATGTTTCTGTAAAAAACACAGTCGGAACCTTTGTCTCTGAATAGAGAAAATTCTCATTTAACTCCAGGTTTGTATCTACGAAACACTGTAGTATTGTTGATATCTTATTTGACTCCTCCATTATCTTTCTTCTGAGGTTTCAGGGCTGGATAGACTGCTTCCAGCTGCATTTGTTTCAATAGGAAGCTCTTCTCCAGTGGGGTTTATTAGATTTAAAAATGTTCTCACCATTTCTCCAGACTGAATATCTGTCAAGCCTTGCGATGTTAAATAGTGCTCTACTGGGTTAAGTCTTGAATCTACGTAGTCGTTGCAAACTTTAAATTTACTTCTAGGCAATTGACTGTGGCTAAAGTTTAATTTTACAGGGATATAATAGCTGTCTTGAATGTTTATTGGGACAAGCTCTTCTCTAGGTGTGTCAATTCTTATTTGGCTCAAAAGACTTTCAGGGAGCCCTGTCATTGGTTTTGTTGTAACATCTCCTTCCCACTTAAACCATCCATCATTCACGATTATTGAGATAGTGTTTGCAAGAGATTCATCGATAGCTGCCGTAACAGACACTTGTTGCCCCTGAAGTTCTGATTCAAAAAATTTATTAAACACCGCTTGAAGCTTTGAGTCGTCATAAAATATTTCCAGAAACTCAGCCTCAGTTGTGGCTCCTTTAATAAATACAATGAACTGGTCAATAATAAGCTGATTCTGGGGGTCGTTTAGATAAGCGCGTACATTGAACTCACTGGTCAACCCGCCGCCTAAGTTTTGAGTATAGACATAATAGTTGTTTTGCAGGTCAAGGCCGCTATTGACGACTGGTCCATTTGTTTTAAATCTTTTGTTTATAATTATGTTGTGCTTCTGCATTATCTATTAATAGCTGTTTTCAATACCTCTGCTTTTGAGATAATGTTGGTTAGATTTATCTGAGCCTTTTCTATGTCATATATCGTTGTGTCGCTCCCAAGCACACTTGCCCACGGCAGCTCATTTCTCCCTCCAGAGTCGAACCAGTTTTTTAATTCATCATCACTTAAAAACGATACATCAAATCTTACACTTCGAATAAAGTTTAATTGAGAAAAACTTAAATCTTCTCCATTGTTGACTTTGTTTCTGGCGATGTCATCGAAAAAGCCGTATTCCAAAAAGTATGGATTTATTTCTTGCCTTGGGATTTTTTTTATACCAGTGTCAATTTGTGTGTCAACATACTCATGTATCTCAAACGTTTGATTGAGGTTTACATTGATGTAAAAATCAAACTCAGGCCGCATACCTAAGCTTCTAGTTGAGACTTGAAACACGCCGTAGCCTTGAGTGAAGGCTGAACTCGGCCTCACGTCTATGTATATTTGAGTTTTTACTATGTCGTTTTGATATGTCATCTATTATAAATAACCTGTTTCAATTATTCTATGTTAAATCTAAAGCCTCCGAGACCATTTCTTCCTGTGTTTAGTTCTCCGACCTCTATTCCAGGCGCAAATTGTTTTGCTTTTAAAGAGAAAGGGTTTATATCAGGCTCTTCTTCAGTCTCTAAATCGAGCACTTCTTCAAAAATGTCTGATAAAAAATCTCCCAGGGTTTCAATAAGGTTTGCATTTTCTCCCTCATTGTATCCGTCAAAGTTTACTAAATTATCCAATTGAACGTTGAGTCCTGGAGTTTTGGAAACCAAGGTTAGCTTGTTGTTGGTGACACTTCCTGAAAAAGGTCCTTCTGGTACTTCATTGCCATTCCCCTCGTCGAGTCTTAGTCTCAGTATCGCATTTGGCTCCAATGGACCATTTTCATCCGACACTGGGATGGGGAAACCATTCCACCAAGTATTTGCAGCCCTTTTTGTAGCAGAACTCGAAGGTCCACCAACAGTAAGTGTGTATGCCCCATCGCCATTGCCTAGAGTTATGTCAAATGAACGTGTACCGTTAAAGTTGTTTCCAATATCAGACATGTCTTCAATCTGAACTTCCCATATAGCTCTTGTGTTTTGAGTAGATATGATTTCACTGGTGCATGGTATAGGGACTATGGGGGCGGCTCTAAATTCTCCCATAAACTCTATTTCATCGTTTTCATTCAGAAAAAACCCTTGCTGTGTTAAGTTTTCTTCGTTGAGAGGCAAAAGGCTTGACGATAAAAGGAGAACCCCGTTTATGATAACACTTCCATATTCCATAATTTGATTTTGGTCAGGACTGAATGTGGCCTCATAATACGATACCCCTTTTAGGTCATTAGCGTTTAATCTAAAATTACACTGCTCAAGAGTTGAGTCATATGGGTATAAAATGTCTCGATACCCCGTAACAAGGTATCTATCAACTACCGCCCCCTCCGTAGCTTGTATAGGAGCAGAAGGTATATAGGTTTCTTTGTAGCCTAATTTGTTGATTGTGAATTTGTATCTAGATTCCTGATTTTGGTTAGAATTGGCATAGAGAGATACCCTCATTGGCATTTGAGGGTTCAATTGGAAAGTGTTCAAATAATTAACTAATGTGATTGGGTTCTTAGAAAACACAACTAGCCTCACTCCAGGGCTAGTTGATGTTAACGTTATTTTTCTTGCATCATCATCGAATACTGCTTTAAATGGTTTAGGGGTGCCATATAACCTATACCAGTCACTTGGTCCATCATCTAGTCGAGACTTCATGTTTTCGTATATGTATTGAAAACTTCCGAGGGAAGTGGCAGCTATATCTGTTCCATTTATATTGATGTTCCCAACAGCGCTGATTGGCAAGTCATCTAATGAATTAATTAACACATCTTCATAAATAATTTCAACCTTGTGAAGGAGATTGTCTGAGTACGGGGTTTTTATTCTAAATGTCCTTGACTCCTGAGCCTCTATTGTAGAAGATGCGTCAGTACCTAGGAGTTCATTTGGAGGAATAATTGTTCGAATGCCTTCATTTGTAATCGTGAGGTCAAAGAAGTCATTTGTATAGAACTCTTCATTTCGGCCTTGCCAAAAGTTTCCATTCCTCAAAATTGAGGGGCCAGGCGCTGTTCTATCGAAGTCTTCATCAGCTGTTATGTCATAAGAAGTTCTTCCAGTAAACCTTGCTCTGTTTTCCCAGATATTTCCAAAATTGTATCTTACTTCTTTTTGAACAGTATTGTCGAGAAGTGTAAGCCCGTGATAAGGAAATACTCCTTTTTCTACTCGGACCGCATTTTCTCCATCAATTTTAAAAAACTCATCTAACTCAATTTCAAAGTCGGTATTTGCTTGAAATGTAAACAACTTATTTTGTTCAATTGTGGTCCACTCCAAATCTAAGGGGAGGCTCACTTGATTGCCTTCATGAAATATAGATATATCAGGAGCTGTACCAACAAAATACCTTGAACTGTTTGTGTTGTCTGGGATATCAAAAAACTGAGCACTTAGGACTATTGCTGTAAAATCAAATTCTTCATTATCTCCAAAAAACCCTAGTGTGGATACTGCTTCAATAGTATATGCCCCTTGATAGTCTCCATCTAGTATTCGAAGGTTTTGTCCAACAGTAAAATATTGAAGGTTATCAGGGAGAATAGGAATTAAAACAAATGCATTACCATTTAGAGCTGCTAGTGACTGGTCTTCTTGTTCAGGCGGAATATTAACCTCAAAAACCCTCTGTGGGTTATCTGCACCCAAACCAGACAAAACCCCTTGTGAATACCCTGCAAAGGGTGTATTGGGGCTCCATGTTAAAGTTAATCTTTCATTTCCGAAAGGGCTAAGTTTATCCAGAGACAAAGTGTGGTTCACAGACTGTCCTTCTGACAAGGTGGTTTCAGGGGCATCCCATGTGTATTTAGCAACTTTTTCCTCTATAATATCATAATCCAGTCTTATCCAGTGTTTGTTGAAGAAGAATGGAAAGTTGTTTTCTATTAACACTGAACTATCAAGATTGATGTCTAGCGTTTCGGTTCCGTATGGTGCAAAATTCCCTTCAGTATCATAGTGGACTAGCTTTTGACTCCAGCGCTGTTGCTTGTAGCTAAAATTGTCTGAATCTACTTGAAAGTAGACATCATCAGAAAAGAAGCTATCAACCTCTAAAATATATTTTCCTCTCTTTTTTCCGAACACATTTTCTTTTCCATATGAAACAAGAGTTGTCTCAACAGAGTCTATTTCGTTCAAATACAAAGGGTCCGTAAACACTCTTATAGTTAAATTATTACAATCAATTATTGTACTAGATATTTCTCCGTAAATTCGAAAATTTCGAGACGCATTTCTTTCTTTTACAAATTGCTCGGCTAAGTCAAAGTTGTTGTCATATCGGCTTTGATTCATGTTTTTATAAGATTGAACCAAATCAATCTCTAAAAACAAATCAACATCCTCAGACGATGCGTTTTTTAAAGCCGTCAGTAATATTTTATGTTTCTTTTTATTCATTATTAAAAGATGTCATCAAGTAAGTTAGATAGTCCACTAATCACTCCGCCTAAATCCCCGTCAAGAGCTAGATTAAACACGCTTTGAACTGTATCGCTATCAATAATTTGATAACCGCTGTCCTCTATACAGGTTAGCTCATAAGGAGATTGAGAGCTCCAGTATGAAGCCGCGTGCCTTTTGCTGTTTGCGCCATCCCAAAAAGAGCCTCGATATCTTATGTCAGCAGTGTTTTGATAATAACGAGGGCCTCCGTTGCATTTTTGGTTTCCAGTCAAGCTTGACCTTGTTTTTACGTTCTTAGAGATAGAGTGTAAATGAACCTTGTTATGAATGCCGCCTGGAGGCGTGGACGCAAGCTCTCTAGTGATAATGTAATATGTGTTTGTTTTTCTCAAATTCTGAGAACCAGTAGTTGTTAAGTTTTTATAGAATTTAACATTCCTAAACTCAAATTTGTAAACGCATTTTGTGTAATATCTCTCTGTATAATCATAGTCAGCATTGCTTTCTGCTTGACAAGTGAGATGAGACCAGTCATTTGCCACTTCAAACAAGCTAAGTTCTATTCCTTGTCCAGCCGCTAAAGAATACGCATTTCCATTCCCAAATTTTATCTTAGCAGTTTTTATACCTAAGTTCTGAACATACAGCTTGGCGTCATTCACGGTTGACTGGTTTACTTCGCTATGCTCAGCATACCTCCATTCGTCTTGGTTTCCGTCGTCCTCAGTTTGTTTAAACTGAGGCTTTCTGTTTCCTGCTGTGTGTGACCCTTGAACTCTTGTTGGTCCAAAGTAAAATGTAATGGAAGATTCGTTTTCTTTTAATTTAAGAGGATTGAGATTCTCATTTGGGTTCGAATTAACAATTCTGTAAAGGTCTAAATAGCCTGTCTTGATGAACGAATTTGAGTTTGAGCCTAAGTTTAAGTGTGTTTTTTGCCCCGTGTTAGACGCGATTACAGTCATCGAGTTAAAATGAGGAGATTTGCTTATGGTTCCGCCAACACTCCCTTCTTCTGGAGTCGTAATAGAGTTCGCATTACTTGCATTTAAGTCTTTGTCAAATGTAGCTTCTGATATTCCCCACCAAGAATATATTGCAGTTCTTGCCCAACCTTCTGGTTTCAGAAAGTATCCGTAACCACACTCGGTTCTTTGATACTTTTCTCCATTTAATACGCTTGATACGCCAGGCTGTGCTGGAAATGTTGGAATGTTTGGTTTGTATCCATTTGCATATTCTTCACTTCTATTCCCTCTGTTTTCATATCGATATAAAGTATTTTTTGACACAAATCTTGAAAAATCAGTTCGGAACCAGTCTCCATTAGTTCTATCAGACTCCACGCCATAACCACCAGTGCCTCCACCAAAGCCGTCATCTTGAAATTCTTCCACAAATGGATGTCCAATTCTGTCTCCATCTGTATACAAAGGGTGTTCTAGTACATATGAACCATCTTCTCCCGCGTTGTCATAAAAGTCTGGATTAGACTGAGATGGGAGCCTTGGTATTCCATATGGCTCAGGGTAATTATGACTCCACGCCTTTTCATAGGGAAACACCCCATTTGATGCGCCTTCCGCAGCCGCAGAAATGGGCACTTCATCAAAGTTTTCATATGGAAAGTTTAAGTGAAAATGGTCTCTTCTTGAAAAGGTATTATCTTCAGTTAGGACTGTTTTTTGACCAGTAGCTCGGTATATAGCTTGCGGGCTATCATAAAACAGCTTCATTTGATATGCTGCCAACCATACTCCACGGTTCCCAGTTGGGACTCCTTCTCTGTCAGTCTTTAAGCCTTGTGGGTCATAGCAATTGGCAGGGAGCTTAAATGCTTGCCAGCCATCTCTTCTTATTTCAATGCGACTTTTGAGCTGTTTAAACTCATTTTTCCACATAAACTGCTGATTTTCTTCTCGGCTTCTAATGTCAGGAACTTCTACAACTTCAACATTTCGAATAGGATACCCCTCAGTAGCCATATCTCTAATCTGAACCTGAACAGGTGTTGGAACGCCCTGTGATTGTAATTGCTCAATTGTTTCCTCGTCTATCGCCACAGGGGGAACGAAGAACGTGCTCCATTTTCTGAGGTCAAGGTTTGAGTTTATGTTTACTTCTGTATATCCAGTCTGAAAATCGCCCCATGTTGGGACAACGTCAATTGGGAACTGCCGAAAAAAGAAAGAAGGAACAGTGTCAAAATTTGGTTGATTGTCTGCTGGGAATGGGAAAAAATTTAAAGATATTTCATCCTTAGTCAGCCCTTGCTTAAACATGTCAACTTCAAACACCATCGTTTGTGTCCCAGTAGGGACGTTGTGAATAACAAATTCTCCCTCGTCATTCGTGTAGGTCATGAATTTATAATGAGAGGGCACTTGAGTGAAGTTGCTACCATCTTGTAAAAACTGCTCAGTATCTGCAGAGAAGCTCTCGGTATTAAAGTAGTCACTTTGTTTGCTAGCCTCTTTTAAGTTAAAACTAATTCGACTTCCATTATCATCTACATCAGTTGCGTCTGAAAACACGTCTGAGGGGGCAAACACGCCAATAGGGACATTTCTAAGCGGAATCTTGATATTGTTACCATTTTCATCTTTCACCTTCTGTATAGCCATTATACGGCCAAACACAACTCCTGTGTCAGACTCTTGTGTGGGGAAAGAGTTTCTGAGATTGTTATATATTGATAGAGTGTCTAAAGTTTTTTGAGTTCTCTCTAAACCTATTGTTATAAATAAATCATCCACAAGTTGTTCTCGGAAAAAAATGTAACTCTGAGAGTTTCCTGAAAACAGTTCGTTCATGTCAAGAGCAAAATTTCTTCTTGCTCTTGACTTTTGTGAAGAGGATAATGTGTAATCTAGAGTATTGGTGTAAACTGAGCCCGTAATTGTGCCAATTCCAGCAGATGCAGGATTAACCCCAGAGTTGTTCACTCCTTTGTTAATCCATTGTTGATTACCATCAAAAGTGGTAATTTCATAAGGGAGATTTAGGTTGTCAAAAGTCATGTACGCAGGACTCTTTCCTTCTCCTGGTTGAAGGAAGGTATCGAAGTATACTATTGTTGTACCTGTTTTAGATTCTTTATAAAGGATTTCCTCGCGCATCTACTTGCTTTTCAATAAATATGCGCGAGGAAATTTATAATCTAAATGCTGATGTAGATAGATTCGTTAACTAGCTATGGATTGTAACTCTTTTAGTGAGATTGAACATTTATCATTTTTCATCATGTTTTCTTCCCAAGGAATCATTTCTAAATTGGCTATGTTTCCGATTATTTCTGGATTTACATCGTTTCTAAATCCCTCAGCGATAGAATATTTATGGTCAAGATGGTACGCGCCGTCTTCTCCTGCTTTGCCTCTTTTGTCGAAGTTTGATAGTGATTGGAGGTCTTGCTTATTTGTGATGCTTCTGACTTTTTGATGGTATTTTTTAAACTTTGGACGTATAGATTGAAATTCTTTATACGTATAACCAGTTCTAGCGAGGTAAATGTGGTCATGTAACCCACTCTCTTTGTTTTTTGTTTTTGTTTCTCTGAATTTGTCTAAACTTTCCTCTGAAAACAGCCCTCCTCCATTATATGTGTTTTTCAATTCAGTTCTAATAATTCCCTCTTTTTCTAACCAGCCTCTGACGCACCCATATGAAACACCTAAATCAGATGCTACTTCTTTTAGAGACATGCCATCTGTGTATTTTGAAATGATATCAGACTTTAAGTCGGTTCTGCCTTTTTCGTAATCTGAGCTGCTCCTGAGTTTTATTTTTTCTTGCTTCAAAATTTTGGTCACACTCGTTCTTGAACATCCAATTTTATCTGCGATTTGATAAGATGACATTCCATCGTTATAGTGTTTAATGATTTTTGAGACAGGAAAAGAGTTTGGTCGTTTTTTGCCCGACATAGCTTTTGAAATGCTTCGAACTTCAAATCCTCGTCGTTTGATAACTTTCGTCACAAGGGTCGCGCTGTAACCAACCAACTTAGAAACTTCTAATGAAGACTTCTTTTGTTGAACATATAATTCTATTATCTGATTTTCCTCTTCGTGTGTTAATTTTCTCATTTCCACTTTGTTTGTAGAATGATAATCAACACATGTTCGAATCTAAAGGTCCTGACAAAGAAAATTAAGAGGCAACACGGATTTTTACGTCCATATTTGGATTCCTGAGCTCAAACATAGCTAAAGAGCTTCCAAAAATGGCGTTGTCCTGTGGGTTCATAGCTACTCTGTATCCTCCAGTTCCAATGATGTTTTCAATTGCCCCTGTGGATTGAGCATG